CGCTGAGACGAGCCCGGTGCTCGCCTGCGATGGCGCGCGCGTGTACCTGTTCGCCAAGGCCTACGGTGCGAACCGCATCGTGATGTACTCGTTCGATCCGGCGAGCGCCTTGGACCCGGTCGTTTTTGGTTCCGGCTTTCCGGGCATCATGGACCCGGTCTTTCTCAACCCGCCGCACCTCGCCGGCCCGTGGGTCAGCAACGGGCCGCAGACCGGCAACTGTGCCGGCAAGGTCGCCATCATCGCGGACGTCGCCATGGTGATCGGCAAGATGGAGCCGCGCGATGGCATCCTGCATCGCGTGGTCAACCTGTCGCGGCGCGGCGGCCGCTTCGTGCCGTGAGCGTGAGGCGCGCATGGCGTTGAGCCCCAGCAAGCGCCTGCCCGCGCGCACGCCGGCCGACTGCGTCGGTGGCGACTGCCACGATATGTTCGAGCGCATCTGCAACACGCTCGAGGCCATCCGCGCGGAGCAGCACGCGGCGCGCCTAGCGATCGCGGAGAGCGGGGAGCGCGCGGCCGCGCTCGAGGTCCAGACGAACAACCTCTGGCAGCAGCTCCGCCGCGTGGAGGAGGGCGTGCTCGACCTGCCCACGCAGATCACGGCGGCGCTCGCGCGCCACGAGGACACGTGCGTCGGGCGCTCCTACGTGCTCAGCAAGATCCGCACGCGCACCACGGGGCAGAACCAGGCGTACCGCAGCGAGGCCCCGCCCGCGCGCAAGCCCGAACGCAACGACGTGACCCAGCAGATGCAGCGCGCCTACCAGGGCACGCCGCCGACCGACGAGCTAGCGAAGATCCTGCCGCCGTGGAAGCTCGCCATCTACGTGGGGCTGCTCGTCGGCGCGGCCGTCACCGCCGCGATGCTCGTGGCCAGCCGCATGGGCCTGGTCGACCTGCTCAGCAAGGCCGTCCCCTGACGGCCATTTTCCTGCTCATTTTTCTCGCAACTAAGAACTAAACAAAAACCAGCAGTTAGCATTTTGTTGGTTTTTTCTTTCGGGCGTTTCTCCCCGGACCTGCGAGCCCGTGCGTTTTTTTAGGAGTTATTTTTATAACAGTTACGGTGAGTTAGAAGAATTATTAAAATAACAGTAGCGCGCAATAACAGAAAGGTTATGATTCAAGTGGGGGGGAGAGAAAGAGAGAGAGAGAGAGAGAGAGAGAAGATTAGAAAACACGGTCCTAGGGTAAGTCGGTCCTCCGCAAGGCGACAACCCAACCTAGGAAGTGAGGAGCTACTCCAACTTTCTAATCCGTTCATTGACAACCTGCAAAACATGAAGGGAACAGTGCCCCCCGCCGCGCGCTAGGCGCCAGCGGACCAAGTTCGGGGTTCAATCGCAAGCAACGCAACAAGTCGAAACGTGTGCTCCTGCACACGTCCACCGGATAGGCCCCCGGTGCTGATGAGACAACCAACAAAATGCAGAGGAGTACACCATGGTAAAGAACACAATGGAAAATTCCACGCACAAGACAAACACAGTTGCTGTACTGCGCAGCGCGCAAATCTCCATCGAAGAAACACTGGAGGAACTTAACATCGCTACGGCATACGGAAAGAGGCTCACGAAGAAACAAGAAAAGATCCTGCGCGGTCATATGTCAAAACTGCAAGCAATGCAGGATTCCGTAGACGAGATTATCAACGACCTCTTCAACCAATAGCACGCAGCCGTGATTGGTTTCGCTCGCTGAGCAGGGGCTCGGCGGGCGGCGCGAGCCACGGCGGCTCACCAAACCTCGGAGGACACCATGGCTAGACATCAAGACCTTCCCGAAGACATTAGCTGCGAACTCCTCCGCCTTATGCGCGAGGTCGCAGCCATCCGGTACCGCATCGAGACCATCAGCAGGATGAAGGACAAGCGCCTGACCAAAGACCGCATCCGCCTGCTCGACAACATGGCCGAGTACGCTTCCTGGATGGTCCGTGGGCTCCGCATCCTAGCCCTCAATCCCCGACAGCCCGGCGAGTGACAGGAAGAGACGAACAACAGGCCGCCGCGTGCGGCCATAACCAAGGAGTACCCGATGGCAAAGAAAAACCCCAAGACGACGACGAACGCTTCTCTCTCTCTCAGCCGCGATAGCAAGCCACAGATGCAGCCCGGCGTCGCAACGGTCGAGTTCGTGGTGCAGAAGTCCTACATGGCGACCTTCCGCGCGAACCTGCTCCAGTGCTTTTCCCACTCCGAGACTAGGGAAAACGTAGATGCCGAGATGGCCAAGCTCGAACGCGAAACCATGATAAGCCTGCTCTACCGCCCTGGTGCGCAGCGCATCTGGCAGACTATCGCCCTTGCCATGTCGGGGAGCTACGCTCCGCGCGCTGAAGAGAACCTCGAGGCCATCAGGCCGATCATAGACCGCCTCAAAATCGATGCACTCAAGGCCGTCCGCAAGCGCGCCGAGGCCGTTCTCAAGACTGCGACCCTAGCCATCGCCGAGATAGATAGGGACATCGTGGTGTTGGAAGCCACTGCATTGACCGAGGAAGCCTACGCCGAGTCGAGGATGCTCAAGCCAGAGCAGGATACGCAGGAGTAGCCGACGAGAGGACGACAGGACGACAGGATGAGAACACAGGCCGATAACCGGCCACCACCAAAGGATACCCAATGAAAGTGAAAGACCTCATCGAAGCGCTCGAGTGTTACAACCCCGAGGCCGACGTCACGCTGATGATTCAACGCACCTATCCGCTGCTAGTTAGTCTCGAAGGAGTCACCTGCAACAAGGACGTTGAGTTTGCAAAGATCTGCGAGGACGGGGGAGACGAAGACGCCGACGCCGACACCGACGCCGACGAGACCGTGGTCTACCTCCTCGAGGGGAGCCACCTCGGATACGGCATCAGGACCGCGTGGTCGGCCGACCGCCGCTAGCTAGTACGCCGTGATTGGTTTCGCTCGCTGAGCAGGGGCTCGGCGGGCGGCGCGAGCCACGGAAGTTCGAAGCCCAAACCCAAAAACGAGGAGGAAGATATGGCCAAGGAGCAGGCGCGCAAGGTCCGACGGCGCGGCGTCGGGGAGATTGTGACGAGGCACGGAAGGCACGGCGTAGTGCGCGAGTACTATCGTCGGGACGAGGTCCTGGAGCCGAGGGAATCAACGGAAGAACCAACCGAGGAGGATAGCCATGAGCCTAAAACAAGTCGGTAGTTTGGTCATGTGGTCGATGTCAGGGCGGCACCGCCAGCACGAGGTCCAGCAGGCTGCCGACCGGTGCGGTCTTACCGACGTCCTGCAGCTGCCGCGCCTCGCCGCGAACAACGCCTACCGCCGCGCCGTCCGCGCGGTGGCAGCGCGCGCGGCTGCGGTAACCGACGACCGGGGCGTGGTCGTCAAGGTGGTGGTCGATGAGCAGGCCCAGCTCATTCACCAGTTCCTGAGCGGGTCCATCGCGGACACCGCCGCTAGTAACCTCACCGTGCGAGGCGCAGAGTTCGGCCACCTAGTATGCGTCCGGTTCGACAAGACGGCCTACGAGGCTGGGGCACCGCCCGAGACGCTCGTGCAGATGGAAGACGTTCCCCCGGGACAGGGGCGCGAGCTCGGGCAGGCCGTGCTCGATGAGTACAACCAGACCGCTGTGGACGTACACTACACCCACGGCGACCTCCGCACCGCCGTCGTAAGGGCTCTCGGTAAGCTAGCAGGCATCCCGGTCCTGGATCACGGCGGCCTATGGTTCGTTCCGGTCGCGTTCGATGCTCAGGTCCAAGCGCTCCAGGCGTGGGTGTCCATGCTGCCAGGATGCCGCCTGGTGGCGCTCCCGCAGTACGACGTAGCGGCCGTGCTCGCAGAGGTCCAGGCGCGCAGCGCCCAGGCCCTCGACGCGCAGCTCGCAGACCTGCTGGAGGAGCTAGCCCGCTTTTCGGGGTCGGCCACGGTACGGCTCAGCACCCTGGAAGCGCGGGTCACCGCGTTCGACGATCTGCGAGGCAGAGTCGAGTGCTACGAGCGGTTGCTTGGGAACACCATGGACGAGATGAAGACCCGCCTCGACGAGGCCCAAAACGCGCTGGTCGCAGCGCTCAACACCATCAAGGAGTAACCACAATGAACGTCATCCAGGCGCAGTTAGCAGCAGTTGTAGAGGATCTCGCGGGGCGCTTCGCCGAGAGGCGGCAGGTCATCCGGTCCCTCGCCGCCGCATTCGTGGCCGGTGAACATGTGCTCTTACTCGGGCCTCCCGGCACGGCGAAGACCGACCTAGTGCGCGCGACCGCCGAGGCGCTCGTAGGCTCAGGCGAATTTTTCCCCGTACTAGCGACGAAGTTCAGCACGATGGAGGACTTCTTCGGCCCGGTCGATGTCGCTGCGATGAAGGCCGGTTCGTACAAACGTATCCCCACCGGGCGGGCGTGGGACAAGCAGGTCGTCTTGGTCGATGAGATTTTCAAAGGATCGTCATCTATCCTGAACAGCCTCCTCAAGCTCATGCAAGAACGCCGGGCAGACAACGGGGGCGAGGTCGCCTGCCCGTTGGAGGTCCTAGTCGGGTGCTCCAATGAATACCCGGAGAGCGATGTGCTCGCGGCCCTGTACGACCGCTTCGGCTTTCGCCACTGGGTGGACTACGTAGCCGATCCGAACGCCCTCAAACGTGTCCTGCTAGCCGGTGGTGCCCAGAGCGCCTGCCCGGCTGTCCTTCAGCCCGGAGGACTGGAAGCACTGCGGACTATGCGGGACGCTATCCCCTTCGGTGACGCCGAGGCCGACACGCTCCTAGCCGTAAAGGCCGCCATCGAGAAAGAGGGCTTCCGGCCCTCCGACCGCACCTGGATTCGGTGCGTCAAGCTCCTCCGCTCTATCGCGGTGGTCGCCGGTCACGACCGCATCGCGCCGGAGGACTGGCGCGGCCTAGCCGACGTGCTGTGGATGCGCCACGACGACAGGCCTCGGTTACTCGCCACCATCGGGAACGCAGCCGATCCTTACGGCGCAAGGGCCGAGGCGGTTTTGGACGGCGTTCACGCTGCGATGCGGGAGCTGCCGGACTTCTCCTTGCTAGTGTCCGGTAAGCGCAGGAAGACGGAGATGATGAGCGAGATCGCCCGTGTTAGCTCGCGGGTCTGCGCTGAGCTGGACAAAGCCCGAGACGCAGCCGATGTCGCCCCGACTAACGCGACCGTCCAAGAGGCCCTCAAGGCCGCCGAGGTAGCTCTCGGCATCATCGACAAGCTCAACCGCGAGGTGCTGCTTTACCGCGAGCAGCGCGCCTAACACGGCACGATGCACGTAACCGCTAAGTAACCGGAAGCGCTCGGCGCTTCACCAGGCTGCCCGGCGACGGGCCGCTTGGCGAGATTCCGAGACCACGAAAACCACAACGAGGAGGGACCCAATGAAATGCTACGACGTGTCCGAGTACGAGCGCCACCAGTGGAGATTTCAAAAGCTCGTGACGCCCGGTGCGCGTGCCGCCGAGCACGCCGGGGAGCAGCGCTGGTCGCCTGCGTTTGGCAGGTTTGCGGAGGAGGTGTTCCACCGGCTCGTGGCCGAGGCCCCACAGCGGTGCGCTATGGAGCCAGGAGCGGAAGTGTGGGATCGCCTACACCGAGAGATAGACGTGCTGCCAGAGGTCGAGGATTTGCGCGCGCGATGCACCGGGGACGAGGATGCCGCGGGCATCGCAGTGACCTGCGTGCTCGACACCCTGACCGCTAAGGTCGCGGACCCGGACGACGGCCCGCTCCCGGACCCGGCGGCGGCACAGGAGGCGCGGGACGCGCTCGAGCGGCTCATCGCCCGCAGCGCGCTGACCCCGGACGAGTCGATGGCGGCGGACGCGGCACAGGCGGACCTCGATGCCGAGCTGACCGACGCCCGCATGCGCAATGCGGCGCACGCTGCGAACATGGACGGGACGGACATCCGCGACGCGGTGCGCGCGGCGGTCAAGGCGGCGAACCAGCAGCTCGACGAACGCGAGCAGGCGGCGACGGCCCTGTCGTTCGGCCGCGCGGCGCACAGCGGACGCCAGGAGCGGCAGGCCCTTGGGCGCGAGGCCGCCAAGATCATCAAGGACAACGCGCGCATGCGGCGCATCGCGCAGCTTGCGGGGCGCCTTAAGGCCATCGCGCGCGAGCAGCAGGCGCGCAAGCCCACCCACGGCGCGGACGAGTACACGGGCGTCGAGTTAGGCAACACCTTGGAACGCCTGCTGCCCGCCGAGTGGGCGGCGGCAGACGACCCGGACCTGGAGACGTGGTTCCATCAACGGTACCTGGATGCCGCGCTCCAGCAAATCGAGCTAGCGGCTAAGCCCAAAAAGGATTCGGGGCCCATCGTCATCCTGCTGGATAGCTCCGGCAGTATGTCCGCGAACGAGGCGGACGTTTGGGCCGCAGCGGTCACGCTCGCGTTCCTCGACATCGCCGTGCATCAGCGGCGCGCCTGCGCGATCCTGAGCTTCGGATCGACCGTGCTGCGCCACGATTATTATTCGGCCGATAAGGCACCTGACGCCAAGCGCCTGGTCGAGAGCGTGTGCTTCTTTGCCGCGTGCGGCGGCACCTCCTTCGATGCTGCGCTTACCGGCGGGATGGACGTGGTGCAGGGGTACCAGAAAATGAAGGACGCCGACATCGTCATGATCACGGACGGTTACAGTAACGTCCGGCCCGAAGTACTTTCCAGGGTAAACAATGCCCGCCGCGAGGACGGCCTGCATGTTTACTCAATCCTGATAGGGATGGAGCCCGCCGCCTCGATCAACCAGCAATTCTCCGACGAGACGGTATCGCTGGGCGATGTCTTGAAGGACGACGCGCCGATGCACGGCATGTTCGGAGCGGTATGAGTCGAAACACGCGCGCGTCTGCGCGTGTCCGCCGGGTCGGCCACCGGCGCTGATGAGACAGCCAAACCAATCCACATCGAGGAGGGTAGCATGCGCAACCGATTCCAGATCAACGAAGAGATCATCTTGGCGCTGGTGGGCAACAACGGCGGGACGTTCGAGACGGAGGCAGAGGTGCGCGCGTACTTCCAGCGCGACAACCTGCGCAACGTCTTTCCGGGCGGGCGCATGCTACCGCAGGCGTCACTCGATGAGTTGGCGGAACTCGTGATTGCATATCGCGAGACGAGCGCGCGCTTCCTGTGGGATGTCGCCGACTTCGAGGAGTAGAGCAACCTGCGCGGGCATGCGCTCGCGCGCACCAAAGGAGCAGATGCAGATGAAGCCAATACGAATCGAGCAGGTGGGCGAGCGTATCGCCCTGACCAGTCCGTACCATGAGGATCTGCCGGCGAAGGCGAAGGCGCTTGCCGGTCGCTTCGAACGCGCCACCGAGTCGTGGTTCTTCGCGGCGTGCGATCTCGAGCACGTCCGCGCCATGTGCCGTCACATCTGGGGCGCGGACGACACCGACGCGGGCGACGCCACCGTGCGCCTTCGGTGCATCAAGGGCGTGCGCCAGGAGCGCAGGGGCATCTCGCTGCGCGGCGTGCCCATCGCCCGCGCGTTCGACCGCGATAACGGCGCGAAGCTAGAGACGGACGTGGTGTTCCTCCTCGGAGCGCCGTACTCATGCGGCAGCAAGGCAAACTGGTGCACCACGATTGGTGAAGGCGCGGTGTTCGAGTTGCGCCACCTGCCTGCCGGCACGGCCGCGCGTATCCGGGCGTGGTGCCAGCCTAGCAACCCCAAGTCTTCCTATCATGTCGTCGATGCGGACGCAGACGCGGCGCGCGAGGACCGTCTGACGGATCTGCGCGTAGAGCGCGAGCGCCTCATGGCACGATTGCATGAGATCGATGCGGTGCTGATGGCGGCAGCAAGTAGGGTCCACTGCGCGGGCGAGCGCCCGTGCCCAACCAAGGAGTAGATGCAGATGATGAAGCGAATCGAGGTCGTGGTGTACGGCGAGAGTCCGATGATGCAGAACAAGGTGCCGCTGGAGGTCTTGATGGGCCTGCTCACCGGCGTGAAAAAGCCCAAGAGCAAACAGGGCCAGGAGAATACGCGGCAGATTGCCGAGGACCACCTGTATCAATTTGCCAGCGCCGGCAAAAAGAAGGAGTGGTACGTCGGCCTGCCGCTGAAGAACCTCATGTCCTGCCTCGTTGGCGCGGGCCGCTACGTGCGCCTGGACGGAAAGCGCCAGCTCAGCACGAAGGACAGCACGCTGCTCACCGGCATGCTCTCGCTCAGCGGCGAGCCGTCCACGACCGATGAGCCGCACGTGCGCCTCCTGCGTCCGGTCACCGGCAAGGCGTGGGACAAGTGGGGTGTCTGCGAGTGGACGGAAAGCATCATGAGGGGCAAAAATCCAAACGGCCAAGAGATGGTCGCTATCTGTCGTCCGCTCATTCCCGAGTGGGCGTTTCGCGTCCTCGCGGACTTCGATGATACGATGATGGGCATCGACAAACTCCGCGAGACGTTCGACATCGCGGGTCGGTTCATCGGCTTGTGTGAGTACCGGCCCGAACGCAAGGGCGGCTTCGGCCGCTTCCGCATCGACTGCTGGAAAGAGATCTGAGCTACGCGGCCGGGACGTAAGGTCCAATCGGCGCGGCTGCCCTTTGCTACCTTTGGTCGCGCACGGCACGGCAAGGCCGACGGCAGCGCACCGCTAGGCGTAGCTGGGCATCGCATGGCAGCGCAAGGCAAGGCCGACGGGCATGGCGCGTCATGGCTGTGACCGGCTTGGCCAGGTGGCGTGACGCAGTGCCGGGCAAGGCAAGACAATCCACGGCCCTCTCGCAGCTCGCGGCGGGAGGCAGGATCGATAGCGAGCGGCATGGCCGACAGGCGCGCCCGCGCCTGGCGAGGCGGGCTCTGGTTAGGTGGTCTCGGGCGCTGCGTGGTGGGTGTGGAATGGCGAGGCCGCTGGCATGGAACTCCAGTGCCGAGCGCGTCCGGGAGGGGCGAAGTGGTCCACGGCATTGTTAGGTCATCTTCTGTGAGGCACGGTCGTCGGCATGGAGGAGCATGTCGGTGCAGTGCGGAGTGAGGAATGGCACGGCCGATTGGCGCCGCGTGTTCGGTCAAGGAACGGTCTGGTCTGGCGAAGCCAGGTGGTGCGGGGAATGGCGTGGTCGATGGGTGCGGCTTCGCAAGGCACGGATCGGTTTAGTAACGCCAGGCTCAGTCTGGCAGGGCATGACATGGTCGATCGGCTGGGTGGGGTGCGGCAGGGTATGGTTCGGTACGCTAGCGCAGGGCCGGGTACGGCACGACATGACACGGTCGGTCGGCTAGGTTCGGTTCCGCAGCGCATGGCACGCTAGCGCAGGGTGGGGTCCGGCAAGGCCGAGGGCAATTCAAGGCAGCGCCGCAGGCTCGTGGCGGCGCGCAGGTGTGACAGCGAGCGCTAACAACCGAGGAGGACCAGATGAGTAAGCAAACGGATGAGCAATTGGAACAGGCGGCGAAGGCCGCAGCCGCAGCCGCAGCGGGCGCGGGCGTGGGGTATGCAGTAACGGCAGCGACGGGCTTCACCGCGGTCGGCGCGATGGGCGGGGGCGCGGGTATCGGCGCGGCGGCGGGACCGGTGGGCATAGCGGCGGGCGCGCTGATCGGCCTGGCCGTGTTCGGCATTGCGAGCATCTTTCGCTAGTACAAATGGAGACCGCGCGGGTGCCACGGCGGCTAGTGCGCAGGTGCCCGCGCGCCTTAATTAGGATTGCCTTATTATCTTATCTATTCTATTATTCGTATATGGCAAAACCGAAAGGAGAAACACGATGACCGACAAGCCGCTAGGTTCCTTCCGCCAGCGGGTGGAGGTGTGCCTTGCGCGCGTGGGCCTGACCAAGGCCGACCTAGCTCACGCGCTCAAAATCAGCCAGCCGGCCCTCTGGCAGCTCCTCGATAGAGGGGCTCCGCGCGTTTCGACGTTGCAACGATTGGCGAAGGTGCTGCGGGTTCCGATGGCGGAGCTACTGCGGCCCGTGACCGCGCACGAGTATGGGCAGGCCATGCTTGAGGTGCAGAAAGAGAGAGATGAAAAATGAGTATCGTGCCTACCTTGCGCGACCAGTGGCTGGCGCGCCGCAAGACGGGCATCGGGTCCTCCGACTCGCCCGTGATCTATCTGGGCGAGGTGTTCGGCAGGGTGCCGCTGGACGTGTACGTTGACAAGGCCACGCCGCATGTGCCCGAGGGCGAGGTCGCCGAGACGAATGACAACTTCCGGCGCGGCAACGTCTACGAGCCGCTGGCCATAAAGGAGTTCGTGCGCACGAGTGGCGTGCACGTCAGTGCGCCATGCAACGATCAAGAGCGGTTCGGAGACGGATCGATCTTTCATTCGCGGCACAGCGGTGGCGTGCTGTATGCCGACTATGATGGCATCTGCGAGGACGGCTGGCTGGTCGAGGTCAAGGCCCCACGCCAGATGAAGGCCGATAAGATGCGCAACGAGGGCGTGGAGAACTACTACCTCGTGCAGACGGCGCACCAGGCGGCGGTCGCGGCGGACCAGGGCACCTACCTCTGGCCCGCGGCGATGTTCAAGGGCGTGCGCCTGCTTATCTGGGAACCGGAGCGCGCGGTCGTACAGGTCATCGAGCTACCCTATAACGAAGAGTTTGCGCAAATGGTCCGCGAGCGGAGCGAGCGGTTCTGGCACGACCACGTCGATCCGCGCGTGCCTCCGACGCGCAAGCAACACGCGCAGCCGATGCTGCCTCCGAAGCCCAAGGGTAAAGAATCGCCGTATAAGCCGGTCGATGGGGACGCGTGGCGGGAGGCCGGCGGCATGTGGCGGCTGGCCAAGGACATGGAGGCCACGGCCAAGGCGCGCGTCGAGCGCGTGAAGGACGAGATCGCCGGGGCGATGCGCGAGCTGGGCATGACGCACGTGCTATTGCCTGACGGAACGAAATTCATTGCGCGCGAGGTGCCGGGGCGCACGAGCCTAGACGAGGCGGCCCTGCGCGCGGCGCACCCCGAGATCAACCTCGACCAGTATCGTAAGCAGGGCAAACCGTTCGACGAGTTCCGGGCCTACGGGCCGAAGGATTCCGGGGAGGCCGCGCTGGATAGCCTCGACGAGGCGATGAGCACCGTGGTCGCCGAGCTCGAGGAGCTGCCGACGCGCAACCTGGACCTTGAGGTACTGGTGCCCGCCTGGGATGAGATGCGCGCGCGCGCTGATATGTACGCGCGGTTACTACGCAATGAGGCGGCGTCCCTAGACGGCGCCCTGCACCAGGCGGCGGCCGCGATGGCCGTGCGCCTGACCCGATAGGAGCAGACGCAGATGGCAGACAACAATAAAGTAGACCAGTTTGAGCGGGTACGCGGGTGGCTGCGCAGCGAGAGCGTGCGCGAGGGCCTGGGCAAGGCGCTGCCGCCGGGCAGCAATCCCGACGCGTGGATCGAGGGCGCGCTTGCGGCACTGCGCGGGGACGACGAGCTACGGAAGTCGGACCCCATGAGCACACTCGGCGCCATCTTTGAGATTGCGAGCTTAGGCCTGCGGCTGGAGCCGACGCTCGGCCACGCCTACCTAGAGGCGCGCTGGGACCGCAGCACGCGCGGCCTCGTGACCTCGGCGCAGGTCCAGTACCGGGGATTGATTCAACTCGCCTACCAGAACCCCGAGGTGCTCGACGTGGAGGCCAACATCGTGCACAAGGCGGACGAGTTCCGGTTCTGCAAGGGGACCAAGCAAGAGCTGTATCACACGTGGGATGTGGAGCTATCCGACCGCGGGCCGATGCGCGCGGTGTACTCGGGTATCCGGTACACGAGCGGCTACTATTCGTTCCAGTGCTTCCCCATCGAAGACGTGCTCGCCGCGCGCAAGACCATCCTGCAGCAGAAGGGCGTGACCATCGAGGTCATGCCAGACAAGAGCGAGCGCTATCTGCGGGCGGACCGCGACACCGGCAAGCTCGCGGTGCTGGAGCCCGAGCGCGTCGCCCGCATGCCGTGGATCGCGAACCTCCGCCCGATGGTGCAGAAGTCCGCCATCCGGTGGTCGGCCAAGTACTGGAAGCTGGGACACGCGTTCGAGCGCGCCGCGCAGCTGGCCGGCCTGGCGGACGCGGGCGAGGCGCAGGGGCTCGAGGCGCGGCTCGCCGAGCTGCTACCCGAGAGCATCACACGGGCCATCGCGGCGGGACAGCTTGCGACCGTCGAGGCCCCGGCGGGCGGCCAGGCCAACGCGGCGATGACGCAGCGCGCGGCGGACCAGGTCGCGAGTCTTGGGGCGCGGCTCGCGGCGACGGCCCCGAAGAAGGATGACGAGGGCGGCGCATGAAGCGAGTTGTCATGAGAGAAAATCCCTACGACTCGCGGACAGACCCGAGCGTCGGCTGCCTCTACGTGGTGGAGCGGGAGGGCGTGCCGTGCCTGGAGGCGCAGCCGGTCTTCTGCCCGTACTCGCAGCCGCCGCAGACCCCGTGCAGCGAGGCGTGCGCATGGTTCGACGCCGAGCACGAGTGGGGCGAACGCGGCGGCCAGACGATGCGGTTCGTGACCTGCAAGGGCGTGCGCTTCGGCAAGCTGGTCGACCGATAGGTCCGGCCCTTATCCTTCCGCCAACTCCCACTATCTAATAGATCATCCCTAGCACGCCTGCCGACCAATCCTTGGCCCATTCCTGGGCAATCCCCTATCTACACCCTGGACCCGAACACGAGCTGCCTACGACCTTGCCAGGCGATGGCGCGCGCACAGATTGCGTAGACTACTCGGCGCAACTACGAACCCGAGCAATCTCCAATAGTTAGCTGTGCGCGCCGACACCGTGTCCGACACCGTGTCCGACACCGCAGCAGCATAAGGGAGAAGAGAGAAGAGAGAAGAGAGAAAGAGAATATCGCGCTGCTTTGCAGCGCGTTCTGACACGCGCGCGCTGCGCCGCGCGGCGATATTGAATCTCGGATAGAAAACGGATAGAAAACCAGCACGACATAGAGAACAAAAGTGGTTTTGACAAGGGCGGAAAAAGGCAGGACGGCCACGCTTTCTAGGTTTCCCTTGCCCGTGAATCGGGATATAAGAACCCCGGTTGCTGCATAAAGCCATCCCCGTTCAAGTGGGACCGAAGACCGCAAGGTCCTCACCCCTCGACAGCAAGCAACCACGAGCGTCTAGGCTCACCCCACTTGAACGGGGATGACTTTATATCGCAACTGCGTTCTTTCAAAAACGTGTCGCTAGCTCGTGCGGTCTATGGTGGGCACTGCGAGTGGGCGCAAAAAAAAACGCGCTGTTGGACGACAGCGCGCTTTACAGGAGCCAGATGTTGTTTCTCAAACGACCCCAAACGACCGGAGGCGAATGATGTTTTCCAAGCTATCCCGAACCACGTTTTTAGACAAGGACTTTCGTGCGCTCGCCTGCGTCTGGACGCGCATGCTCTGGCTTTACCTTGTTTCGTCGCCTAAGAATTCGGCCCTTCCGGGCCTGATGGTGATCTCGTTCGACGAGATGGAGCGCGACCTGGCGTGGGGCGAGGAGCTGGGCGACCGCGCGCGGGCGCAGCTCGAGGACGCGCTACACGAGCTACAAGAGAAAGAGTGGGTCTGCTACCACCGCGAGCTTGGAATGATGCTTGTGCCGCGCCTATTCGATATGAACGTGCCGCCGAACCCGTCGGTGGTCGTACACTGGAAGCGCCTCTTGCTCGAGATGCCGCGCACCGTTCTCGTTGATATGTGGGCGCGCATGGCGCGGCGCAAGTTTCGCGACCTCGACCGCGCGGCCTCGGAGCGGCTCGGTGGCAAGGCCTGGCGCTTGGATACGCTCGAGGAGTTCCTCGCCGACATCGACGACTGCTACTCGCCCCCCTCCGTGATTGACTATGACCTGCTCACTGAGGAGGACCGCAAGCATATCCACGTGCCGGCCAACCCGACTAAGCCGCGCATTTATCCGCCGCTCTCGGCGCGCAAGCGCAAGCCGCCCGCCGTCGAGAAGGTTCCCCACGCCGTGCCGTACAGCGTGCCCGCCATTGAGGGAGAGGGCACGGTCGACCCCCCGGCAGAGCCCTTACCCCCGGCAGAGCCCTTGGCCAGCGCCTCGGACGTGGCCGACCAGCAGTCCGCGCAATTAGGCAAGGCCCTCCAGCGGCTTAGCGATCCCGAAGCGGCAGTCGCCGCGCCGGAGAAGGGCCAGCCTAAAAAGAAGATCGCGTCGGACATGCGGGCGCGCGTATCGCCAGTCTGCCGGCGGCTCGTTGACTTCTATCTCGGTCGCCTGCAGCAGGATAAGCCGGACGCCAAGCTACCGACCGGGGCCGGGCTCGACAGCTGGTACTACTACATGGATTTGATGCTCCGCACAGACGGCCGCGAGGTCGATACCATCGGCAACGTCATCTCCTGGGTCACACAGGATGACTTCGAAAAGAGCAACGTGCGCAGTCCGCGCAAGCTCCGTGAACGGTTCGACCAATTGGAACTGAAGTGGCGCGCTTGGGAGGCCAAGCAGCAGCGCCTCGAGGAACGCGGCGAGGGTGAGTATCGGACGCCCGCTATGGTCCAGCCGAAGACGTACGAGCCGCGCGTTATAGATCCGCACATGACGCCAGAGCAGCGGGAGCGCTCGAAGCAGCTAGCCCTCGCCCAGCTGGTGACGATATTGCCCGAGGACAACCCTAGACGGCAGGACATTATCAAGCGCCTGGAGGTGTACTTCGGATCATACGAGGCCATCCCGTTCCTTAGCATAGAGCCAAGCAGCGCGGACAATGAACTCCTCGCGTAACGTCCCGCACGACAGTGCGGCAGAGACGGCGCTCCTCGGGAGCGTGCTACTCGACAACGGTGTGCTCGTGCGGGTTACGGCCATCGTGTGCGAGGAGGACTTCTTCGAGGTCGGGCACCGCGCGATCTACAAGGCGATGGTGGCCTTGCATGCGCGGCATGATTGCATCGACCATGTGACGCTGGCGGGGCGTCTCGCGGACGAGGGCAACCTGCACGCAGCTGGCGGCCTACCGGCGCTGGGCAAGCTCACCGATACGGCCATGGCGTCGCATGCGGAGAGCTATGCGCGGCGCATTGTAGCGTGTGCGGTGCAGCGGCGCGTCATCATCGCAGCGCAGGGCATCGCAGCGCAGGGGATGGCGGGCATCATGGAGGACCTGGATACCTACCTTAACGAGGCGCGCACGCTCATCACGAATGCCTGCGATTATGCGCATGCCGACGAGGGCGCGGTCCATATCTCCAAGCAGATCACGGAGGTCGCCAACTGCTCTATGGACGCTCCGCCGAAGAATCTCGTGCTCACGGGCTTTCCAACGCTGGATAGGATGTCCGGCGGGCTTATGCCCGGCCTGCTCACCGTGGTCGCCGCGCGGCCCGGCATGGGAAAGTCGGCGTTCGCTCAGAACCTAGCGACGAACGCGGCGCTAGCAGGCAAGCGCGTACTCTTCATCTCACTCGAGGACACGAATTTCTTTGTCGGCGTGCGGCACCTAGCACGGTTTGCGCATGTGGACAATACGCACATCAGCACGCGGCAGATCAATGCGACCGAGCGGCAGGTCCTCCTACGGGTGCTCACCGCGGCGGGCGAGATGCCGCTCTGGATCTATAGTGGCGCGGGCATGACCTCTGAGCGCCTGCGCGGCATCGTGCTACGCCACCGGGAGCGCCACGGGTTAGACCTGCTCGTCGTAGACCACCTGGCCGAGATTCGTGACGACGCCGAGAGCGAGACGCATGTGGTCTCACGCGCGGCGGAGGGAGCCCGTAACCTGGCGAAGGAGCTCAACATCCCTGCGCTGTATGCCCACCAACTCAATCGCCGGGTCGAGGACCGGGTCGATAAGCGGCCGAACCTCTCGGACCTCAAGCAGTCGGGCAAGGTGGAGGAGGTTGCGCGATCTGTGTGGCTGCTCTATCGCGGCGGCTACTACACGAAGGAGGATGACCGGCATGACCTCCAGCTCATCATCGCCAAAGCGAACCACGGCATCTGTACGATGGTCAGGTTCTGGGCGGACTTTTCGACCATGTTCATTCGCGACTGGGAGGAGGCGACGGATGGCGTCTTTCCGCAGCCGAACCTTGAGGCGGGCGAGCCGCGCAAGCGGGCAACGGGCGCTCGTGCGCCTGCTGGCAATGGGGACAACGGGGGCGATAAGGTTCGCAATTGGTGGGACGTTGATACTATTAAGTGGAATCGAGACTACGATTGACCGGACGACAGGAGCACACGGATGCAGCACGAAGAACAGCAGCAGGGCGGCATCCCGACGGTCGAGGCGCACATCCTCGTTTGTCGGGATTGCGGGAACACCTTTTTTGTAGAGCACAAGCTGACGAAAAACGCGGTGGTGCGCAAGTGCTCGGACTGCGGCACGCGCGTCTCGGTGCAGGGGTCCGTCGCGCTCGCGCGGCTGGCCTCGCTCGAGGCGGCCTATGCGCGCACGACGCGGCGCATCGATCCTGACCCCGAGGCGGGTCGTAAGCGCAAGGCGGACGACGGCCTTGCGGTGGACGCGGAGGGCGCCGAGGCCGAGGCGGCGTCGCCGGAAGACGGCCCGCGCTACGACTACCTGCGCTTCTCGGTGCCGGCCGACATGAAGGCCGCCATCGAGCGCGACCTGGAGATCTACCGCGTGATCCATCTCAGCGAGGCCGACATGCGGGGGCAGCGCTGGCAGGGCACGGCCCTGTGCAACATCCTCGCGGACTGGGCGGCGGGCGCGGAGGCGTGGGCGATCCGCATTGTAGATACCGTGCGGGAAACCGTGGCGTTCGAGGCGGCGCGCATCGAGGCGGCGGAGGGTCGCCCCATGCCGACGCGGCGGGCCACGCGGTTCGCGGTAGCGGTGCGGGATAAGCTCCTCGAGGGCGTCGGGCGCATGCCGGGCGGCGAGGAGCCGGAGGCCCTGCCCACCGCGCCCTTCGAGGAGGCGGCCCGCGTCAACGCGGAGCGGGTGGCGGAGCGGGTGGCCCAGGGCGAGGCCGAGACGGAGGACGAGCGCGTGCCGGACGACGGCGCCCTGCTCGACGCCCTGCGCATGGCCCGCGACGAGCTGCCCGAGTATGCGCGGCACCTCATGCACGTCGGCGGGCCGGAGCGCCTGCAAGAGTTCGCCAAGATGCACGAGCGCAGCGGCGGGTTCCTGCTGCGGGTGCGCGGGGACGAGCGCACCAAGACGCGCGGGGGCGCACGGCCCGAGGGCTACGTGTGGATGGCCGAGGACCTCAGTGAGCAGCTCGACCTCGGCGTCGCTTATGACGACGTTGTCGATGACGCCTTTCCGCAGCCGGACATAGAAACCGTCGAGCTGCTGCCGGCGGACTACGGCGCGACGCCCGATGACGAGTGGGTGATACCGGCTATCGCGAGCGCCCGCGAACGATTGGAGCTGTGATGACGGACGAGATGAAGCAGGGCGCGGCCGCCTGGCGCGCGCGCATGGTGGCGGCCATGAACAGCCTGGACACGGAAGCCACGGTGATGCAGTACGGCGACCGCCTGGGCGATGCGGCGGAGGCCCTCGCCGAGCTGGACTCGGTGCGGACGATCTGCCGGTGGGCGGAGCACTACGCGTCCGAGACGGCCAACATCATCGAGCACAATCAGCGGAAGGAGATCCGCACGCTGGAGGTGATGCTGGCCGCGCTGGCCGATAAGGACCTGGACCACGAGGGCGTTCCGCAGATGGAGCGCATGCGCTTTGTGGCGGACCTCGTCGAGCGCCTGGCGAAGATGCGGGCCGACGCGGTCCATGCGGGCATCGCGTTCGCGGTGCAGCTGCTCGCCGAGACGCGCGCGTACTTTGCGCAAATCGCGGCCGGCAGCGGCGGGCCGAACGCGGACGTGATGTCGATCCTCGTGCACGCCTGCATGGTGGGGGAGATGCGCAAGATCGTGGCCGAGGAGCAAGACGCCGATCCTGATGCCGACGTGCGGCCACAAGTGGCGGCGTTCCTCGACGAGCTGGCGCACCATACCTCGGAGGTCAAGAGCTAGCGGGTGCGCAACAAGTACGCGGGCGAGCGTGCGCTATGCTATAGTGGCCGCGCCGCGCCCGCCGTGGGTGCAGTAGGAGACGCAGATGGGAAAAAAGGCCGTCACAAATACGGACGCCGCGCGCTATGCCGGCAAGGCCGTCACCGAGATCTTCCCGACCCCCGCGAAGCTCACGCCGCACGACTGTGCCCTGGTCGTCGGGCAGCAGCTCTACGGCATCGGCCGGCGCGTGGTGAAGTGGTACGAACCCGGCGGCTTCAATGGGTACATCACCGATGAGGTGCGCATCCAAGAGGAGGACCGGAAGACCGGCGAGGTCCACGAGCGCGTCCTGCGCGGGCCGCGCTACACGAAGAGCACGAGCGGCCTCTCCTCGCAGATCGTCATCCATCATAGCGGGGGCGACGGCCCGACCCCGGCGCAGATGTACCGCACCCTCTGGTACGACCGCGGGCTGAGCGTGCAGTTCGCCTGCGAGGACACCGGGGTGCTCTATCAATTTCTCGATGCTCAGGAAATCGCCTGGCACGCGGGCGCGGCGAACCGCATGTCCATCGGTGTCGAGGCGGCGCTCTTTCCCGACCGGGCCGCGCGGCCGGACTACTACTTCCAACCGGCCAAGCGCGGCAACTATACGCACCTCTGGACGCACCAGGTTATCCAGGGCGTCGAGCGCGAGGTGTTCGTCATGCCGCCGCCGCAGGTCGAGGCGCTCGCGGTCCTGTGCGCGGGATTCTGGGCCGTGCAAGAGCTACGCATCCAGGCGACGAGGTCACCCTTGTCGACCTTTCGCGAGGCGCCGCGCTTTCCACGCGTGCGAGGGGAGATCCCTTCCGGCGTGGTGGCCAGCGCGCTCAGTCACACGGGCCTGCTGGGCCACTTCCACCTTTCGAAACACAAGTGGGACCCGGCCGGCCTGGAACTCGCGACCTTTGAAGACGAGGTCGCCCAGTTATGGGCTCAGCGCTTTGGCGAGTCCAAGAGGTCCCCATGATTCAGAAATATTGGATGGTCGGTGCGATAGTGATGGCGGCGCTCACGCCCTCGGATGGGGCGGCGCGGGGGCGCCCGGTGGTTGACGTGCCGCCGCACGCGCTCCAGATTGCCACGGTCGAGCAGATCGACCGCGCCATCGCGGCGTCGGTGAGCGAGTGGCCGCGCCACCGCATGCTGCGGTATCCCGAGGAGCGCCGGCACATGGCCGAGATGATCTCCGACGCGACGATCTACACCGACGTGTCGCCGCTCCTGCTCGTGGCGATGATCAAGCGCGAGAGCTCGTTCGATGAGAACGCGCTCGGCAAGCTCGGGGAGCGGGGCCTCACGCAGATGAAGGGCGTCGCGGCGCGGGGCTGCGACCTCACGAAGCCCGAGGGCCAGCTGGCCTGCTCGGTGCGCTTGCTTACGCAGGTGCACCAGCGCTGCGGTACGTGGAAGGGCGCGCTCACGGTGTATGCCACGCGCGCGGGCACCTGCAAGAGCGAACACCCGACCGTGCAGACCGCCGTCGAGCGCCGCCTGCGGGACTGGGAGCGGTGGAGCCAGGCCGCGTTGCGCATGGAGGCGCCGACCGTGGCGGTCCGTGAGCCCGAGCCCGCGACGGTGCCGCAGACCCAGCCGCGCCAGGTGTTCAAGCCCGTGCGGCGCCGGGCGACCGTCGCGCGCAGCGCGGTCGTGCGCAACGAGATTGCGCGCAACACGCCCTTGGGCTGGTATGCCTTCACGCGCTACAACGGGGCCGCCCTATGAGCAGCACGATCCTCGAGGTAATCGAGGGCCTGCTCGCCCGGCCCGAGCTGGACCCGGCAGGCGACAACGCGAAGCGCTTGCGCAAACTGGCCAAGCAGATTGGCGAGAACGTTTACATCACGCCGCCCGACGTGCGGTTCATTAACAAGTGTCTCGCCACGCTGGACAACATTGAATGCGCAGCGTTGGATCATTACGCACGCTGCACTAGCGTGCTGTGCCCGGAGCGCGGCCGCGCGTGTCCCATGGTGGGAACCGAGCAGCGGTTTGCGGCGTGTGACTACTACATCGGCAGAAGGGGCGACTCATGAGACGAGAACGCTACACCATCGACGTGCGCGAGGATGCCCAGCGGCGGGTCGAGGTCCTCCAGGTCGCGCTCGAGGTCGAGGCGCGGTACGACGACCGCGCGCTGGCCGCCGTGCGCGAGCATGTGATGACCTGGTGCACGCGCAAGGGCTACGAGTTCTGCGGGCTGTCCATCGCGCGGCCCCCGGCCGGGGCAGGCGGGGAGGCGTTCATCGTGGCGCGCGTGCGCAACCTCGCGCCGCGCCGCGTGGCGGTCACCCGCAGCGGGCGGCCCATCGCCGACCCCATCGAGCGGCTCGTGCCGACCATGGCCGCGCGCCGTCGCAGTGACAGCGCGGGGCGCACGTGACCCCCGGCCGTATCCAACGGTGGCTCGAGGCGATCCGGTCGCAGGCCACGGAGTACGCCTTCACCGAGGCGCTGGGCACGGGCGACGTGCTCCGCGCGCCGGCCCCGGCCCCGACGCTGGAGGTGCTCGCGACCGCGACCCTGGCCGTCACGGCGTTGCGCATCCACTCGGTGCAGGTGCGCGCGGCGGCGACCGTCGATGACCCGGACGGCGTGCCGATCCACGTCCTGCGGCTCATCGCGATCCTTGCGGACGGAGACGAGGTCGAGGTGCTGCGCGAGGCGATCGCCGGGGAGTCGGACCATACCGAGGCGCAGGGCACGCCACAGTGCACGGCCTGCGGGGTTAACATCTGGGACCACGACGTGCCGGGGCAGGCCATCGCCATCGACGGCCAGCTCTACCACCGGGGGTGCGTCATCGGGGAGGCGGACGACAATGGTTGAGGCGTTTGTCTTTGGCGTATCGTTCCTGGTCTGCCTGGGGCTCGGCCTGTCCATCGTGGTCGCCGGGCTGCTCATGGCGGCGACGGATGCGCGGGTCTACGAGGCCCAGCGGCAGGCGGACCGGGCGGTGGCGGAGGCGGGCCAGCGCGTCGTTGGGGACGTGCTACTAACCTCGGTTGGCCTGGTGCTGACGGCCAGCGGCGTGACCGGCCTGCTGGCCATGATCGGAGTGCTATGACGACATTCAAGGAAAGCCTACAGGCAACGGCGGACGCGGCCTACCTCGCGCACGGCGAGGCGGCGGTCGGGGCGAAGCTCGCGCTCGGCACGCCCGGCGAATCGATTGCGGTGGAGGGCACGCGCGTCGCGGCCGGCAGCGGCTGGGGCGCGGGCAAGACCTTCGAGGTCATCGCCGCCGCCGCGGACGCCTGGCTCGTGGCCCAGGGCAGCCCGTCGGCCATCGCCGCCAAGCTCAACGAACTGATCGCCGCATACGAGCAGCTCCGCCAAGATTACAACGCGGCAGTGGTGCCGACGACCGCGCCGCCCGTGGCGCCGCTGCCGTGACGAAGTCGCTCGAGAAGGAACCGGTCTACAAGAACCGGGGCTACCTCGCGTGGGTGCACCGGCAGCGCGGCTTCTGCTGCCTGTGCTGGCGGCTGCACGGCGAGCAGGTATCCGCCGCTGAGCTGCATCACTGGTCCGACAAGGGCATGGGGCAGAAGTGCAGCGACTACGAGGTGGCGCGGGTCTGTCGCAAGTGCCACGAGTACGTCCAGGGCAAGCGGCGCGCGTACTTCACCCGGACCAACGAGTGGGAGGTGCTCGCCGCGATGCAGGAAGACGCCCTCGACCTCCTCATGGCGTGGTCCGAGCGCGGGGCGGGACGCAACGATGGGTGACCCCATGGCGACGATTTCCGGGCGGCTGTGCGGCCGCTGCCTGTCCTGCCGGCACGCGGTGATCGCCAACGAGCGCACGCACCTCAAGCTCGATTGCGCGGCCCGGTGCGCGCACGTCGAGCCGCCCGAGGATTGCGCGCGGGACGACCTCATGCTGTGGCTCGTGGCCAACTGCACCGCGGCGGACCTCGATGCCGAGGCGGCGTGGTTCCTGGCCTGGGCGCAGCGGCGTAACGCGAACCTCGCGCAGCGCGCGGCGGAGTTCCTCGCGGACGTCATGGACGGGGACGAGTTCGACAAGGGGGTCGCGCATCGCATCGCGGCGGAACTCATCGGGCTCAAGGCGCTTATTGAATACATTGGCGCAAGGCGACATCAGCGCGCCAAGACAGACGGGGCGGAGTAAGATCCCGCCCGGAGGTGCCCATGGACCTATCCTCGCTGCTCATCACGAAGGAAGTGGGAATGCTCGCCGCTGGGATCGTCGCCTTGCTCTGGGGAGTGGGACAGATTCCCACGCGCGGCGGGCCGCTTGCGCGGCGGGCCTGGTGGCGGCGCGTGCTGCCCATGCTGCCGCTGGTGCTCGGGGTGATCGGCGCGTTCATGCCGGGCGTGGTCCCAGCGGAGATGCCGGTCGTGGAGACCTGGGGCGCGAACGTGCTCATCGGCCTGTGGGCGGGGCTGGTCGCGGGCCAGGGGCACACGATCATCAAGCGGCTGGCCGTCGCCAAGCTGGCCCCCAAGGAGGGGACGCCGTGAGGGCGTGGCTGCGGCGCGTCGGCGCGGCACTCAAGCGTTACTGGTACTGGGCTCTTGGGTCGGCGCTCATCGCAGGGTGGGCGCTCTGGCGCGTGTTCTATCGCGCCAAGCCAAGCGGCACGGACACAGCGCCCACCGCGACGGTCGGGCCGAGCGAGGTCGCGGAGGCGGCCGACCAGCAGATCACGGAGATGCGTGCGGAGGTGGCGGCGCAGCTCGCGACCGTCGAACGCGCCGAGGCGCAGGTCCAGAAGGAGGAGCAGGATGCCCATGAGCAGATTCGCGCTGGCGGTGGTGATGCTGTGGACGAGTTGCTGTATGGCCGCAAGGTCGACGGCGGCTGAGCCGGACTTTCCGGTGGCCGAGAGCCGGACCATCAACGGGGTGGTGTATCGGTGCTTCGAGAAGGACGGACCAGGCTGGGCGGCCGTGGGGCACTACGTCATCGCCTGCCGGGCGCGGGTCGTCGAGGCGGCGCTGGCGCAGCAGCGGGCGCAGGCGCTCACGGTGGACGTGCACGCGCTCGAGACCTCGGTCGCGGCGTGGCGCAAGACGGCCGAGGCCGAGCGGGTCCGCGCGCAGAACCTCGAGGTGGTCCTTGTCGAGGAGCGCAAGCAAGACGCCAAGCAGGTGTACTGGCAGCGCGTCCGGGACATCGGCATCGTGGCCACGGTCCTGCTTGGTGTGGTCGTCAGCGTGGCCGTGGGGGTGGCACGATGAGCGCCTATCCCATCACGTTTCGCCACGCGGTCGAGCAGGCCCTCGAAGAGGGCATGGACACGATGACCTACCGCCTCGTCTACGACGGCGTGAGCCTGTATCTCAAGGTGGGCCTCATCGGTGGGCAGCTCGCCTACCTCTCGGCCCAGGTCGGCAGCCACGGCAGGCAGTTCGCGGCGGTCAGCCTGCCGGAGGTCGATGCGGCCGTCGCGTCGTTCTCAACGCTGCGGGGCTTTCTGGAGGCCAGCTGCCTCATGGCGAACGCGCTGCTGGCGTCGGGCGTCTGGCAGGCGGCGGACCTCGTGAGCGCCTGGCGCGGCACGCGGTTCGCACCGGACGGCATCTGTCCACAGCTGGAGGCCGTGGTCCGCAGCCCCCTGGACGCCATCGCCCGGCTCATCGAGCGCAAGATCGCCAGCCCTACCGCGGCGACGGGGGAGGCCTATGACTGAACCATTCATCGATCCGGCCGCGGCGGAGGACATCCTCGAGACCTGCCTGGAGGCGCTCAATGCGGAGCCGTCGCCGTATGGCTTCACGGACTGGGAGCAGGAGTTTTTAGAATCGCTGGAGGTCCAGCTCGAGGAGCGGGCGATCACGGAGGAACAATGGCAGAAGCTCAAACAGATTTACCGGGAGCGCGTCCTGCGCAGCGTCGTGCAGTAGGGCGCGAGGCCGTGTTGCCCCTGCTCGAGGGCGCCATGCTCTCGGACGCGGACGACGAGGTGGTCTTTAGTTGCGAGGATGTTGAGATCGCCAAGGACAGCGCCGGGCAGCGGTTCATCGCGTGCGCGCATCCCGTCCATGGGTACGCGCAGAAGTACGCGGAGCTGGCGCGGCGCGTGGCCGAGATCCGGCGCATGGTCAACCGCGGCGAGGAGCCGTGCCGCCTCTGTGGGGGCACCGGCTGGCTGCCGCTCAGTAGCGCGCCGGCGCACAGGCAGTATGCGCTCATGCGGGCGATAGGATTCTTTCGTGGCGTGCCGATTCCGCAAGTGGCGCGGGAGCGCGAGCAGCAGATGCAGAGGAGCCATGGTGATACCGTTATCCATTCCGTGCCCGCGGTGCGGTAGGGATGCCTCGCGGGTCGTAAGGTGGAGCGATCGGGCCGTACCGCCGTCGGCGGTAGTGTACGTGCACGTCCACTGCCCGTGCGGCCTGCGCTTGCAGGCGGCCGGGTGCAGCGAGCTGGGCAAGGAGCAGGCAGAGCAGGACGCACTCGAAGATCTTCGACGCGCCTGGCGAACGCAGAAGGAGCAGGCAGAACGACATGGACCGCATTGACGTATGGTGTCCTGGTGAGCGGCGGGTGGTGGGCCACCTGCCGGCGGATGTAGGGCTGCTGACGCGCAACAAGTTTTGGAGCGCGTTTCGACCGGAGACGGGCGAGTACCGCCTGCAGCAGCCGGAGCCGGACGGGAGCATCGCCTTCTGTCCGCGGTGTCGGTCGGCGCTGTCGGTGTTCGTCTCGGACGTCAACGTCGCGCTCACTGAGGCAGAGCGGCGGGAGGTCGCGGAGCGCCGCGCGATGGCGCGCGCGCAGTACGGCGAGGGCGAGGCGGTGCCGACGCGCGCGGAGCTGCGCGCCCAGATCGAGCGCCACCCGCTGGCGGCGGGCGCGGTCGTGCGGCACTTCGAGGGGCACGGCGAGGGCGACGGCCTGCACACGAGCATCGTGCTCGGCTCGACGCGGATCGTATGAGGGACGCCACCGAGCAGCGACAGGCCGAGGCGCTGGCGCAGTGGTGGCAGGGGCGGCGTAACGTCCGGCGGCTGCCGTGGCGGCTTGCGACGGAGCCCCTGGCGCGCCGCGCGATGGTCGAGGGCCTGCTGGCGCAGACGAGCGCGGCGATGGTCGCGAGCCACTACGCGCGGGTCTTCGAGGGCGTGCATGGGTATCTGGACTGGCTCAACCTGCGGCGCGTGGACCAGGTGGCGCGCGTGCAGCCGCTCGGCCTGCCGCGCCTCAAGGCGGACGCGGTGACGGGCATTGCCTCGTGGGGCGCGTCGCCGCAGCCGATGCTGCACGTCGGGGCGCTCTCGCAATTTCAGGGCATCGGCCCCTACACCGAGGCGATGGTGCTCACGCTGCACGGCGCGGAGGCGGTGCCGGTCGATACGAACGTGCAGCGGGTGGGTCGCCGGGCGTCCTGTGACGGGGACGCGGAGCGCTGGATGGCAGCGGTGCTGGGCTTTGCGGAGGCCTGCCCGCCGTTGCAGGGGGACGAGCGCAACCCGCCGATCTACCAGCTGACCAGCGCGGTGCTCGACCTTGGGGCCGGGCCGTGTGACATCGACGCGCCGGACTGCGAGCGGTGTCCCCTGTACGAGTGGCTGTGCCCGACCGCGGCGCGGCGCGCGGTCCAGCGCTGCCTGCCCTGCGAGCGCTATAGCGACGACGGCCATGGGCCGCCGCCCAAGCCGGCATAGCGCGCGCGAGTGAGCGCGCAAAATGATAGCAGCGGTGCGTTTTTTGTGTTTACCGGATCGGGCCTTTTTTGTATAGTGCTGGGGCCGCAGAGCGCGGCACGAGGGACCGCCGGCAGGCGGAGCGAGGATGCAAATGAACAAGGTGATTTTGGTGGGCCGGCTCGGCAAAGATCCCGAGCTGACGTACACGCAGAGCGGCACGGCGAAGTGCAAGTTTTCGTTGGCGACGAGCCGCAAGTGGCGCAACAAGGCCGACGGCACGACCCAGGAGAAGACGGCCTGGCACAACATCGTGGCGTGGGACGCGCTGGCCAAGACCTGTGGGCAGTACCTGGCCAAGGGGCGGCAGGTGGCCATCGAGGGCGAGATCGAGTACCGCGACTACGAGAAGGACGGCATCAAGCGGACCTTCACGGAGATCAACGTCAGCCAGGTCGAGTTCCTGGGCGACGGCGGGCAGCGCGAGGGCCGGCCGCGCACCAGCGACGCGGCGGAGCCGGACCGGGGCGCGGCGCCCCCGGCGACGGGCGGGACGGGTGCGGCACCGTTTGATGATGATACCTGCCCGTTTTGAGCAAAGTGACATGCTAGCCGTGATCGTCAAGCCACCCTGGGCCTGGGCAATGGTACACGCGGGAGCGCGCGTCGTCCCGCGACCGCCGCACTTCGAGGTGGCCGCCGACCTCTACGGCCAGCCGCTCGCGGTCTGCGCCGGGCACGCGCTGGGCCTCGGCGTGGAGCTGCACCGGCAGCTGCGGCGGGTCGCGATGGCCATGGCGCGGGCGGGCCTGTGCGCCGCGCCCATCTGGCTCGAGGCCGCCCCTCCGTGCCTGGTCTGGCATGAGATGGCGGCCGCGACCTTTACTACGGAGGCATTCGAGGCGGCGTGTGGCCCGCGCGGGACGGGGCGCGTGCTGACGCCGGACAAGCTGGTGCAGGACGCCATCGTGGGCGTGGGGCGCATCGCGCGCCCGGTCTATGCGCCGGAAGATGCGCGCGCCTGGTACGAGGCGGACCGCGTGCCGCTGGTGCTGACGCACTGGCAGGCCCTCACGACCCCGGTGCCCATCGGAGGCAAGCGCGGCGGCGGCCTGTGGCAGGTGCCGCCGGACGTGGAGCGTGCGATGCAGCAGCAGATAGGAGCAACTGGATGAAGTTCGATTTGATATTGTGCGACCCGCCGTGGGCGTTCAAGGACAAGTGCGGCGCCGGCGAGCGGGGGGCGAGCTACAAGTATTCGGTGCTGGCCCTCAAGGAACTCGGCGCGTTGCCGGTGGCGGACATCGCAGCGCCGAACTGCGCGCTGGCACTGTGGGTGCCGAACTCGATGCTGCCGGACGGCCTGTGGCTCATTGATAAATGGGGATGGAAGTTCAAAACTATCCTGTTCCATTGGCGGAAGGTCACGAAGGCGGATCCCAACGCGCCGGCCTGGGGCATGGGCCATTGGACTCGCGGGAACCTCGAGATCTGCCTACTCGGCGTGCGCGGGCGGCCCAAGCGGGCGAGCGCGGGCGTGCATGCGGAGATCTCCGCCGAGCGGCGGACCCACTCGGCGAAGCCGGTAGCGGTGCGCAAGCGGCTAGAGATCCTGTTCGGGGACGTGGCGCGCTGCGAGCTGTTCGCGCGGGCCGAGGCACCGGGCTGGCGGGCGCTCGGGGACGAGATCGACGGGCGGGACATCCGCGAGGCGCTGCCGGCGCTGGCGCGGGAGGGCGAGCCCGATGCCGCACAATGAGCCATCCAATCGGGGCGTCTGGCGCCTGACGAATCGCGACCGCGCGCGCGACCAGCGGGCGCACTGGTTCGAGACCAAGCAGGACGCGGAGTCGATCTGCAAGATGGTGGCGGTGGGCTCGGGGATGCCGGTGTTTAAGGACATCATCGCGGTAGCCGATGCGGGCGTGCTAACGTGCGGGCTGTGCCGCCACATGCTCGCGGCACAGGAAGAGATACGGGCGCTGCGACCACGATCTCGTGGAGGGCGTTCGCGATGAGTTGGATGGCGCGCATACGGGCGACGGCGGTATGGACCCTGGAGGCGCTGCGGGCGCGGGCGGCGCGCGACGACCGGGCGGGCGCGGTGCTGCTGTCGGCGGTGGTGCGGACGTGGGGCTACGACCTCGCGCTGCTGGCGCACGACGTCACGCTCTACACGCGCACCTACGAGGACGACACGAACGTGAGCGTGCTCAGCGTGCGCGGGGGGCGCGCCTCATGACGCATCCCTGGGACGAGTGTCCAAGTGGGCCGTGCTACTGCGCCGAGTGTGGAAACGAGGTGGAGCCAGACCGACGGGTGTACGGCTGGCCGATCTGTCACGCGTGCCTGCCGCCGCCGGGCGCTAGGCGCCAGATACAAGGGAAGAACGATGACCACGGAGACGAAGAGCTTGCCGCCGACGGTGCTGACCATGGTGCGGGACCGCCTGATCGATGACGGCTACGATGGCCTGACCAACGAAGAGGACTGCGGGTGCGACCTCGAGAACCTGGCGCCCTGCTCATCTATCGGCGAGGACTGCCGCGCGGGCTACAAGGTGCCGTGCAACTGCGGCGAGTGTGACTGGCACATCGTGGCGGAGCGTCCGGACGCGGAGGGGGAGTCGGGCGTGTGCGGTCCGATGCCCGGCATCACGCATACGCACCCACCTCAAGGCTTCATGCAGGCCGAGCCGACGAGCGCGAGCCCGCCGCGGTTCTATCCGCCGCCGGGCGTGTCGGTCAGTGAGTGGTGCCGTACAAGTCGGATACAACTCTGCCACCTCTGCGATGACCTCGCCTGTGGCGACAACCTGGTGAAGCTCCTGCGCAAGATGGCGGAGGACAAAGGGAAAGCGAAGCCCATGCGCAAGCCCAGCGTGAGCGGATACGATGGCCAGCACGACAAGGTTTACGAAGACGTCGATGGCGGCGGGACGGTCGAGTGGCAGCCGGGTGACGCGACGCGCTATCTGCTCGTGGCCAAGGTGCTCGATGTGGCCGAGGCGCGTATGTTCGGGGCGTCGCCAGACGCGATGCTGGTGGCGGTTGGCGCGGGCGGCGAGCGGATGCTGGCGCTGGTGCTCGAGCCCGGCGGCGTGCATCACCTGTCGTGGGTGCGCGAGCACGCGCAGCACATGAAGTTCAGCGACTACACGATCCTGGCGTACACCGCGCTGCTCAACCTCGTGCTGGGTCACGAGGCCTATGGCGTCGAGCTCTACGGCGAGATGATGAAGTACCGCTAACGCGGAGGAGGCGACGACCATGGTGAACGACCCGACTGATCCAAAGATGCCGAACGTCACGCGGAGCACGCGCGCGCAAGACTGCCAGCACCATCACCACGCGTGTTACTGCCGGGAGGCGCACTTCGAGGCGCTGGATCTCGAGAACGTAAAGCTGCGACAACGGCTGCGGGAGACGGCGCAGGTGCTCATTGAAGCGGTCGGAGCCGAGGGGCCGTGCGATGCGGAAGACGCGGCGGCTCGTGCCGTTGAGCATCTAAAAAAGATGACGGAAGCGCGTGATGCGCTCGCGGCCAAGGCTAGGCGGTGGGAAGTTGAGTACGAGCAGCTCAAGGGGCTGTGGAATGAGGCGGCTGCCGTTGCCAGGAAGAATTGCCCGACTGCGCTTGGAGAGGACTATCTCATACATGGCGTGCCTCGGCTGGCGTCGCTACTGAAGGATGCGCAGATCGAGAACGCGCGGTTGTGTGGGGTGCTCCAACAGGAGAAGGCAGATCGTGAGAGGGCGTGGATCGCCAACTGGCGCTTCACGATCTCGGTCGAGTCCAGCGAGCCACAGCGGCCGGGTCCGTACAACCGTGTCACCGCGACCATTGCGGACATCGGGCACGCGGATCTCGGCGTGATCCTGACGCCCGAGGTGCCGCTGGTGCCTGCCAGCGATGTGGATGAGCTACGAAAGCAGGTCGCATACCAGCGCGGGCAACTGGACATCCTGGAGGCATACGCCGGGGTGAATGGACAGAAAAAGCCATGAGTGATTTTAATAGAGCACAGAAGGAGTTCCTGATTTCACAGGGGATGGATGCAGGACTTAAATTCTGCATAGATGCGCTGGCTGAGTTGTTCGTTAATTGCAGACACAGTCATCCGACGGCTTTGCCTGGGATTGAGTTTTCCTTGATGTATCTCAAGGGGGTACAGGCAGGTATTTCCCAAGAATGTTGCACTGGAGAAGAGGGCAAGGAGGAGTCATGACACCCCACGAGGCGCGTGAATTACGAACAAGCGTTAGGAAAGTTCGAAGGTTAATTGAATGTTATAGGGAGACCTTGAGAAGAGAGCGGGATGCTGCGCTCGTCGAGGTAGAGCGGCTCAAGGGGGAGCTGGAACTGATGAGAGGTACGACCTATTGTGCCTATTGTAGCGAACGGTTCGAGTTAGATTCTCCGGATATGACCGAACGCGTGACAGCACACATTTTGACATGCCCAAAGCATCCGATGCGGGCCGTGGAGGCCGAGCGGGACGCGCTCCAGGCAGAACTGCGTGAAGCGATTAAGCATGGGGCGTGGTTGCAGGGGGAACTAACCGAGGCCAAGGGGCAGCTTGTTGCTTTGAAGTATGGAAACACCAAGGAGCATGAGCAGTGAACGATTCTTATGCATATATGGCACCAATTTCTGTTGTTCGAAGTTTGGAAGATCTACTAGGAAAGGTTCGTGCAGAGCGGGACGCGCTGGCGGCCGAGGTGCAGCGGTTGCGCCGGCACTACGAGACGTGCGCCCATTGCCAGGCGGTCATGTTATCGGCCGAGGCGCCCCGCCATTGTATCGACTGCGTAGTCACGGATGATGATCTGGAAGAGTGGGAGATCGAGGTCGCGCGGAAAGGGTGGTGACGCCATGAGCGAGGACAAAGAGCCAACGCCGTCGCGCGCCTGGACGGTGACGATGATTGCGTGGGTGCAGGTCAATTGCGCGGTGGAGGCGGACACGCGCGAGGAGGCGGTGGAGAAGGCCGAGGCGCTCGCGGATACGATTGGCCAAGCCGTGCACGAGCAGGGCACCTTGCTCTTTCCGCCGGGCGCGCAGGTCACCTGGCGCGGCCGCTCGGCTCCCGAGTGCTGGTACGCGGACTGTAGCGCGCCGAGCGATGCCGTGGGGGAGCCGCAGGTGGTCGCGTGTACCGGCGTGGACCGCGCGGCGTTCGTCGCGGCGTCGAGCGGGGAGCAGGAGCCATGAGCGGCGGGCATTTTAATTACGTCCAGGACAGGATCGACGGCGTGGCCTGGGAGATCGGCGAGCTGGTGCGGTCGAACGACGACGCCACGCAGAACGAGTACGGGGAGCGGTTCGGGCGCGGCTATCCGCCGGAGGTCATCGCGCGCTTTAAAACGGCGGCGCGCGTGGCGCGGCTGGCGGCAACGATGGTGCGTCGGGTGGACTGGCTCGTCTCGTGCGACGACGGCGAGGACAGCTTCCTTGAGCGCTGGGACGAGGACTGCGAGCCCATCCTGTTTTTGAAGGAGCCGGAATCTTTGAAGGAGCCGGAACCATGAAGGCGACACTCGAATTTAATCTCTCGGATGGGACCACGGGCGAGAATCAACTGGACCTGCTGCTGTGCCTCAAGGCGCGGGCGATGCACGAGATTATTGCCAACATCCTGTTGGAGCTCAACAAGCAGATAGACGTGGCAATACGACGGGAGGACGACCTGCTGAACAACGAGCTGGCCCGTTTGCGCGATTGGGTCCGCGACCAGATCGAATGCGCGGAGGTGCCGGGGCTATGAGCCGGGCACGCGGCGGCGCGGCGCGGCAGTACCGCGAGAGCCTCACGCGGGAGGCGCATGTGCCCGGCAGTGGGCCGCTGACCGAGCATCTGCGCATCGCGCGCGCGGCGCATCTGTGGGAGCGGGAGACGGGCACGGCGGCGCCGACGGCGTGGTCGGCCGACGACATCATCCGGGCGCTCGTGAACCGGCGGTTTGCGGCCGGGGACGCGCGCCCCAAGGAGTGAGGATCATGGACATTGCACACGAGTTGAAGATCTGGCCGATGTGGTACCGCGAGGTCGTGGACGGCCAGAAGCGCTTCGAGATTCGCCGCGCGGATCGCGACTTCCAGGCGGGGCAGGTGGTGCGCCTGCGCGAGTACATCCCCGAGACGGCCGAGGGTTGCGGGGGCTATACCGGGGGCGAGGCGACCATCCTGATTACCCATGTGGTCAAGAAGTTCGTGGGGTTGGCCGATGGCTACTGCGCTTTCGGCTTTGTCATCCTGAGGGACGAGTGATGCTGCGCGCAACTGTGATGGCGTTGGTGCTGGCGAGCGGGTGCGCGGGCACTACCGCGCGCCGCCTGGAAGCCGAGGTCGCGGCCTTGCGCGCGCAGCTCGACGCGGAGAACAACGTGCGCGAGGCGGTGCTGCGGACGTGCGTCGAGGAGAAGGTGGCACTCGAAGTCGAGTGCGTCGCGGACCGCGTGACTGTTGGCGAGATGGAGTATTGCCCCGAGTTCGAGGCGTGCATGCAGGACTGCCTGACGGGCGGCGCGAACTTGGAAGGATGCGATGAAGACGCGCCGGTAGGCGACTGACTGGGCGCGGTTGCAGATGTAGAGCAGGTGAGACATGAAAGGGACGAGTACGCATTTGGCGCGCGTTCATGGGAATGAAAACGATCTTCCTATCCGCGTTGATATTCGATTACGTAACAATTTGCTTGTGGCATTGCGGGAGCGGTCGGGGCTTAGCGCCGGCGAATTGGCGGAAAGAATCGGTATATCCTATGGCGAATACCTTCGGTTAGAAGCGATGACCCGATCCCCGATGCGCAAGAAGGACGGTGAGTGGCGCCCGGCCGCACTGAAGGTAGCCACGTATTGGAAGATGCTCCCGGAGGATCTCTTCCCGGATGTGGTCTGTCGCATCCAAAAGACGCGCGGCTCGTTCTCGGTTGACGAAAGACAGATGCAGCAGTTAGGCGCGAGGACACGCAACACGGCGCCATGCTTGCCCGAGGAGGCGATGGATGATGCGATAGAGGCGCGCAACTTGCGGGAGAATTTACAGGCGATCTTTGCACGCGAACTGATTTGGTATGAGGTAGAGATCCGCAGGCTGAAGACGGTAGGAACTGGTGTGAAGCGGGACATTGCCGCTTCGATTAAGCACTACGAGCGAAGGATGGAATTTATAAAGCGGGACGCTGAAATGTTGCTGTTCCACTTCGGTTTTATAGATGGGGATACGGACCACACTTTGATTGAAACGGCGCAGCGGTATGGCATTACGACGACGCGGGTGATGCACATCGTAAATATGTGGATCATGAAGTTGAAAACTGGAAGGCGTCGCGCGCTCATTGCTGGAGATCCCGAACCGTTCGCGGAGTCATTCGGGTACTTGCGATAACGAACCGCCGGCCCGCGATTGACCGGCCGCAGACCAAGGAGCAGATGCAGATGGAGATGAAGAAGAGACGGAAGCGACAACCGTTCGCGGTGCCCGTCCGTGCGACGCTCGAGCAATTTACCAACGAGGATGGGACGCCCGACGAGCGGCCAGCCGTGCGCCGACGGAGAACGCTCTCGATCGATATCGATCCTGGCGCGGCCTTCGAGATTCCCGATCAAGTGGTCATCCGTTGGAGCCCTTGGGCGGGCTTAGTGCGTTCGGCGGTGCTGGTCGATTTGAACAAACGGGGCAGAGATATCCTGTAATCCGCGCGCGCGCAAGGTGTGAAGCGCGCGGGCATAGGCGCAGAGGAAAGGGAGATGCAGATGGACAATGGAATCGTGAAAATGGAATCCGGGTTTGCGTTCGAGGGGCATCCGGTGCGCGTCGAGCTATTCGACGGGGAGCCGTGGTGGGCGGCGCGCGACGTGGCCCTGGCGCTTGGGTATTCTGAAAACTCCAATATGACGATGCTGTGCGACAAGGTTCCTGACGAATGGAGGTCAGTCAAACCGTTTGACACCCTTGGTGGAACGCAGGAAATTATTGCGCTTTCCGAGCAGGGGCTCTACTTCTTTTTGGCGCGCAGTAATATGCCCGCTGCACTCCCATTTCAGAAGTGGATTGCGGGCGAGGTGCTGCCAAGTATTCGGCGCACCGGATCGTATGGCCTTCCGGCAAAGCCGCTAAGCGCGACCGAGATGTTTATCCTCCAGGCGCATGCGTTTGCCGAGCAGGAGCAACGACGCGCGGCCTTGGAGGCGGGGCAAGAGGCCTTAAAGGAGGCAGCGCGCGAGGCGGCGCGCGCGCTCGCGAGGACCGATGCGCGCGTGGACAAATTGGATGAGCGCGCGCGCGAGGCGGGCCAGGCGCTTAAGGGCATCGAGGCGCCGGACGCGGAGGCGCGCGAGGTCACCACGCGTATGATGATCACGCGCATCGTGCGCGCGTACTGTATCGCCAACCACATCGACTATGCGGAGGGGTATCAGGCGCTCTACCGCGAGTTCCGCGACCGGTACGGCATCAACATCCCGGTGCGCGCGCGCAACAAGGGCGTGTCGGCCATCGACCTGGCCGAGCGTGACGGCTACCTCGAGGCGCTGCATGCCGTGGCCTATCGCATCTTCGTAGAGCAGCCGGAGCTGGATCGCAGCGCAGACGAGGATTGCAGAACGGACGCCTGACGGCCGCAGTAGAGGAGACCGACAATGACGGAGGACGCGAAGTTCGAGGGCATCAAGCCGGGCGTATACGGGTGGTTCTGGAACGCAGAGAAGACCACCATCGCGCGTGTGACGCGGGACGGGTCGGGGACGCTGTGGGCCAACTGGGGCGACGGCTGCGGAAGCGACCGCTTGCCGGACGGCCCGGCGGTCGAGACTTCCCGAAATGAGAACTGCCCATGTGAGAGTCTAGATCGCTGCCAGCAGCGCGGGGTGGCGCTCGACACGGTGCGCGAGGAGCTACAGCACGCGATCACGCTTTTGCTGCGCGTGAAGGTCGACCACCCGGACGTGGACAAGGAGCTATTGCGCCACGTCCTAGCCGCGCATGGCGCGGCGATGGGAGCGCTATGAGCGAGGACTTACGGCCGAAGAAGCCAATTCGGGAAATGACAATCGAAGACCTCAAGGTCATCGGGAACGCGATGCCGCCGTGGGCGCGCGCGCAGGCGCGGTTGGTGCGCGCGGCCGTGCGGGACGCGGTGGACCTGCCGCCGCTCGAGACGGAGCGCATCGTGCTGGCGGCGACGCGCAAGCTCTACAAGCGGCACATCCTCATCCGCGCGGCGATGCTGGAGGCGGTCGAGGCGGCGCACGGCGTGGGCGCGGAGATGGCGCTCGACATCGGCTTTGCGTCCTTAGAGATCGACGAGACCGGGGACGGCCCGCCGCAAGTACGCCTGCGCGTCAAGGCGCACGAATAAAATACTTCCGTTGTGCGCGCAATAGTGTAACCTTATGGCATGCAGGACGCGGTCATCGGCATTGACCCAGGCGCGCATGCCGCGGCGGCCATCCTGCGTCTCGATGCTGCGCCCACGCTCGTCTACTCGCTCACGCATCGCTTCGACACGGTCGCCGGCGCAAAGGTCACGGCGACCGCGCTCGTCCAGCGCCTCTTGGAGGAGGCGGGCGCGCGCGGGGTGGTCATCCTCAGCGCGGCCATCGAGGAGCAGTTTGTACGATTGAACCCACGCGCGGCGCTGACGCTGGCGCGGAGCGCGGGCCGGTGGCAGGAGGCGTGCGCGGTGCACGGCCTGCCGGTCACGCTGGTCGAGCCGTCGGCCTGGCAGAGCAAGGAGTTCGGCACCATCCTGCGGCGGGCGGTAGGCAAGGACCGCGCGGTGCAGCGTTGTCGCTACCTCTGGCAGGCCGTCTTGGGCGAGGACGCGGCGGACGCGGCGCTCATCGGCCGGTGGCATGGCATCCAGATTCTCACGGCTCGCCGGCAGCAGCTCGCGCTCACGTTACAGCGCGCGCGGGGGCGATGAACGCGGCCCTCGCCGCCGCGGGCTTGACCATGACGCAGGCGTTTCGCCTGGCAATGTGCGCGCGCGCCCAAGAGCGCTTGCGGCGCCCGGTGTGCTTCGACGACCTGGCGCACGTGCTGGACGTGGAGGGAGCGCTGGCGGCGCGCTTCCTGCGGGAGATGGAGCGCCGGGACTTCTTGGTGATGGTGGCGACCCCGGTGGGCATCTGGGGGCGGCGCTGTCGGTGGTTCCTGATGGGCGCGCGGTGGCGCCTGCTGGTGCGGGAGTTCGCAGCGCAGGGCCTCGCGCCGGGGGTGTGCGCGGTCTGTGGGGAGCGCGAGCCGCTGCCGTTCCTGTTCCGCGGGCGCTTCCTCTGTCGCGAGTGCCTGTGTGCGGACGACGGGTGCGCAAACGACTTGAATCTTGCAATGCACACGGGTACGATGTCGGGATGCAAACTGTAACTAATGGAGCAATAATAATGGAACGTGAAAGAGCCCCGCAGCGGCGTCGGCCCGAGCGGTTATTCGTGAGTTTAAACGCGCGCGAAAAGGCGGTTATCGAGGAGGCGGCCAACGAGGCCGAACTCAACATGACGGAGTGGGCGCGCGGCGTTCTGCTCGAGCGCGCGCGCAAGGATGCGCGTAGGATCAAGCGCGAGGCCACGATGTCAGAAGCCTGCGACGCAATTCCGGTGATCTGATAGCGCGCGGATTTAGGCGGAAGGTGCAGAAGGGCGATAGTCGATTTGTACAAATTGACTTTGCAGAACGGAGCTAGATTATGGGCGGACGTAAGGCGAAGCGAGTCGATGTCGAAGAGACGGCCGCGGAGAAAGAGAGCGGGCCGCAGTTTGCCGTCCATTGCGCGCATACGCAGATGGTCCCCATCGAGCGGCTGGTCGGCAACCCGCGCAACCCGAACACACATCCGCTGTACCAGATTGACGTACTCGCGAAGATCATCGCAGCCCAGGGGTGGCGTGCGCCGATCACGGTCTCGCGGCGGTCGGGGTTTGTCGTGCGAGGGCACGGGCGATTGCGAGCGGCGATGAAACTAGGATGCACGGAAGTCCCGGTCGACTTTCAAGATTACGAGAACGAGGCGGCGGAGTATGCGGATCTCGTCGCGGACAACCGGATCGCGGAGCTGGCGGAGATGGACATGGAGGCCCTGCGTGCGGGGCTCTTGGCGATCAACGATGGCACGTTCGATCTAACGCTATCAGGCTTCGATGTAGGCGACTTGGCCAAGATGCTAGAGGAAACCTTCCCGGCGGCGAATGACCCGGAGGCCGAGTGGACGGCGATGCCCGAGTTCGAGCAGCCGAGCAAGCTGGCGTATCGCAGCATCATCGTGCACCTGGACGACGAGGAGGAGGTCGCGGCGTTCGGGAAGCTCCTCGGGCGCACGATTAGCCCGGCGGCGCGCTACCTGTGGTTTAACCCCGACCAGGAGAAGGGGCAGGACAATTACACGCGCGTCGTGGCCGTACACCTGGAGGGCGCGGCGGGGGAAGAACGCTAACGGCCGGGCCTGGTGCCGGCGGAGGAGTGAGAGGCGATGGCGCGCGTGACGCCCCAGTTCCCGTTATACATCCCGTCCAAGAGCCGCGCGGACAGCCGCCTGACGGTGCGCTCGCTCCAGGAGATGAACGTGCCGTTTCGCGTGGTGATCGAGGAGCAGCAGTGGGCGGACTACGTCGCGGTCATCCCGGCCGCGAACCTGCTGGTGCTAGATAAGCAGTACCAGCGGGACTACGACACGTTCGACGAGCTCGGGCTCACGAAGTCGGTGGGGCCGGGGGCGGCGCGCAACTTCATCTGGGACCACGCCATCAGCGAGGGGCACGCCTGGCACTGGGTGATGGACGACAACATCAAGGGGTTCTACCACCTGCACCGGAACCGGCGCACGCCCTGCGCGGACGGCACGCCCTTCGTGGTGATGGAGGACTTCTGCCTGCGCTACACCAACATCGCGATGGCCGGGCCGAACTACACGATGTTTGCCCCTAGCCGCACGAAGGCCCCGCCGTTCGTCGCGAACACGCGCATCTACTCCTGCAACCTCATCCGCAACGACGTGCCCTTCCGCTGGCGGGGCCGCTACAACGAGGATACGGACCTGTCCCTGCGCATGCTGAAGGCGGGCTGGTGCACGGTCCAGTTCAACGCCTTCCTGCAGAACAAGATCAACACCCAGCAGATCAAGGGCGGGAACACCGAGGCGTTCTACGCCGGCGAGGGCACGCGCGCGAAGTCCGAGATGCAGGTCCGCATGCACCCCGACGTCTCGCGCCTGGTGTTCCGCTTCGGGCGGGTCCACCACCACGTGGACTACCGGCCCTTCCGGAAGAACAAGCTGGTACGGCGCCCCGACCTGGTGCTGCCCGCCACCAACCCCTACGCGCTCGCCATCGTGCCCGCCCCCCACGGCCCGTGCCTCACCGTCCCCGCGGAGGGCGCCCCATGACCGACGCCCCGCGCCGCAAGCGCGACCAAAGCAAGGCCACCTTCCTGGCCAGCACGCCCAAGGCCGTCAACGCCCCTGCATCGCCCAAAGAAGCATCGGCCGGCGCAGGACGCCCCCGCCAGACCCCGCTGATCTCCATCGCTACGTACAACCAAATGTACGCCGCCTGGTGCGAGCGCCAGACCGTGCAACACGTCATGGACACATGCGGTGTAAACCGAACAACTGCGGAGCGTTACGTCGAAAAGGGTGATGTAACACGTAAACTCCCGGCGATCCGCGCGCGGTGGGAGAACGCGGTGCAGCGCGCGCAGGCCGCCGAGGACTACACCCTGGTGAAGGAGCGGCGCGAGGTGCAGACCGTGGCGCGCGCGTTCCTGCAGCGCGTGGCGGCGCGCATCGCCAAGCTGGACCCCAGCGAGCTAGACGCGAACAAGGTCATCGTGCAGCTCCAGGTCACGCAGACGGTGCTGGAGCGGACCCTGGGCGTGGCAGACACCACGGTCAGCGTGCAGCACGACGACCGCTTCCGGGGCTGGAGTAACGAGGAGCTGATGGAGTTCGCGCGGACGGGCACTACCCCGCCGCATGCGCGCACGCGCGATACAAGTGCCGGGGCGGCGCGGCGCGCGCAGGACGACTGAGGTTAGTGGACGAAGGTGAGCGACACTGGACGAGGGTGAGCAACTAGGGACGAGGGTAAGCAAGAGTGAGCAATCTTGAGCAATCTTGAGCAATCTTGAGCAAACAGGGACGAACAGGGACGAACCTGAGCAAATAGGGACGAACTTGAGCAAACCTGAGCAATTAGGGACGAACTTGAACAAGAGTGAGCAAAGGTGAAAGTAGTGAGACAGCATGAGGATTAGTGAGGCCAATCTATTCACAAGCGCATGCAATATTCACGGGCTATTCACTTTTGTCTCCCCGATCGCCGGGCTGAGACTTTCAAACCGCCCTTTTTATACGCATAGGACTGGATGAACGCATTCGATCAGATCGGGCATCTTGATGCGCGCTACCGACCGCCGCAGGAGCACCTCGTTTATCTCGACGAGATGATCGGGCCGGCGAACATGCGCACGCCCGAGGCCAGCGCGGAAGAGTTACGCCTGCGGCTCAGTGCCCTGCAAGAGGTACATCGGCGGCGCGCGCGCGAGCACTTCCCGACCTTCATGCAGTATTGCTTCATGGACTCGCATACGGGGCGGCCGTTCGCCCAGCAGTGGTTCCACGATGAGTGGAGCACGGCCATGGATACGGGCGGCCGCGTGCTCATTATCGCGCCGCGCGACCACGGCAAGACGTCGCAGATTATTGGGCGCGCGCTCTGGGAGCTCGGGCGCGACCCGAACCTGCGCATCAAGATAGCGTGCGCGAGCGATGGCCGCGCGAAGGAGCGGCTCTTCGAGGTGGTGCAGCACTTGGAGTACAACCCGCGCATCCGCGAGGTCTTTCCGCGCCTCGTGCAGGCGGAGCGGGGCGAGTGGTCGAAGCACAAGATCATCGTCGAGCGTAGCGCGTTCCATAGGGATGCCAGCATCGAGGCGCTCGGTATTACCTCGACGGCTACGGGCGGCCGTGCGGACCTGCTCATCGCGGACGACGCCGTGGACCGCCGCAACGCCCTGTCCTTCCCGGCGCTGCGCGAGCAGATCAAGCAGGCATGGAAGAGCGACTGGACGAACTTGCTCGAGCCCGACTCGCGCATCTGGTACATCTGTACGCTCTGGCACAAGGACGACCTCTCGCACCAGCTCATGGTCAACCCTGCGTTTGCGACCTACTTCTACGCCATCGACCACGCCTTCGGCGCCATGTGGCCGGAGAAGTGGAGCGAGGCGAACCTGCGCGCGCGCTATCAGGAGATCCAGTCCATCGAGTTCAACCGGGGCTTCCGTAATAACCCCGTCGATGAGGACTCGGCGATCGTGCGCGATCGCTGGATCAAGTTCTCCGACCTCGCGCGCGACCCGATCTTTGCCGACCGCCTGGCCGGCGGCCACCTCGTGTTCTTTACGAGCTACGACACGGCGGGCTCGCCGACGGGCAACGCCGACCAGGATTACTCTGCGAGCTGCACGATCGCGGTAGATGCCGATGCCCGCCGCGTGTACGTCATCGATAGCTGGGCCGCGCGCCTGACGCTAAACGTCATGGCCCAGCAGGTCATCAAGGAACACCGGAAGTACAACCCGCTGCGCGTGCTCATCGAGAAGGTAGGGCAGGCCTCACTGGACGAGTGGGTGCTCAATATTGAGCCCGCCCTGGCCGGCATCATCGAGGTGACGAAGCCGCGCGTAAGCAAGGCGCAGCGCCTCATCGCGGTGACGCCCCTCATGGAGCGCGGCGAGGTCATCTTTTCGAGAACGCTCAACAGTGACGACCCGGCCTGGATGCCCGGCCGCGGCGACCTCGTGAGCGAGTTGCTGGACTTCCCGTTCGGCAAGCACGACGACCTAGTGGATACCTTCAGCCAGGCGCTCGACGCCGCAAGGCGGTACTTCCTTGACGCCTGGGCGACCGGCGGTGAAGATGAGATCCGTCTCAATGTGGGCGCGGAGAGCGGCGGCTATCTGCTATAGCGGAGGTGCGCACATGATGAACCAAGTAACCATAGCGCCCGTGACCGCGGTCATCCTCGACAAGTGGTACCTCGCGCTCGGCGCGACGGTCGAGCTGCCGGGTGGCACCGAGCTCGACGCCATCGCGGACCCGGACCTGTCCGCGCACCCGAACCTGTCGGCCGCGTTCGTGGTGGTCGACCCGTACTTCCCCCGGGTGGTGGTCGGCGTGACGGCCTACGACCTGCGGCACATGACCCCCTTGTCTACGGGCGCGCGCGGGCCACGCGTGGGCGCCACGCGCGAGGCATGTGCGCACCATCGCACGCGCAACATGGCGGCAGACGCGACGTGCCTGCCATGCTACTATGCGCGCTGGCGGACGCGCGCCATCGAGGCCGGATTGCTCACGGCGGACGGCGGGCCGCTGGAGGATACGCTATGACCGCGACCCCGCAAAAGCACCAGGCGCTTTTCGCATACGACCAGGGGCTCATGCGCTACGCCGAGGACGTGGACCTCACCAAGGCCAAGCCCAGCTGCAAGCGCTGCCACGGCGTGGGCATCACGGGGCACCTGCTCAAGGACGACCAGCGCATCCCGGTCGTCTGCCGGTGCGTCGTCCGGGAGGGCGGCGTGCGCCCCGACTCGAGCGTGCTCACCGCGGACCAGCTCGCGCAGGCCAAGGCCGACGAGATCGTCAAGGCCGCGCTGCGCCTGCCGCCCGCCCTGCTGCCGAAGACCATTAGTGCCATCGACGATCTCATGCGCGCCCTGCCGGCCGATGCGACCGGGGCCGCGCGCACGTTCGCCCTCACCCATGCGCGGCGCGTGCTCATGCACCGCCTGTCCGCCCTAGCCGACGCGGCCGCGCCGCCCGTCCCCGAGGAGGCCCCATGAGCGTGCCCATGTTTGCGTCCATCACGATCCCCGCCGTCGCCGGGGGCACCAGCGACCTCATCAACCTGTGCGGCCTGTTCGAGAAGGGCTACGGCTACACGCGCGATGCGGGCGCTGCGTTCACGGCCGCGTTGCAGGGCAGCGTGACCGGCAACGACAACTGGACGGCGATTGCCAACCTCAACGCGTCCGGCTCGGGCGCCATCCCCGTGCACTACAACTTCGTGCGGGTCAACGTGTCCGTCGCGGGGGCGCTCGGCGCGACCACGGCGCTGACGGTGGCCGGCAAGGATTGACATGCCCGCGGAGCGCAAGACCGGCGCGCAGTGGACCGAGGCCTACGCGGGCCAGACCCTCGTGGACCTCAAGGTCTGCCCGGCCTGCAATCGGCGCCTCCAGCTCACGACGGTGCAGGCCAAGGCGCCGCGCCGCGCGTGGGTTATCCTCGCGCGCTGCCCGACGCGCGGCTGCCACTTCCAGTGCTATCTCGACGACGTCATCGTGCCCGTAAAGGAGAAGCGATCATGAGCCACCCGTTCTTTGCGATCCTCGATATTCCATGCGACGTGCCTGTGCCCCCGGCCGTGCGCCAGGCGCTCGTCGCTGACGGTGTAGATACCTGGTTCAGTGGCGCTACGGATAAGGGCTACGACGTATTCCTCGACGCGCTGGCGGGGTTCACGGCGGACCTCGAGGTCAGCGTCGATGGTAACCGCTGGGAGGCGCTAGTCAGTCCCCTCGTGACGGGCCAGGGCGCCATCGACGCGCACTACAACTTTGTGCGCGTGCGGGTGACCGCGGCCGGGGACTACGGGGACGACACCATCGTGCGGGTCGCCGGCAAGGACCGCCGATGACCGACGACACCATCACCAAGCACAAGCGCGGGAAGCGCGGCGGCGCGGGCGAGGCGGGCGTGAGCGTGTTCGGCCTGGACACCGCGGAGCCCGTGCGCACGCGCGAGCTGCTGGCCAAGGCCGCGGTTGCCGTGGACGCCACCATCAACGAGGCGACCGCGCTCCAGACCATGGCCGACAGCGCCGCGGCCTGGGATGCCCAGGGCGCCTGCGATACGCCGTGGGACCCGGCCGCGATGTTGAACTTCGTGGAGCTGTGCCCGCACCTCGGCCCGAACATCGACGGCTATGCCCAGAACATCGACGGCTTCGGCTATACCGGCGTGCCGATCGCTAACTGGATGACCGACCTGGAGAGCGACGAGGCCCGGGAGGCCATCCGGGAGGCGCTCGAGTACGAGCGCTGGTTCGACCTCGACCTGACGACCCCGGTCGGCCAGGATACGCCCGAGCCCCCCGACGCCACCGACGAGGACATCAACGAGGTGGTCGACATGATCGGCCGCCGGCTGCGGCGCGAGCACTTCCGCTTCGACTCGTGGTTTGCGAACTGCTGCTCGGACCGCTCGTTCGTCGAATTGCGCAAAGCGGTACGCATCGATGTGGAGTCCAGCGGCTGGGGCTGCATGGAGATGATTCGCGACTCGGACGAGCGGCTGCGGCGCCTGGCCTACGTCCAGGGCTACACCGTGCGCCCGGTGGCGAACTTCGACGAGGCGGTCGAGGTCATCGAGGACGACAACATCACTGTGCTATCGCAAGGGCGGGAGATGAAGACCTGGCGCCGGCTGCGGCGCTACGTGCAGAACGTGGACGGGCGCGTCGTCTTCTTTAAGAGCCCGGGCGACCCGCGCACCGTCAGCCTCCAGTCCGGCAAGTTCTTTCCGACGCCGCGCGCGCTCAAGGCGGAGGAGGGGCCGACCGCGCTACCGGCCAACGAGCTGCTGTTCTTCGCGCCGCACTACGCCAAGTCTCCGTGCTCGCCGCCGCGCTGGGCGCCGGCCATCCTCAACGTGCTCGGCACGCGCGAGGCCAACGAGACGAACTACTACCACCTGCGGAACAAGATGTTCGTCGGCGGCATGCTGTTCGTGTCCGGCGGGTCCATCAAGCAGGACGTCAAGGCCCGGCTCGAGCACCGGCTGCGCACCGAGATGCAGGGCAGCAAGAACACCTCACGATTCCTCGTGGTCGAGGCGTTGGCCTCGCGCGGTGTGACCGGCGAGCGCTCAATGCTGCCGACCATCACCTTCCAGAGCTTCCGCGACGCGCAGACCCAAGACGCCATGTTCCTTGAGTACGACACCCGGGCGGCCAACATCATTGGTGCGTGCTTCCGGCAGTCGCCGCTCATGCGCGGCTACACGCCCGACAACCTCAACCGCGCGACGGCCGAGGCCGTGCTCAACTTCACCGAGCAGCAGGTCTATCAGCCGCTCCGCGAGGCGTTCGACAATGTCATGAACCGGGTCATCCTGCCCGAGCTGGGCATCCGGTTCCTGCGCTTCCAATCCAACACGCCGCCCACGCGCAGTGCGGAGCAGGTCGGCACGTTCGTCGCGCAGGTCGCGCCGCACGGCGGCCTGACCCCGGCGCAGATCCAGCGGCTCGCCGCCGACGTGCTCAACCTGCCGGTGGACCACGTGCCGCCCGAGTGGGCGAACCAGCCGCTCCCGCTCACGCTCGCCGGGTACCAGCCGGGCGCGGGCGTGCCGCAGTACGAGACCCAGTTCGCCATGGAGCAGAAGCTCACCAAGCTCGAGGAGCGCATCGCGCGCATCCTGACCGAGGAGCTGGTCGAGGCCGGGCACGCGGACGCGCTCCGCGTCACGCTGCGCGATACCCGCGCGATGGAGGGCGAGGAACCATGACGCTACCGCTGTGCTTCGAAACAAAAAGCATGGGGCCGTATCGAACGCTGGAGGTGGGCTCGCGCTGGCGGCTCGGCCCCGAGCACGATCCGATCACGAATCCGTGGGCGGACGTCATCATCACCAAGACCGACGGCGCGGGCTACTACTGCATCTCGCCCGCCGCGGCCTACCTCGCGCGGCGCGAGGGCGACATCATCCCGGAGCGCTGCATGCCGCGCCTCGACTGCAACGGCTACCGGCCGGTGCTGCGCACTGACGACCCGTCGAGGGCGTCATGATCCCGCCCGTCCTCGGCAGCTTCCTGGTGAGCAACTGCAACGGCGACACGTTCACGGTGGCGCTGGGCATGGAGGCCTACGCGCAACCGATCGTCCCGCGGCCGGACGGCGGTGGTGGCGACTTCATCAACGTGGCGCGGTGGACGCAGACGATCACATACGAAGGTGGTCCGCGCATCATCACGTTCAGCGCCGCGTGGAACGAGCGCACGGACGCGCTCGTGGCGACCGACGCGCTGCGGCAGATTGCGCGCGCGCTCGGCGTGTACGCGCTCGGCCCGACCGTCGGCGGCACGCTGGTGCACCCGGTTACGTTCCCGCTTTACGATGAGCTGGTCACGCAGATCGTGGTCGGCCCGGACCGCGGGCTGCGGGCGAGCGGGCGCGCCGCCTGCGTCCGGCCGCTCTGCGCCTCCGAGAGTGTGGCCAGCTTCAGCGAGTGGGTCGAGCCGTACTTTGTCACACCGCCATCATAAAGGGAGCACCATGACGAAAGAGTATGCCATCGAGGTCGCGCGCTTTGCGCATGAGGTCAATCGCTTGTACTGCGCGTTGCTGGGCGATATGTCGCAGCCCGCGTGGGAGGACGCGCCCGAGTGGCAGCAGTACAGCGCGATTATGGGAGTTAAAAACATCGAGGCTAATCCCGAGATGAAGCCAGAGGACTCACACGTATCCTGGCTCGAGCAGAAGGTAGCCGACGGGTGGAAGTACGGCCCGGTCAAGGATCCAGACCTCAAAGAGCATCCGTGCATGGTTCCATATGCAGACCTGCCGGAGGCGCAGAAGGCCAAGGATCACCTGTTCATCGCGGCGGTGGCCGCCGGACTCGGCGTTTTCAAATAGCGCCGCACGGTAGAGAAAGGCACCGATGCGGGTTGAGCCCATGCACCAGGCCGGCGAGGAGCTGCTGGACGCGTTGCGCGCGCGGCTCGGCTGGCGGCCCATTGTAACGTCCTTCGAGGCGGCCCTGGCGCCGTGGCTCTGGCGTGCGCTGCGGCCGCTCATCGGGAACCGCGTCGTGAGCTGGGGCCGGCATTGGTACGTCGGAGACCCGGGCCGCCTGCTCGACGCGCCGTGGGTCGTGGCGATGGTCGCGCACGAGGGCACGCATGCTTTGGTCCATCCCCTGCGGTTCTATCCGCTCTACTTCCTGCAGCAGCTCCTGCTGCTCGTCGCGTACATCGCGGCGCTCGTGGCGACCGCGCGGGGCCTGCTGCCAGCCTGGGTGCCGTTCGGCGTGCTCGGCCTGCTCGCGTGGCCCTGGCCCGCGCCCAGCCGCGCGACCTTCGAGGCCGAGGCCTACGCGGTGCAGGTCACGGCCATGCGGTGCTTCGGCATGACGCGCGCGGCGGGCATCGACCAGGCGACCGCGGCGCTCGCGCATCCGGGCTACTGGATGACCCCCTGGCCGTTCAAGCGCGCGCTCTGCCGCGTGTACCGCGCGATGGTGCTGCGGGCCATGTGGGACCCGCGCGCGCGGCTGAGCGGCTGGCGCCGCGACGTGCAGCAGGTGGCGCAGGCCTGGGGCTACCCGGGCACCGACCCGGGCCTCGAGGCCACCCATGCCTGACGCCCTGCGCATTGCCCGCTATCGCCTGCGGGCGGACGTCACGTCGCTGGGCGCGGCCTATGCGGCGGGCGCGTTAGAGTCCGGCGACATCGTACAGCGCGGCCCCGTGGCCATCCTGCGCTGTCCGGCGTGCGCCGCGCTCCAGTTCACGGCCCAGGTGGCGACCGGGTATGCCGACGCGCCGAACCTGCTCACGCCGATCCATTGCGGGGCTGGGACCTGCCGGCGCTGCGGACGGTGGTTCATTATTCATACCGGCGTGCCGCGCCTAGTGGGGGACAAGTGACCCCCCTCTTCCGACATCCGGCGGGCGATTACGCCCTGCTCTGGCCGCTAGTCGATCTCGGGCGCGACGCGGCGGCGGCGGCGGCGTACGGAGGGGTAGGGAGCGCGGCGATTGCCAAGGGGACGCTTCCGCTGTGGGCCGTGCGGCTCGAGCGCGCGCAGCGCTGGCGCCTGCCGGTCTCGGGCCATCGGGATGCCCTGGCATGCGTCGCGGACTTGGGCGCGCAGGGGGCGAAGGCGGTCACGCTCTACCAGGGGGCGCGCGTGCGCGCGGACGGCCGCATCCTGTGGGCCGCCACCGATCGCTTCTCGACGACGCCGAGCCCGGAGATCCTTGCGCCGACCGGCGTGATCCTCAAAGCAAAGCTCGACCCGTTTCGGCCGGACGACTTCAAGGGCCTGACCCGGCGCGCGGCCGCCGACCTCGCGGCCGCCGATGCCGCGGCCGGCCTGCCCGCCGTAGACCGGTTCGTGGACCGCCTCCAAGACGTTACACAAGAGAACTCCGCGGACGAGCTCAAGCGCGCGGCCGCCGCTCTGCGCACCGAGCAGCGGGGCCTGGACCGGGCGTGGATGGACGCAGCCGATCCGCACTTTAAGGGTATGGCGCAGGGCACGCGCGGCAGCGTCAAGGACCGCTTTCTGGGCGCGGTCGAGATCGACATCAGCGCGCCGCAGGTCGCCGCTGTCGAACGCCTCGTGGCGCAGCAGAGCTGGTTCGTGCGCGGCATGGACGGCCAGCGCAACGACGCGCTCACCCTGCGCGCGCGCAAGATCGTCGCGGCCGGCTTCGCGCAGGGACTCGGACGGGCCGAGGTCGCCGACGATCTCCGTAAACAACTCCCGGATCTGTGGCAGGGCATGGGCAAGGGCTACGCGCACACCGTGGCCGCGAACGGCCTGGCGCGCGCGCGCAGCCACGCCGAGCTGAGTACCTACGCCGAGGGCGGCATCGAGTACGCGGAGGTCGTGGCGATGCTCGACGAACGCACCACCGACATCTGCTTTTTAGGGAATACCAAGATCCTGACCGAGGCGGGCGAGCGCGCCATCGAACTCATCCATCCGGGCGACAAGGTGGTCACGGGCTTCGGCTTTCTCGGGACCGTCCTCAAGCGCAGCAAGCGGCTGGTCCACTCGATCGTGCGCGTGCGCACCTCATCCGGGCGGCAGCTCTACGTCACCGAGGAGCACCCGTTCCTCACGCGGCATGGGTGGCAGCCGGCGGGCGCCCTGTGCAGTGGCGACGTCGTCTCGACGCGCCATCGCTCGACGCGCCCCCCGCGCGAGGTCGCGTGGTTCTATACCGAGTACCTGCGGCGGCGCGGCGAGCAGGCAGACCCGTGGGCCGAGCTGCCTGCCAGCGCCTACGCCGAGCGCTGCGCGAACGTGCTGGTCACCGAGGTCGACGTGTTCGCCGATGGCATGTACGACGTCTACAACCTCGAGGTGCAGGATGACCCGACCTACGTGGCCGAGACGGTGGTGGTGCACAACTGCCGCCTGATGGACGGGCAAGTGATTCCCATTGCCGGCGCGTTAGATCTTGCGAATCGTGCGGCGGCGGTGACGACCCCGGAGGACATCGGCAAGGTCGCGCCCTTCCTACGACAGACGCGCAACGATCAAGGCGCCATGGAGATCCACGCGGGCAAGACCCTACTCGGGCGCTTCGAGCGCGAGGGCTCGGGCAATGTGGACGACCGCGGTCGCGCGCAACAATTCGTCGCCGGGGCAGGCTTCAATGGTGCCAATGTCGGCGCGCCGCCCTACCACCACAACTGCCGCACGACGTTGGTGCCGCGCATGGATGTCGCGCAAGTGCCGAAAGGCAGTGCGATGCGCGCGGTCGGCCCGGCTCCATCCGAGAATGGCGATTGGACTTCCTTCGGCGCGTTGGAGCAGTTCAAGATGCCGACGCCGAGTAAGCCCGTAGTCACCGGCACCCTCACTCCGGTCGACGACTACGGCCTGCCCAGGTGGAAGGCGCCTGATGCTGGAACGCGGCGCGCTATAGGTGCCTCGGCCGAGGTGTATGGCGTGCGCACTATGGGCTCTGATCCCATGACGCGCGGCTTCGATGAGGCTGCCCCCTGGGCGCGCGCGCAAATAGACGAACTCGCGACGAACCCGGGCCTGTTTGCAACTCCTGGTCATGCGGTCATGCACCTCACCGCGCAATCGAGTAGTCGCGCGGCACTTGGTGCGCTCGTGGCAAATCCCGCCTCGGCAGGTCGGTCGCGTCTCGTGCAGATGGTGGACACCAAGGGCGAGACGATCTGGGCGCGCTTCACTGGGCGCATGACCAAGGCGATGGCCGATGCCGCCATGGCTGTGCGCCTAGCCACGACGCCCGCCGAGGCCCAGGTAGCGGCTGAGGAGTTGCTGCGCATCGCCGAGCTCGCGGGCGCTGTGCGGATTGGTAAAACCGTGGACGCGGTGAGCAACCCGGCAACCGCGCGCGTGACCATGGGAACGAGTGGTCTGCCCGCGCGTAGTCCCTTGGCCAAGCCGCGCACGACCGGCGCGCAGCCGCAGACTGGGACAAAGCCGAATGCTGGGCCGTCGCCCTTGGAGGAACCGGCCGGACCGCGTTTGACCGGCGCGCTTAAGGACGCACCCATCGGGGCGCAACTCTATGCTGCGCGGCCCGACGGGGCCATCATTACCAAGGCGCAGTGGAAACAAGAGCACGCCGTCTGGTCGAGTGCCACCGTTGATGCCAACGGCGTGCCGGTGAAGCGGTCCGAGTGGGCCGCGTTGAGCGACAAGGCGGTCACGTTCCAAACCTCGCTGCGCGTCATCCGGCCCCAGCCGTCGGACCATGTCGTCAACGTCACCGCAACGCAGCTCGTAAACCCACGATTTCCAGCGAGCCGGCGGTTTCTCGTCTCGGCCCTCGAAGCCGAGGTCGCCTCGAACTTGGCTGGCAAGCGCGACTGGGTGGTCAATGACCACGAGGGCAATGCGGTGTTCCTGCGCATCGACGGCGCCGTGCTTGGCAAGGTGCCGACGGATGTATTCACGCGCGTTGCCGATGCGTGGATCCAGACGGGCAATGCAGAGAAGCTCGCGAAGCTTGGCGTCGAACTCTTCACCGACGTGCGCCAGGCGTATCCCAAGGCGCGCATCGATTGGAACCAACGGAATTTGATCCCTGGCGTGCCCGTGCATGAGCAGGTCGACAAGCGGTTGGCAATCGTTCGCGATGAAGTCCAGGGGCGCATCCGCAAAGAAGAGGAGCGGCTCGGCCGCGCGCTGAAGACGGCGGAAAAGGGCCAGATCATTACGAAGATCGTGAAGGAGGGCGCGGCCAAGGCCAAGCCTAGCGACGTGCTGGTCGACCGCACGGCCAAGATGACGCCGGCACAGGTAGCGGCCCAGACGGCCGCCGACCGTGCCACGGTGTCTGACAAGATCAAGGGGTCACTCGAGATGCAGCGCGGGGAGACGGCCCGCAAGGCGCTCGACTTCGCCCTGCAGCATTGTTCCGATCCTGTAGTTCAGGCGGTTGCCGCAATGGGCGCGCCGCGGTTCTATCGATCCCTCCAATGGCGGCGAGGATTCATGAAGCGCCGGCTGGTATTATTCGGAGAGGACGGCGAGGGCGCCTTTATCTCCATGCCAGATAACTACGAGCGGACGCTATCAGGGCAAAGCGGGCGAGCGGCGGTCGCGGGCCGCCGTGTGTTGAAGCACGAGGGCGCGCACCTCGTCGATCGCGTTGGAAAGAACGGCGTGGCCGCCCGCATTGTGCGCAACCGTCTTGCGCGTGATGTCGATAACCTGCTCAAGGGCGACATTTCCCTTTACGGCAAGGGAGGCACCGAGGACGAATACGCGTTACCGGGTGCGTTCATGGATCGGTACGATGCGAAAGTGTATGGCGAAGAAGCAAAGGCATTGATCAAGAATCTGGGCAAGCCGCTGAAGGCCAAGGACTATCAAACGCCTGCGTCCATCGACGAGTACGATACGCGAACTAATACCGAGTTCCTGTCGACAGCAGTCGAGCGGCTTAGCAGCGCCGCTGAGATCGGGAAGAACTGGGAGGTGGCCGCCGACCAGGTTGCCTTTATGATTTCCGCGCTGCGCGGCCATTATGTGCCACACTAAGGGGACAAAATGTATTCGATTCCCATCACCGAGGGTGCGAGCGAAGGCGCGGGCAAGGTCGTTGCTGAGGTGCGCGTCGATACAGCAGGGACCTGGAAGATTGTCTCGACCCCGCACAATCCGGACCTCGAGGCGCGCATTGCGGCGGCCGTCCGCGCGCACAGCGACCTTGCGCGCGTGTCATTTCGTGCGCCGCTTGGCCCCGTGTTTGGGTGGGAGGGCTTCTGGGGCGCGGCCTGCGCGCTGCGCCTGGCGTTGCCGACAGTAGGGTTTGCAGTGGACTGGGCACGCCTTGAGGGACCGGACGCGGACCAGGGCGAGGAAGACGTCTACGACGAGGCCCCGCCGCCCGAGGAGCCTGTCGAATGGTTGACCGAATAGGGTGACAACACGGCAGCGGTTTGACCGCGCCCGCTGTCGCGCTGTACCGTGTACGCGAGAGGAGCCCTATGCCGGCCATCATCGATCCGTTTCACGCCTCGGATAGGCAGCACCCGTTCAAGGAACTGGAGCGCGATCCCGCGCGCCTGCGCGCAACGATGGCGCGCTTCGAGCGCATCCTCGAGGCCTCGTTCGCGTTCGATGCGCAGCGGGACGGCACGGACTTCGCGGCGCGCATCAACACGGCCGCCGAGCGTCGCCGCCGCGCGGCCATCCTCGCGAAGTGGTTTCGCGCGCTGCGCGGCCTGGGCCACTCGGTCGAGCGCAGCATAGACGATCTCTCGCGCGCACTGCGGTGCGAGCTTGACGGCGACGCGTATCAGCCGCCCCCCAAAAACCGCGTATGGTTACCCGGAGGAGAAGCATGACAATGATGGACGCAGTGCGAAAGCAAATCGAGCTGAGTGGCAAGGTCTTCGACGGGACCGCGACGGCTACCGAACGTGCGGAGCTGGCCGTCATCACCGAGAAGCTTGTCTCTGCGACGAGCAAGACCGGAGACGCCAACGCGGTCACGGCCGAGCTGGCCACCATGGCCGCCGCGGACTTCGAGAAGTTCCTCGCCGAGGAGCAGGCCGCGCTCGCCAAGGCCCCCGACCTCGACCGCCTCGCCCTGCTGCGTGAGAACGTCGCGGGCGTGCGCAAGCAGGCCGAGCGGGGCGCGACGATCTACGCCGTGCGCGTGCCGGTGGTCGAGAAGCTCGACCCCATGGACGTCGTGCTGCGCCGCCTCGACGAGATGGAAAAGAAATTCGACCAGCGCTTCCGCACCGGCGTGGGCAACCCCGTCGCGCGCGAGCACGCGGCCCCGGCGCCCGAGCCCGCGCCCGCCGCCACCGTCGAGGTCGCGCCCGAGGCGCCGCCCGTCGAGCAGGCCAAGGACGCCCTGTCCAAGGACGCCATCGACTCCGCCCTCACGCTGTCGTCTGTGGACGCGCTCATGGCCGCCATCGGCGCCCTGACCGCCAAGGCCGCCGACGAGGCCGACGACTCCGACGAGCTGCGCAAGCTGCTCGATGGCACCTACGACCTCGCGCACCTGGTCACCTGCGCCGCGACCATCGCGCAGAAGGCCGCCGACCTGGTCGAGGCCGCGCAGGCGCTCGAGAAGGCCAAGGCCACGCGCGCCGAGAAGCCGAAGAAGGCCCCGTTCCCGCCGGCCGCCGAGGAGGAGGCGCCGAACGGCGCGCCCGAGACGGACCTGGACGAGGATGAGGAATCCGAAGACATGAAGGGCTGCGGCGCGGGCGGCAAGAAGAAGCCGACGGCGAAGGCCGCCGATGCGGCCACCGAGCCCGAGGCCACGGATACCGTCGCGACAGACGACGACGTCGCCAAGTTCGCGTGGGCCGGCGACCTGTCCCCGGACGAGCCCGTGGGCGAGCGCTTCCGCGCCTTCAAGCGCGCGTGCAGCTCGCGGCCGACCTGATGAATATGATCGGCCTGCCGATCTGTCGCGACGGGGAGACGATGTTCATCCCCGGGTCCGACGACCAGATCGTCGACGGCATCGCCGCGCTCGCAACGCGCCTCGGCCCGCTCACCAAGGGGCACCGGCCGGCGCACGGCGCGCGCCTACGCATCGAAGGCTTCATCACCGTGGCGGAGCTGCGCAGCGACAGGCCGGAAGTGTTCATCTACAAGGAGTGTCCACGCGAGCCCGTCGTCGAGCATCTCGGTGAGCAGGTCGGCACGCTGACCCGGCGCGTGGCCGCCCAGCTCCGCGTGCTCGCGACCGACGTGCGCAAGGCCGCCAACGAGGAGGCCGAGGAGCGCTTCGTGCTGTCCATGGTGCTCGAGCCGAACGACGGCGAGGACGCCCCGTTCCATCCCGACACGCAGGGCGACATCTACAGCGCGGCGGAGATCCGGCGCGCGGCGCACGGCTGGATGGAGAAGGGCGGCGCGGTGGACCTGCAACACAACTGGAAGGCGCTCGGCGTCGAGCGCGTGAAGGTCGTGGAGAACTACCTCGCGCCGGTCGACATGACCATCGGTGAGGCCAAGGTGCTCAAGGGCTCGTGGCTTTTAGGGCTGCGCGTACTCGACGATGAATTGTGGGCGGCGGCGAAGGATGGCAAACTGGGAGCGTTCTCGATTGGCGGGTCGGCCCGCCGCGTCGAGGTGGAGGCGCCACGCAATGGATGACACCGCAGCGCTGGACAAGGGCGAGGAGCAGACCAAGCCCGTGACCCGGCTGGAGAATATGGACGTCAGCTTCGTGTCGCTGGTCACGGCCGGCGCGAACCGACAGAAGGCGTTCATGATCATCAAGGCCCTGACCTGTCCCGAGTGCGGCGCGGCCGTCGATCCCGACGACGTGACCTGCCCGGCGTGCGGCGCGGCGATGGCGCCCGCCAGCAAGACCGAAGACAGTGCATCCCGGAGCGCCCCCCCCGGCGCTTCGAATGACTCGGACGCGGCGCCCGCTGCCACGTCCCCCCGAGAGGAACCCATGGGCAAGCTGAGCGCATCCCCTTCCGAGCCCTCCCTGCCGGTCGTCCCCGCTGTGGACTTCCTGGCGAAGCTGGTCGCGGCCAGCGAGGCCATCGCCCTGGCTATGGCCGAGGTCGCCTTCGAGAAGCATGCCGCCGCTGTCGCGCCGCCTCCCGCCGCGCTGTCCGACCCGCCTCTCGCTCCGCCCGCGCGCGTGGAGACGACCAAGGCCGACCCGAGCGATGCGATCGCCAAGGCCCTGGTCGAGCGCGAGCATGAACTCTCCGCGGTCCGCGCGGAGCTGGAGAAGGCCCGGCAGGCGCAGGTCGCCGCCGAGGCCCGCGCGCGCGCGCTCAAGGCGACCGTCGGCGCATCGCACGCGATGCCGTCCGGGGAGATCGCCAAGGCCGTTCCCGACCCAAAGAAGGCCGCGCCGCGCAAACTGTGGGCGCCCGACATGAACACGCTCCGCTAGGAGCAGGAGACACACCATGGCCGAGTCCAATCTGAACATCATCCAAAAGGCCGATGCCGAGGTCGCCGACCTCGTATCGAACGGCGGCTACCTCCCCGACGAGGTCGCCTCCTCATTCATTACCGACTACATCAAGGAGTCGGTCGTGCTGAAGAGCGTCACGGTCAAGCCGATGATGTCGCACACGACCGTGCTGCCCAAGGTCGGCATCAGCGGCCGCGTGCTGCGCCCCGCCCAGAGCGGCCGCGCCCTCACGCTGACCGAGCGCGTCGAGCCGACGACCGAGCAGGTCACCATCGAGACCAAGCTCATGAAGGCCGAGATCCGGCTGACCGACGAGTACCTCGAGGACAACATCGAGGGCGGCTCGTTCAAGAACACCATCATGAGCATGTTCTCCGAGCACATCGCGCTCGACTCCGACGAGCTGGCCGTCAACGGCAGCACCGGGTCGGCCGACGCGTTCCTCGCGCAGTTCAACGGCATGCTGGCCCTGACCAGCTCGCACACCGTCAACGGCGGCACCGTGCCGATCCACAAGGGCGTGCTGAAGTCCGCCGTGAAGGCCATGCCGTCGCAGTACAACCGCCTGCGCAACAAGCAGGAGTTCTGGACCTCCGAGGACGCCGAGATCGATTACCGGGATTACCTGGCGGATCGCGCCACAGTGCTCGGCGACCGGTTCCTGGAATCCATGGACGCCCTGCGCTACGGCGGCCGCCCGATCATGCCCATCCCCGTGTTCCCGGACAACCTGAACGGCGGCAGCTGCACGAACATCATCTACACGCACCCGAAGAACTTCATCTGGGGCGTGTGGCGCAAGATCAAAATCAACACCGACTACGACGTCCAGACCGGCGAGTGGATCGCGGTCGCAACGTTGCGCGTCGGCTGCAACTGGCAGGAAGAAGACGCCGTCGTGAAGGTCACCCACGTTCGCACCGCCTGATAGGGCGAGGAGGCACTCATGACCGTTACCGCAGTACCAAGCGGGCACTTCCAAGGCGGCCGGGGGCTCAGCGTAGACCCGACCACCGGCAATGACGTGCGCTCGCTGGAAGACATCCTCAACGAGGTCGTCACCGATCTCAACACCATCACCGGCACCGTGACGAGTCCGTTCCTTTACAAGGGCAACATCGCGGCGGCCGCCGGCTTCCCGACCGCGCTGCTCGTGCAGACCGGCTGGCTCTACACCGTGACCGCCGACGTCACCGACAACGACGGCACGAAGACCAACACCGGACAGGTGTTCCTCGCGGGCCAGGAGATCGCGTGGAACGGCACGAACTGGACCGTGGTCGGCGACGCGCTGACCAACGCCTGGCAGTTCAAGGGCAGCATCGCCAACGCCGCCGCCTTCCCGCCCCCGGCCGCGACCGCGACCACCGGCGTCAAGGACGGCCACGTCTATCGCGTGACCACCGGCTGCACGGACAACGACCCGACCAAGACGAACACCGCGCAGGTCTTCCTGACCGGGGACATCATCGTTTGGCGGACGAACGCGTGGTACATCATCCAGAAGGCCCCGTCGGTAGCGACGCCCGCCGCGGTTGGCGTGGCAGCAGCCGGCACGAGCGGCCGGCCCTCGAACGACGACCACGTACACGCGCACGGCGATCAACTCGGCGGCACGCTGCACGCCGACGCGGTCGCGGGCGTGAGCGACGGCTTCATGACGGGCGCGATGGCCACCATGCTGGCCGCGCACGACGTGTCGATTGGCGCCATCGTGGACGACCACGTCTACATGCAGGTCACCGGCCTCGACATGAAGACCGACGAGCACGAGCACAGCGCGGCGCTGAATGGCGCGGCCGGCAAGCGGTTCCTCGCGACGCACCTGCTCATCAAGAGCTCGCTCAACGTGGGCGCGCTCAACGCGGACGGCGTGATCAACGTGGGCACCGCCGCGGACGGCGCGCAGCTCGTCTCGGGTGCGGTGCTGACCGGCATCGGCGCCGTGGGCACGGCCCGCATGGTCCCGATCGCAGCACACGCGGTGCCGGTCGCGGGCAACGCGACGCTGTACGTCAACGTGGAGACCGCCGAGACCGGCGCGGGCACGCTCGAGATCGACGTGACCGTGGTCGGACGACAGATCTAACTAACGGCGGGCAACCCCCGCATGGAGAAGCATCATGGCCATTGGAACCATCACGATCCTGGATACCGTCGAGCACGGCGGCGGCCTCGCCGAAATCAAGTGCTCGTTCGCAGGCGACAGCGCCTACCCGACCGGCGGCACGCTGGTCGCCAACGTCAAGGCCGCGCTCGAGCTGGCCATCAAGACGGCCGAACTCGCCAAGGGCGACGCCAACGTGCGCGGCACGCGCGACGTCACCATCTACGGCATCGAGGCCTCGGACTGCGGCGCGTACAAGCCCGAGTGGGTGGCGGCCGGACTCAAGGTCCGCGACGGCGGCCACGCCACGGTGGACGAGATCGCCAACGGCGTGGACCTCAAGGCCACCACGTTCTATGTGACGTTCAAGATCAAGTGAGCTTGTGGCGGGTGCGCCATCCCCGTCCTGCCCCCCCACAGGACTCTGGTGCGCCCGCCGCTTTTTTGAGATGACGCGCATCGCGCAGATGCAGATGAAGGAGCCCCATGACCGACGCCCTCACGCCCCTCTACGCCGTGCGCCTTCGCGAGCCGAACCGCGTGCGCGGCTTCCTGATGCGGTCCTATACCAGCGCCTCGGGCAGCAAGTACACGGCCGGCACTGAGGCCAGCCCCTCGCCGCTGCGCATGGTCAGCGACCCGCGCGAGCTGGCCGAGCTGCGGGAGATCCCGCAGTTTGAGATCCTCACCGCGCCTAACGAGCAGGCGCTCCGCGACCGGCTGCAAACCGAGATGGAGGCGCGCGCGCGCGTGGGCGGGTCCGCCGTCCGCGCGGCCATCGTGGACCAGCCCGCGCCAGACGCCGTGACGGCCGAGGAGCGGCTGCCGGTCCCGAAGACCGCGCTCGAGACCGTACTCACGCCGACCCAGATCGGCGAGGACGACGACGCGGACGCGCTCGCCGTGCAGGTGGCCGCGCGCCGCCCGACGGTGCCGCCCCCCGCGCGCGCTAGCGCCGACGAGGACGAGCCGGGGCCGGTCAAGCCCACGCGCTCTGGAGGGCGCCGTGCGCGCGCGCCCAAGTCCGCCTAGCCGTATCAGCCGGGCCGCAGGCCTCGAACGCAGGAGCAGCCATGAGTGCAGACCTATCGCGCGGGGCGCCGGTTCGAGAAACCTCGAACTTGTCGTTCGCCGCGTTCGCCTACATGAACAATCTCGAGATCGTTCGCGCGCACAAGTCGCGCGGGCAAGGGCTGGGTAACGTGGAGTACGAGTTCGCGTTTCGCGATGACGCCGGCCGCTGGGATGACCTGCTGTTCGCCTATGCGAACTCCGAGAGCCAGCGGTTCGACAACGCGGTGCGCGTGCTCAAGCAGCTCTGTAACCGCGGCCGCTAAGGAGGCGCGCGATGACGCAACACAAGGCAATCCCGCTGGCGCAACGCCACGGCCCCTTTTCGTTCGAGTACGCGGACGCCGCGGCGCGCCTGGGCGCGGTGGGCCTGACCGCCGCCGACGTCGGCAAGGGCGCGCGCCAGCTCGACAACCAAAGCTGTTGGGTGCTCGCGAACCACGCGCCCGTGACCTGGGAGCCGATGGCGGCGATCCCGGACTATACCAACGCGACCCCGATGCCCGAGGACGTGGGCGGCTGGGAGGCGGGCTCGACGTTCGCCGGAATGGCGCTCGACGACGTCCTGGACGGCCTGCTGTACCCGTACCAGTACCCGGCATTCAGCGCGTTCGCGATGGCCGGACAAAGCTCGCCGGTCGAGGTCGGCGCGTCGCTGCTCGTCGATCCGACCTTCTCCTGGACGACCACCAACCCCAGCAACGTGGCGCCGAACACCGTCGACATCCTCGACGTGACCGGCAGCGGAACGCTGGCGTCCAACATCGCGGACGACGGCAGCCAGGCCGTGACGCTCGCGGCGATCACCAAGACGACCGCGACCTCGCACGTGTTCCGCGTGCGCGCGGATGACACGCGCAGCAACACCTTTACGCGGGACGCGACCTACGTCTGGCAGTGGCGCACGTACTACGGCGAGTCGGCCTCCGCGTCGCTCAACGAGGCGGGCGTCGAGGGCCTGCGTGCCAACGCGCTCGCGGCGGGCTTCGCGGGCACCTATGCGTTTGTCGAGGACGAGCTCAAGTACAAGTATCTCGCCTATGCGGCCGCGCTCGGCACCGCGACCTCGTTCAAGGACCAGTCCACGAATCTCGACGTGCCCATGGAGGCCGTCGCCACGGTATCCGTAACCAACGCCAACGGCGTGACGACGAACTACAACGTGCATCGGACCACCAACCTAATTGGTGGCGCCATCAACATCGTGGTGAGCTGACATGCCAACAATACCCGGCAGCGTTCGCGTCGGCGGCTTCATCGCCCCGTCCCTCACGTCCGATCCATACCCGACCCACGATGACACCTACGGGCGAGGCGGATTCCGCGCGGTGGCGGATTCCCTCGAGCGCGATGCCATCACTGATGACCGCCGCAAGGAGGGCATGTGGGTCAAGGTACTGTCCGAGAACAAGGTCTATACGCTCTCTGGCGGCATCACCAACGGCGATTGGGTCGAGCAGACGATGGGTGGCTCGGCCATTGACGTCGACACAACCTACTATGTCGACGGCACGGCTGGCGACGACGGCAACGATGGCCTCACCTGGGGCACGGCGAAGAAGACGTTTGGCTTTTTGATCCCCGGAGCGACCGATGCCCTGCCGCGCGAAATCAACGCGGTGTTGACCATCAACTTTCGTAATGACATTCGCGCGCGCAACGCCGACGGGCATCTCTATTTGAAGGCGTTCTACGGCACTGGACGCATTTCCCTCGTTGGCGTCCTCACTGCGGTTGAAACATTCACTGCGACAGCTTATCAAAATGATATTGCAACGCGCGGTTCTCGCATCTGGATTCAAGACCCGGCAAAGGCATGGACGCCTGAACAATGGCGGCGGCACTTCGTTGGTTTAGCTCCTGGCTCTGCGCAATATCCGGTGTACTCGAATGACGAGACTACGCTTTACATGGCGCTGCATACGGGACTAGCGGGAACTCCTGTCGGAACAATCTATGCAGCACCAGAGCTGCTGGAAGAGCTCGAGTCCGACCCTGGTGTCAAGTATGATTTCGGCGAATGGCCTTCGATTTATTTTGGTGCAAGGCAGTGCGGCGTGCCAGTGAGCATCGAGAACCTTTGGCTGGACGAGGCGGCTTCGTGGACTGACAGTGCGAACTTTCTTAATTGTTATAAAGTGGACCTGACCCGCATATCAGCCACTTCGTTGATCAGCTCCAATATCGTTGGTATTAATCACTACGGTTGCTATTACAACTTATCAAACTATGGTTACGTCCTAGACGGGTACAGCTCTTCTAGTTTTTGGAATTGTGCCTTTCATTCTCTGGATGACACAGGATGGGGGTATAATTCATACGATCACGCCTACGCAACGCTTTACCGCACCACCTTTAGTCGACAGCTTTTTGGCGTATATATGACGCACGGCGGTACGATTCTCTCTCAAGAGGGGGTCTACTTCGCCGACTGCGATGTCGGCATAGACTTTTATGACAGCATTCTCGAATTGGTTCATCCGGGCGGCGTAGCTCCGCAGACGCGGTTTGATACGTGCACCACGGGCATCCATGGCCAGGGTGCGATTGTACTATTGGACACGGTCAGCCTCTTGGGCTGGGATGTCGGTACGGAGATCCTTTTCGGAACTGACGACGAAGGAACGTTTGCAGAGCTTGCCGCCAAGACGCTCAAAGGTCGTGCTGGCTTGGACGTTGTCTATACAAACCTGGACTTCGACATCGAAGTGCCGAACGAATATGACAACGCGGTCTCGGGACTTTCGGCGAGGAATTATCAAAACGCGCTTGACGAGCTTGCTGCTCGTGGTGCCGTGCACCTCGTTAGCTTTGAAGAGACCGCTATTGATCTCGTAGACGACACGGACTTCACAGCGGTCGATGCGAACCTATATGTCACCGAAGGCGTGGGCTACATGTTGGCGGTCACGCCTACCACGGGCACGGGCACGCTCACGGTCATCCTGTATCAGGACGTCGCTCGGCTCGAGCCGGTCTATACCATGGTCGTCGACCTGAGCGACGCGGATACCTATCGGTCGGCGGAACCGTTCGGCTTCGAGCTCGAGACGGCGGGCACGCTTTACGGCACGGCATTCGTTACGGGCGTGGTCCCGAGTCAGACGTTTGACATTGCGGTTACTGCAGGCGGTTTCCAGCCGTCTGCTTCTCCTCCGGCCATTCCATCACCATACGGCGACGGCATCGAGGACGACGGCCTCGGCAAGCCGCGCGTCGCGCTCCCCTCCGACGGCGGGCTCCAGTTCGCGACCGGCAAGCTCAAGCTCAAGCCCGACCTCACTGCCGACGTCTACCCGACCTTGAGCGCGGCCGGGGTCGCCATCGCCAACGCGGTCACCACGACCACGGATGAGGTAGTCGCGGCGAAGAAGCTGTTCGACGCGGTGGGCTGCACGCCGCTGGGCGCGACCGGCGCGCCGACGGCCGGCACCTACGCGGCCGGGCACGAGGTGCTCGACGACGAGGGCATCAAGTATCGCTGCACCGGGGCCGGCACGCCGGGGACGTGGGAGCTGGCCGACTCGATTGCCGAGGCGCAGGCGGACTACGCCACCGCGGCGCTGAGCGCGGGCGGCGACGAGATGCTGGAGATCCTGACGACCGGCGACGCGGGCATCCTGCAACTCGTGCAGGTCTGGGCCGTGGTCGCCGACCCGGACAACTACTCGACCGACTTCCGGCTGCGGGTCTACCGCACGTCGCAAGGATACGGGCGCGACGTGATGTGGCAGGCAAGCGGCGTCGCGCGGCAGAGCTACCTCTCCGCGATCCTGCCCGCGGCGCAGGACTACGTAGAGGTGAACGACGAGGACATGTTTGACACGGACGAGGCGGCGGTCGTCTTCGAGGACGCGAACCGCTACGAGCTGGTGCGCATCCTCGCGCGCTCGGCGGGCAACATGGACCTAGATGAGGTGCTCGTGGACGGCTCGTCGTGGGCGGCCGACTCGCTGGTCTGCTCGGTGGTCGAGTTCGAGAACGTGCCCTTCCGCAACGAGGACAGCACGCCCGCCAATCGCGGGCGCGCGTTCCTGCATGTGCGGAACAACCACGCGACGAACGAGGCCACCTTCTACGTGCGCGTGCTGCCGATGAGCCTCGGGGTGCTGCGATGATGGGCGGCCTGGTAGGCGCCGGGGCGAGCGCGATCCTGCGGCTGCGCCCGCGCTTCTACTGGGACGCGCTCCGCGCGCAGCAGGCGGTCGGGCCGGCGAAGGCGGGCGGCCCCATGCTCGCGGAGGTCTACGAGACGGCGAGCGGGGCGAGCACCGCCAAGTGGCTCATCATGAACAGCCACAAGCAGTGGACGTTCATGACCGACGGCATCGACACGGCCGCGGGCAAGGACCGCTGCCTCGGCAGCGTCGGTGCGTTCTACATGACCAACGCCAACTATCACGTTGGCTATGGGACCTCGAAGTACAACTACGCGGTGGTGGCGCCGACGGACGCGAGCCAGCTCAGCGAGGATGGCGCGGACTTCCCGAGCATCGCACGCGATCCCGACATCGCCACGAGCCGCCGCCGGGTGTACCTCGACAGCTCGCTGGACGCGGTCAATGACTGCGTCGTGGAGAAGTCCCAGGCGCGCAGTGCGACCTACCTGCGGCAGTTCCAGGTGCTCGTGCGCGGGGAGAGCGGCACCGAGGACCCGGCCGGCATCGTGACGCTCGGCTGGAACGCGACGGCCGGCACGCGCGCCACCTCGACCCCGGTCTATCGCAGCCTCGGGTACGACGGTTGGTGGGCGCTCAGCATCCTAGTGCCGAACAACGCCTCGACCACCGGCTACGGCTCGATCGCCGTGGTGGCCGATAACGGCAAGTGGGAGTTCGCGTTCCCGGGGTTCTTCAATCAGTACACCGGCTCGGAGCGCATCACGCGCGCGGGCTTCGGCGCCGACTCGCGCCTGGAGTACGCCGTGCGGTCCTCGGTGGCCGAGGTCTGCCTGCGCCCGAGCGGGTGGCTGGCGATGAGCGTGGTGCTGCCGGACCGCTCGACGGATCGCGGGCACACGGACAACGCGGGCAACGCGAACTACCGCTTCCTGGGCATGCTCAACCTCGATTGCGATACATGGCGCCTGCGCGTGTCCATGAGCGACACCTACGACCGCGTGGTGGTCACGCTCGGGGACACGTCCGGGACGAACTTCGCGTTCCTCGATGGGCCGACCTCGTGGGACGACTTCGCGGCGCTGGGCATCGTGGCGACCTGGGAGGAGGTGAATACCGATACGCAGGCCACGCTCTGGGTCAACGGCGAGCGCCTAGACGGCGCGTTCAATCCGGCGACGTGGTATCCGCAGACGCCCACGCCCGGCACGCTCATCATCGGCAATAGCGCGACGGACGGCTCGCCCGCCGAGTGCATGATCTCGCGGGTCGCCTACGGCACCAACCGCATCAACCGAGCTACAGCGCGCGCGCTTTCCGCGCGCATGCGCGACCTTGCGCGAGGGGCGAATCCACTATGAAGCGGCTCACGTTTGAGCAAATGGCCTTTTCGCGCGCCTCCGATGCGTGGTGCCCCATCTCGGGCAGGCCCGTGGGGCCGAACACCCCGCGCGTGCAGGCAGACCGCATTCTGGCCAGCGTCGGCAACATTCCCATCTATCACCGCTTCTCGGAATCCCAGGGATTCGTGCGGTATTCCAATGAGATCGGTTGCTACGACCGCGTTGGCGAGCAGACGCACGTTTATACTGATGAGCTTGATACCCTCGAGGCGGCGCTGGCGGGCGTCAGCGGCTTTCAGCGTATCGCCTGCGGGGATGGCCTATCGCAGGACGGCCGCCCGCTCGAGCTGCTCACCTATATGATCGATGCGCCCGAGTATTTCCTAGTTGATACGCTGATCCATGGCAACGAGCCGGACGGCGTACTCGGCACGCTCAAGGCGTTCGAGTTGCTGATGACGCACGACGACTTCGCGCCGTTGCGGAACCAGTTCAACATCGTCTTCATGCCGTGCTGCAACCCGGACGGCTACTACCTTGGCCAGCGCAACATCAACCTGCTCGGCCCGCATCCGAGCGGCGTCGATACGGGCATCAACCTCAATCGCGTCTGGCCCTGGTATTGGGACGAGTTCGTTCCGACGGCGGGCGAGAGCAAGGGCGACGCGCCCATCACCTGCTGCCTCGAGGCAACGGCGATGGAGGCATGGCGGTACAACGGCGGCGACCCGCGTCCGATTGCGTGGGCGCTCGACCAGCACGCCACGGCGGGTGACGGCGCGCGCTACGTGTCGCGTGACCGGTGCTTCCGCAATCTGGGTGAAGATGATTATGAGAAGCTCTGGGCGGACTGGACGATCTGGCGCCTGCTGCGCGCGGTGCAAGCGCGGCGCGTGCACGAGGGGCCGAACCCGGACCTGTGGGTGAACTACTTCCGGTCGCGCTGGCGGCCGCACTGGCATTCGTACCTCTCGACGCTGAGCCAGACCGAGAACGGCGGCATCCCTTGCGTGTCGATGGTCGGCGAGCACAACAAGGTGTCGGGCCAGGTCGTCACGTCGGACTTGGAGACCTACAAGTCCGCCTCCGACTACAACTTCGATCACATCATCGCCATGGCCCTCGTGGCGCAGGGCGGGCTCACGGAGCGCAAGGCGGCGGTGCTCATCGAGCACGAGGTGGGCGACAACCAGGTGCCCAACTCCGAGTTCGAGGAGTGGTCAACAATTACCGCTGACGGTTATCGGCCGCAGTATTGGAGCCGCTCGAGGGCGATCCTCGCGGCGAGCACGTCCGCGGAGAAGCACATGCTCAGTACGGGTCGGCCGGTGCGCGCGAGCATCGACGTGACCATGGAGTTGCCGGAGCCAGATCGGTATGATGAAGAGGGTGGCGCCGATATCGTATTTATACATGGAGCAACCACTAGCGTCGTGCTGGCGGCGCGTGCGGAAGGTGAGACTGGAGCTAGTGAACTTCGTGTGTATTCGTGCGATTTAGTGAGCGACCCTGTATTTCTTTTCGAGGGTGCATCTTGGACTCAGTTTTCATTACATAAGCAATGGCGTCTTGGTAAGTCGACTCCGACGAGCGTAATTTATCTCGTGGGTTTGGGCGATAAAGATGTTCCGACGAGTGCGGTATTTGTGAAGTACACACTCAGTGTTGGGGTTTGGACGCCAACTCCTCTTACGACTCATACAGATTCACTCGAGGACGCGGGTGCTTGCCTCGATCATGCGAATGGCAACCTCTATATCTTTGGCGGTCGGGGTGCGGCGGCGGACACGCCCAAGGTGCACAAGGCGAACTGCACGGCCGAGACCTTGACCGAAGTGGGCTCCGATCTGCTGGGCGATGCCGACTACGGCATGGGCTCCGCCTTCTGCTCGGGCGGCGACCTGGACGGCATGATCGTACTCGTCGGCGGGACGTATGACGGCGAGCTGGGCCTGCGCGTGCGCGTGTTCGATCCCAGCGATGGATCCCTGGACGAGTACGACGTGGACCCCGGCGCGTTCGATGACACGGAACCGGGCAAGCCGCCTTCGATTATGCACTGCGCGGTGGTCTACGACGGCGTGGATACGGTCTGGTTCTATGGCGGCGAGCACGTCGGCAGCGGGGACGTGTATCACTCGACCTGGAGCATCCATTGGAACGGCGCGGGTTTCGATGCGGTCGAGAACCACGTGCTCCAGGCGGGTTTGTCCGATGACGGCGACCCCGAAGACTACGCCGGGGACGAGGAGTGGATTCGTCCGTTCCGCTACTGGCGCGGCGTGCGCACCTATGACTCAACGTTGGGCAAATACGTACACATGCTGTTCGGCGGGCTCGAGCGGCTGTCGGATGGGACGGATGAAACCGATAGAAATAATATGCGCGGCTTTTACGCGCACTACGTGGCCGATGACGAGATGGGGCGGCCGGCCGATTACAACTACGGCTATGTGACGCTAAACAGCCATATTGATGTCGGCGCGTGGGACAAAGCGAACATGAGTTGGAGCGTGCGCGCGGATACTGTAGCGCCGGCCACGCAGTCCGCTATGTACGCACGCCTCAACATCGCGCCGGGCGACAGCGGTGCAGGCATTATTACGACGCGTCGCGTGCGTACTTATTACATGCACCCACCGCAGTGGTGGTGGCGTGACCATGCGGCCGTCAACCTTGCCATGGCGCGTCCGGACTACACCGAGGACGAGTTGCGGTTATACGTGCGGGGTTATCGGCAAGCGCAGGGCATGCTCGTCGATGCTCCGATGGTGCAGGTCGATACGCTGTGGCCGTCGAGCTGGAGCCCCGCGGGCACGACCCGCGCGGTCGAGACGGCGACCTGGGCGGACGCGCTCGACCCGCGCTGGTTCCGGCTGCAACTGGACTGGCTGCCGGCCGCGCCGTTCATCTCGATGACTAGCGACGTCAAGCTGGCCACCATCGGCGGTGACGAGGGCAGCCATTTTGAGTTGTGGGCGGTCAACTCCTCGAGCGCCCAGCGCGAGTACGTGCGCGGCACTGCGGTTAGTACGCCCGAGCCGGTGCTGCGGCTGTGGCGCGTTCAAGGCGAGGATATGGACAGCATAGACGTGCCCTGCTACTGGGGCGGGTACATCCGCGACACCGCGCTAAGCCGGTTCGACACGCCGATCCAGATCGAGATCTGGAATCACGCGGGCATCGGCAGCGGGCTGGTCGTGCGCAACGGCTGGGCCGAGGGCTGGGAGATCATGGCCTCGCGCATGACGCCCGCCACCTGGATCGCGCCCGCGAGCGTCATCCTGCACGGCGGCGGCTGGTGGGCCGAGCCGCAGACGCTCGAGATGGACCGCCTCTGGAAGGCGCGCTACACCAAGGCGCCCTTTCCGCAGGGGGCGCTGCTCATCGGCGACCGCGACCCGACATCGGGGCAGGTCTCGGCGCGCGGCACCTTCCGTTACAGCGACACGTTCACGCGCGGGGACGACGCCAACCTCGGCAGCAATTGGGACGTCATCATCCAGACCGGCAACGGCTGGAACATCTCGTCGAATCAGGCGCGCTGTGACCAGGTCGGCTGGGAGCGCTGGATCGCCTATCCCTACCTGCGGGACTGCGCCGTGCTGGCGGAGGTCAAGGCCCCGTCGGGCGGCAAGGTGGGCCTGTTCACGCGCCTCCAGTGGGCGTTCGCGGGCCTAGGCCTGGCGCACGGCTATGCGGGCTATCTGCATTGTACGGGGGCCGCCACGGCCAACCTGGTCATCGCGCGTTACTACCGCGACGGCGCGGGCGTGCAGCAGGTCTCCGTGCTGACCACCGAGGCCGTGACCTACACGGCGAGCGCGGTCGTCACGCTTGAGCTGGCCGCGACCGGCAGCACCATCACCCTGACCATGAGCGGCGCGCACGCGGGCGTCGCCACCGCGGTCGATACGAATCACATTTTGCCGGGCGCCTTCGGGCTGTTCGGCGAGACGCCCGGGGCCGGGCAGTACGTTTGGATCGACGCCGTGCGCGCGACCGCCGGCAGCACCAAAGTACGCATCACGGAGTAGGCCATGGAACTGCGCAACGTCCTGACCCCGGCCGCCGCGGACGCGCGCTACGTCGCGCTGGCCTGGACCACGCTCGACGGGCTCGACGACGCCACGGACACCATCGCCCTCGGCGCGGTCGCGAGCTACGTGGGCTTCGTGGTGGAGTACGTGCTCACGCTGCCCGCCAGCGGGCGCGCGCAGACCGGGCTGATTACCATCACGCACCACGGCGGCGTGGCCGCCATCGACGACCACGCCTTCAGCTACCAGGACCCGGAGATCGCCGGACTGACCTGGTCGGCCGCTATCGCCGCCGGACAAGCTCAGTTAGTGTTAGCCAAGTCATCGGTCGGCGACGCCACGCGGTTCCGTTATCGCGTGACCCGCGCGCCCGCATAGGAGGGCCGCATGGGCTCACGACATTGGACCTTGACGGGCGTCAGCGGCGACCTCCAGCTCGGCGAGGGCGGGCCGCGCCTCATCGACGCGGGCGGGGTCGTGCAGGTGCGCGACGCGGCGGGCACGGCCTACACGCGCCTCCAGGCCGCCGCGCCGTCCGACGAGGACGACGTGGTGACGCTCAAGTACCTGCGGACGCGCGCGGACGTGGTGGTGCTGGGGCAGATAGACGGTGCGGCCCCACCGGCCGCCGGAACCGTGGGGAGAGTCTTCGTCTGCACAACGACCGGCGGGGCCTTCACCGTGCGGCGATTGTATTACGATACCGGCGCGGCGTGGGATGAAATCCCCGAGATCGAGGGCCTGACCATGCGCGTGACCGACGCGCTGGCCGGGGGCGTCGTCGAGTTCCTCGCGGACCATATGTACGTGTGGGACGCGGACGGCGCGGACTGGGTGGACCTCGGCCCGGCGACGCTCACGCTGGGCGGCGTGGTGCAAAAGCGGTCGGTGGACTTCACCTACGCGACCGGGAGCCCGTTCGGCATCGGCACCGCGCTGCCCGCGAGCGCGCGCGTGCTGGAGGTCAAGCTCAACGTGAGCGAGGCGTTCGACGGGGCCGGGCCGACGCTCACCGTGGGCGACGCGGGCGCCCCGGACCGGTTCATGGCGCTCGACGAAAACGATCTGACCGAGGTGGCCGTGCAGGTCGCGGACGCCTCGCACCTGTACGCGCTCTCGACCCAGGTGACGGCCACGCTGGCGGCGCCCGGCGCGGCGACCGGCGCGGCGAACCTGACGGTGTTGTGGGTGCAGCTTTAGGCGCGACCGGCGCCGGGTAGGAGCAAGCAATGGGCGACGTGAAGCGTGGGAATCTGACGGGCGTTTATCGGGAGTTCTTAGTCGGGCGCGGCGCGCATCCGGCCGACGCGATGCTGGCGATCAACAGCACGACCAAGGGCCTCCTGCCGCCGCGCATGAGCACCGCCCAGCGCGAGGCCATCGCCACGCCGACCGAGGGCCTGCTCGTGTTCGATACGACGGTGCAGCGCATGTTCGTCTTCGCGGACGGCGCGTGGCAGCGCGTGGGGAGCGAGGCCGTCGAGGAGCCGCTCGCCATGTACGTGGACGGCACCGCGGGCGACGACGCCAACGACGGCCTGAGCTGGGGCACCGCGAAGAAGACCTTCGGCTTTCTCATGGCCGACGAGCCGGACAGCCTGCCGCGCCAGCTCAACGCGGCCGTGACCATCGATTGGCGCAACCCCGTGCGCGCGCGCAGCGCGAAGGGCCTGCTCATCCTGGACGGGTTCTACGGCGGCGGGTCCATCACGATCCGAGGCGCGCTCACGCCCGTCGAGACGTTCACCGCAACCGCCTACAGCAACGACCCGGAGGTGCGCGGCTCGCTACAGTGGGTGGCCGATCCGACCAAGGCGTGGACGCCGAACCAGTGGCGGCGGCACTTCGTGAACCTGGGGCACACGTGGTACTACCCGATCCGCGAGAACAACGCGACGACCCTGTGGATGGGCTTCGGCGATGACCAGGCCGGGGCCTACGCGGCGACCATCTACAGCGCGCCGGAGCTGCTGCGGGAACTCGACGCGGACCCGGGCGTGAAGTACGCCTTCGACTGGGACAACTTTGTCTACGTCCATCACTGCAACCTCCCCGTGACCATCCAGGGCATGTGGATCGACGAGGACGGCGGCTGGGGTCCGCGCTACGAGGATTCGTTCAAGGTTTATAATACCTACGTCGCGAGCCCGCCGCCGGCCATCACCAACCTGTCCTTGGGCGACCTCTCGCAGTGCTACATCAATCATACGAGTTACGGCCTCATGCTGGTCTATGGGTGCGAGGTGCTCGCGGGCAACACGGCCTTCGATTCGACCGACGGGACCGGGTACGGCGTCTATGTCATGGAGGGCGGCAGCTTCACGCTGATGGAGTCCTGGATCGGCAATCAGCTGTTCGCGATGGACGTTATCAGCTCGGGCGTCATCGTGTTCAATCGCTCGATTTATATTCAAGACTGCGACGTGGGCGTGCTCGTCGAGGGCGGGAAGGTGGTCTTCGCGACCCCCATCGCGCCGCCCTTGCAGTTGCGGTTCGACACGGTGCGGCAGGCGTTCGTCGGCATGGGCGACCTCGTGCGCCAGGCCGAGTTTGAGATCCGCGGCTGGGCCGTGGACCACGAGTTCGTGTTCTCGGACAACGACGTGGGCTCGTTCGCGGACTTCTCCGCCGCGCGCCTTCAGAGTCGGGTTCAGCTGCGCCTGTGCTACTCCGACGCGGACTACCTGCCGATCCTCCAGGACGAGTACAGCAACGACGCGTCGAAGCTCACGGCGGTGCGCTATCAGACCGCCATCGACGAGCTGGCCGCGCTCACCATCAAGGCGGACGAGACCTTCTACGTGGACGGCGACGTCGGCAGCGACGCGGCGGATGGGCTCTCGTGGGGCACGGCGAAGAAGACCTTCGCGTTCTTGCGCACGCACTACGGCGAGGTGCTCCCGCTCGTGACCGTGCGCGTGTACGCGCGCGGGACGGTGCTCTCGGCGGACAACGTGGGCCACCTCCAGATCAAGCGCTTTACCGGGGCGGGCACCATCGAGATCATCGGCGCGCCCACGACGGTCGTGGCGACGCTCACGCCGACCGCGTACCAGAATACGAGCACCGCGTGGGACTATCACGCCTACGTGGACGTGAGCGGCGCGACGTGGACGCCGAACGAATATCAGGGGCGCTACATCAAGGTCGCGGGCAACGCGAGCTACTACCCGATCCTGAGCAACACCGCGACGCGGCTCTGGTCTACGGACCTGCCAGATATGTCGGGCGCCACGCGCTTCGACATCGTGGACATGACCATCATTCGCCCGGCAACTGTGGCCGCTCCGGGCGTGCCGATTGCTTACGTCGACGACTACATCGAGGTGCAGGATAGCTCGATTGCCAACGTCCTGATCCAGAACTTCCGCATAGAGCGAGAGAACAAGGCATCGCCGCAGATATGGCTGATGGATCGTTACCTCGGCGAGCGCGTCACCTGCCAGAACGTTTCGTTCGAGGGCTTAGTCTCGCTGCTCAACGCGACCGAAAAAGCCACCATGTATCTGGACCGATGCTACGTCGATCTCCGAGACCTCGGATTTGTTGGCTCGGGTAATACAGCTATTTCCGGATGCTGTCTGTTCGCGGATGACGGTGGCATCTATATGGGCAACGGCATCTATTCAAATCGTGGGGCCACGACCGGGATCGCGCGTTCGCATATCGTGGGCATGTGGTATGGCCTCGAAGGTTCAGGCCGTTTCATGAGCATCCACGACGTGCTCTTCCGGGACTGCCTGTACGGCGTTTTCGTGCAGGAGGGCAGCGTGCTGTCAACGGGCATCTACGGAGGTGGCACCGCCGCGCGCTTCAAGGATTGCGGCACCTGCCTGGCGATCCAGCAGGGCACCTACCAGATCTTTGAATCGTGGAATAACTGGGTCATCGATGCCTGCACGACGCAGCTCTGGCTCGCGGACGGCAACACCGCGCTGTTCTCCGAGATCGGCACGCGCGCCATCGCGAACGCGGCCACAGCGTCGTCGGTCGTGGAGTACGATTATGACGCTACCTATGAGCCCGCGAACATCGAGGAGTACAGCAACGCCGTCTCGGGCCTGCTCGCCACGCGGTTCCAGACCGCCATCGACGAGATGCAGGCGCACAGCCGGCTGCGCGAGACCGACACCCTGGAGCCGACCGGCTTTCCGTTTGCGGACCAGTTCCTGTACTCGGTGATTAGCTTCGACAACGCCAACCGCCGCTTTACGATCCGGCCGAACTCGCCGCCGTTCTCGAGCTACCACTTTTGGGTGAAGGGCCAGACGTTCACGAAGACGACCGCGCTGACCGTGGACATCCCGGACACCGAGGGCATTCACGGCATTTACTTCGACGCGACCGGCGCGCTCGCGGTGGCGACGAACCCGAGCACGGTGGTCTACGGCCAGCTGTTCCGCGAGTATGCGCTCTGCGCGTGGGTGTACTGGGACGCGACTAACAAGCAGCAGATCTACTTCGCCAACGAGCGGCACGGCATCACCATGGACTCGATGACCCACGAGACCATGCACTGGCGGTTCGGGATGTACCTGACGCTGGGCGGGAACCTCGTGACGTTCCAGGCCGACGAGTCCGGCGCGTCGGCCGCGCACGCGCAGTTCGGCCTCGAGTCGTCGATGGTGGTGGATGAGGACCTCACGCACTTTGCCGCCCCGGTCGCGGCGACGACGGGCCTGCCCATCTACTACCGGGACGGCCTCACCGGGGTCTGGCGCCGGGCGCTCAACGCGGGCTACGCCGTGCTGACCACCGGCACGGGGCGGCTCGCGTGGAACGAGCTGACCGGGGGCGCGTGGCAGCAGACCGAGGTGCCCGACGGCGGCTTCGTGCTGGCGCACGTCTTTGCGACGAACGACGCGGCCTACAAGTTCTTTGCGGTGCAGGGGCAGGCGGCCTACGCCACGCTGGAGGACGCGCGGAACGGCGCCGCGACCGAGATGAACGCGCTCATCCCGGGGGCGCTGCCGGCGCAGGAGTGGTCCGCGCTGGGCACGGTCATCTTTCAAACGAACGACCTCTACGCGAACGCGGTCAAGGGGCGCGTGCGCAAGGAGCCGGGCGGGCTGAACTACGTCACCTGGCTGGGGCGCAACATCACGCCGCGCACGGGCTCGCTGCTGACGCACAACGCGCTCGACGGCTTGAACGCGGGCGACTACAAGCACCTGACCGCGGCGGACAACACGCAGCTGACGACGAACGTCCGGGCGACCAACCACTGGCATATCCCGAGCATCGCGAACTTCCGCACGGTGGGCCAGGTCGGCAGCCAGTGCGACTACGCTCTGGGCGTGGGCTCTATCGCGGCGGCCTGCGCCGAGGCGAAGGCGAGCGGCGTGACGCCCGCGAATCCCTGGGTCGTGCAAGTGTATCCCGGCGTCTACCCTGAGCCCAAGTTCACGCTGGTTCCTGGGCTCTACTTGGTCTGTGCGCAGGTCCGCATGGATTCCGTGTTCATCGTGGCGATCGATCCGGCCGATGACCTCATCGTGATGGACGGCGGCGGGCACCTGTTTGGGCCGCACCTCATCGGCGTGAGCGGGGCGAATAAATATCTGGTGCGGTGCGAGACGGAGGGCGGCTTCTCGTCGCTCATGGACCTCGCGATCCACAGCTGCTCGAACGGCATCCTCATTGCGAACGGGTACCAGGCGGTTGGGACGAACCTCGCCATGATCATCGGCGGCCCGGCGAACAACATCGGCACGGGGCTTACGGTGACGGGCGTCGGCGCGTTTACGGGCACGCCGTCGTTCCTCGCCATGCAGGGGTTCTTCGCCAACGTCTCGCCGCTCCTGCTGGGCTACTACGCAAACAATCCGATCCAGCGCGTGATGAAGGTCACGGCCGGGGCGCAGGGGTTCATCGCCACGGGCTCGTTCCGCGTGGCCGCCAAGGACAACACCGCCGACGTGATCTTCGTGGACGACGGCGGCTTCTGCTACCTGTCCGCGGTGGAGCTGGCCGGCTGCGAAACGGCGCTGCACATCGGCTCGGTGGGCGCGGGCTCCGAGCTGCTCGTGCACGGCTCGAACCTCCAGGGCAACACGCTGGACGTGAAGATCGAATCGGCCACCGGCCGCGCGTTCATCAACGTGACCGTGGACACGCTGACGCAGAGCATCGTGGCGGGCGCGAAGGTCATCGGCAGCGTGCAGAGCCGGGACGCGGAGTCGCAGGCGTTCATCGGCGAGGTCAATTACCAGTACCTCGCCTCGGGGCGCCAGGCCGACCTCGGCGAGTTCTTTCACCAGTTCATCAGCACCGGCGTGATCGAGGGCGGCGAGGTCACGGCGCTCGGCGGGCTCGACGTGGCGATCGCGGCGGGCAAGGGCTGGGTCCGCCGGGGTCACCCGGACCACGACGCCAAGTGGGTAACGTGGGACCTCACCACGCCCCTGGCGCTCACGGCCAGCAACACGAACTACGTCTACGTGGAGGGCGCGACCGGGCTCGTCAAGAAGACGCTCACCCCGGTGGCCTACGGGGATTCGATCCTGCTGCGCACCATCATCACGGACGGCGTCGGGATTCGCTTCTCGCACCAGACGCGCACCCCCATGCTCGCGCCCGCGGAGCAGGACCGGGACTACCTACTGGCCACGCGCCCGCGCGCGCTCATCTCGGGGCTAACGTGCGCGACGGGCACGGGCGTGCGCAACATCACGACCGACTCGGGCGCCTACTACATCGCCAAGGACCGCGTGGACTATACCGGCGTGACGGACGCGACGTGGAGCTACTTCTACGGCGCGGGCGGCGCGACCGAGGTGCCGAGCGTGACGCAGGTCAACATCACCGAGTACGACCTCGCGGGCGTGCTCACGGCGATGACGGCTGACTGGTTCCGCGCGGACACCCTGGTGCTCACCAGCGACGGGCGGCTCAGCCTCATCTACGGCACGGCCGAGTTCGAGACCCAGCCGGAGGCCGAGGCCGCGCTCACGGCGAACATTCCCACGTTCCTGGAGGCCAGCAAGTTTGAGCTCTACCAGGTCATCGTAAAGCAGGGCGTCGGCATCGAGTCGTTCATCGACATCCGACCCCAGCCAGCGACGGGCGGCGGCGGTGGCGGTGGCGCGGGCACGACCGTGCACGGCCTGCTCGGTGGCCTGACCGCCGACGACCATCCGCACTACCTGCTCGCGGCGGGCACGCGCGCGATGAGCGGCGACCTCCAGATGGGGACGCACAACATCACGAACGTGGGCACCGTGGACGGCGTGACCGTGAGCGCGCACGCCGCGCGGCACCTGCCTGGCGGGTTAGACTTCCTGGCGACCGCCGCGCCGGTTGCGATTGGCGCGGCCAACGTCGAGGGCGACGCCGCTTCGTTCGCCAAGAGCAACCATGTGCACGACCACGGCGCGCAGTCCACGGACACGCACCACGCGGTGGCCTCGGCGGGCGCGGCCGGCTTCATGTCGGCGGCGCACTTCACCAAGGTGGAAACGGGCATTCCGGACTATGCGCAGTATGTGACGGTGGCAAAGTCGGGCGGCGACTACACCGACCCGGCGACCGCGCTCGCGGCCATCGTGGACGCGACGGCCAGCAAGCGGTACTGCCTCCAGATCTTCCCGGGCGAGTACGCGGTCAACCTGAGCCTCAAGGACTACGTCGATATCATCGGCGTGGGGCCACCCCGCTCGGTGGTGCTCAAGTCGTCGTCCGGCACCGTCGTGACGATGAGCAACGCGAACCGGGCGGACCTGCGCAACCTGACCGTGCAGCGCACGTCGGCGGTTAATGGCGATCACTGCATCGAGGTGACGGCGGGCACGCACCTGCTCTTTGATTGCGTGATCGAACAGTTCTCGACGGACGCCTACGGATGCCTGATTCACACGAGCGGCACGGGCACGCTTCAGATCAATACCGGTGCGTGCACCCTAGTGCAGGCCGGCACGGCGACGGGCGCGGGCAACGACAATGTGCTCGTTCACAGCGAGGGCGGCACGATCATCTACGTGCGCGGTGTCAATGCGACCTTGAGTATTGAGGACGCCAACGACAACGCCATCGCCTTCAAGTCCGACTCCGCCGGTACCGAGACGGTCATCTGGCAAAACAGCATCATCGACGTGAACGTGACGGCGGCGGTCTACAGCGGCGTGGCGGCGGCCATGAAGCACAGCTCCGTGGCCATCGACAAGTACATTGCGGACACGCGCATCCGAGTCCGCAAGACCGTCGGCGGGGCAAGCGGCACGGGCACGGCGTTCATCTGCGCGTCGCTGGCCGGGGGCGCGTACATCAAGAGCACCCACAACGTCATCGACGTGACGGGCTTTGCCAATAACTACCTCGCGGACATCGCCACCGGGGACCTGATCGTCACCGAGTTCGACTCCGTGGTCGCCGCGAACGGCGCCATCGGCGCGGGCACCATCACCAACGACGACGGCACCAAACTGTTTCACGGCGTGTACGCGCGCTCGACAGCGGCGGGCCTCAACTGCCTGCCGACCCACATCACGACCACGACCTTCACGCTGGGCGCGACCGCCAATCCGATCCGCTACTTCTACAAGGGCGTGAGCTGCACCGTCGCGGCCGATAAGACGGCCACGCTGGATGACGGCGTGGGAGGCAGTACGGCGGGCTATTACTGGGTCTACTTCAACCGCGCGACCGGCACGCTGCTGGCGACCAAGACCTTCCCGGGCTTTACGTCTACCTCGAACGTCGTGATCGCCGGAATCTCATGGAACGGCAGCAACTATGGCCTCGTCTCGGACGAGCGCCACAGCTACCTGCGGGATACGCAGTGGCATGCGTGGGCGCACGACACCGTGGGCACGCGCTATCGATCGGGGTTTGACTTCGCGCCCACGGGTACCGGGCTCGGTGCTACCTTCACGATGTCCGGGGGCGAGCTATGGGATGAGGACATCGCCTTTTCGGCGCTGGCCTCGGCATCGTGGCCCGCGCCGCATGCCCTGCGCACGCTCTATCAGACGGACGCCAACACCTACGCGTTCGATACCACACCGTCCACGATTCCGTTCCGCGCGGGCGCGGCGGGCCGGCCGACCTACGTCAACCTGACCGGGTACGTGCTGACGCAGGCCAGCTCGGCCGCGAACCGCTACTTCAACTTTTTCGTCTATGGCGCGACGGACCTGCACACCCCGGTCTACTGCGTGGCCGAGACCGTGTCCCCCGCCGTCGCGGCCGACAACGGGTATCGCTCGTTGGTGCTCGCGCGCGCGGCAGCCTTTCCCTCGCTTGCCAACAAGAACCTGTCCGGGGAACTCAAGCCGCTCTATCGCCTTATTGTACGCGCCGATGGTGTCGTGCAGGCGATTGCCGGGGAGGATGACTACCGGCTCGTCTCGTCGCTTCCGATGGCGGGCGGTATCACCTCGACGACAGCCTCAGCGGTGACGTTCACGCCTGCTGGCGATATCTCGTCGGCCAACGTGCAGCTCGCGCTCGAGGAGCTGGACGCGGAGAAGGCGGCGCTCGCGGCCATTCCCGACTACGAGACCTCGACAGCCAACATCCTCATGGACGGCGCGGTCAGCGTGGGCACTACGAGCCTGGTGCCGCGCTCCGACCACCGCCATCCGACCGACACCTCGCGGCTCGCGGCGGCGCGTGGCAACTGGAAGCTGTTCCACAGCAACGGCTCGGGCGTGTTTTCCGAGATCGCGCTCGGCGCGGCCGGCACGGTCCTCAAGGGCGGCGGCGTGGCGGCGGCCCCGTCCTTCGGCGCGGTGGGCGGCGTGTTCCCGGTGTTCAACGTCAAGGACTATGGCGCAGTGGGCGACGGTATCGCGGACGACACCACGGCGATTCGGGACACGCTCACGGCGGCGGCCGCGGCGGGCGACCGCGGCGCGACGATCTTCTTTCCAGGCGGCATCTACAAGACCACGGGCACCATCACGGTCAACGATGTGGCCCTGACGTTCCGCGGGCCGGGCGCCGGCGCGGCGCTCATCAACCCGACGAGCACGAACCTGCCGGTGTTTCAGCTCACGGCCGGCAACGAGTTCATCACGTTCCGCGACCTCGAGATTGGCACCATCACGGCGCAGGTCGCGGGCTCCAGCTTCATCGACACGAACGGCGCGCATAACGTGCTCATCGACCGCGTCAATATGTTCGGCTGGTACTATGGCATCTACATTCGCGGCGGGTCGGGCAAGGTCACGGTGAGCAACGTCCAGCTCAAGGACGGCGTGGCGACGAACGGTGTGGGCGTCTACGTGGACAATAGCACGGCGCTCGACGTCAATCTCGGGCCGTGGATCATGGTGACGAACGGGGCGGGCGCGAAGCCACTGGCAGGCATCATGGTCAAGGCGGCCGGCGCGTTCAGCATCCAGAACGTCACGGTCAACAACGTGACGCACGGGCTGTACCTGTACCCGAGCAGCGGCGCGAATGTGCAGTACGGCTTTATCAGTGACAGCATGTTCGACCTCGCCGGGACGAACGGCGCCTACCTGTACACGCCGAACCAGGCGTCGCCGGGGCAGCTTCGGTCCATCAAGTTCGTTGGCTGCTGGTTCGGGCGCGCGAACGCGGCGGGCGTTGGCCACGGCGTGACGCTCGAGGGCGCGAGCAACGGCGTGCTCGATGACGTCAGCTTCGCGTCCTGCCGCTTCCTGGACAACGGCAGGCACGGCATTAACTACCTATTCGGCACCAACATCCGCGTGAACGGCTCGACCGTCGCGGGCAACTCGGCCTCCGCCTCGAACACCTACGATGGCATCGCCATTGCGGCGGCGGTCAGCGACTTCGAGCTCGTCGGCAACCGCATCGGCCTTGCGGGCACGGCGGCGAACACGCAGCGCTACGCCATCAACATCGCGGCGGGCGCGTCGAACCGGTACCAGATCATCCAGAACGACGTCGGCAACAATAACACCGCGCCCTTCATCAACGATGGCGGCACCGGCGTCTTCAAGCGGATCGCGTACAACAACAACGCGATGCCGATCTCGGCCATGCCGGCGCTCACGACGGCGATGCAGGCCCTTGCGGTGTCGGCGAACGTGCTGACTGGCTCGCTCTTGAGCCTGCCGGTGAATAGTCTGCTCGTCGGCACGCGCTTCGTCTGGGAGATCGTGCTCATCAAGACGGCGGCGGGCACGGCGACCTGGGCCGTGCAGGTGAAGTTCGGCACGACGGGCGGGACGGGTGACACGGCTATCGCCTCGTGGACGAGCGGCACCAACACGGCGGCCATCGACCAGGCGCGGCTGCGCATCGTGTGCGACATCCTCACGCTGGGCGCGGCGGCGACGGCGCGGTGCAATGCGTTCTACGTCAACACGCTGACCAGCGCGACGGGGCTCGGGCGCATCGCGGGCGCGCCGACCGCGACGGCGACCTTTAACAGCGCGGCGAGCCCGGCCTTCATCCACGTCGGCGTGACGCCCGGCGCGAGCGCGGTGATGACGTCCATGTGCGATATGCAGATTATTTAAACGGGTTGACCGCGCGCCGCGATTGACCGGGAGCGATCCCAAGGAGGCCCCATGCAGACCGTGGATTTAGGGACGACGATCCTGGACCAGTTCCCGATCTACGAGCCGGATGGCTGGACAAAGATTACCGGGGAGACCGCCTTCTCGGTGACGCTCTGGGTCGATGGCGTGCCGCGCGTCGTGGCCTACACCATCGCCGAGATTGGCACGAGTGGGGAGTACGTGTTTGAGTTCACCCCGGACGTGCCCGGCAAGTGGGTCACCGAGGTTGGGGTCGATGCGACGCAGGCCGTCTACGGCGGCACCTACGTCGTGACCCAGGCCCCGCTGACGTGGGGCTTTGCGGCGGCGGACGACGCCACGGACGTGACATTTTCGATCTGGCTCGAGCGGGACGGACAGCGGCAGCTCGACATGCTCAGCATCGCCGCGAGCGTGCGCCTACCGGACGGCACCGAGGTGCAGGACCTCGGCACGGACACCGACGACAATGCGGATGGCGTGTTCACGTTCTCGATGGCGGCCATCGACCTCGACGCGGGGCAGGAGTACTACCTCGCCTGTGAGGCGACGCGGGCCGGGCTGACGTGGCATACTAACTTGGGATTCGCAAAGGTATAGGCCAGGAGGTGCGGCAATGATCACGAGCCACCGCTTTCCGATCATCAACCTGGCCGGCGCGACGCCGCCGCCGCCCGCGGCAAAGCCGACGCAGCTGCGGCCGACGCTCACGACCGCGCAAGTGCTGCGGCCCGCGCGCGTGAAGGGCGAGGTGGTCCCGACATGACGACCGTCAAGATTCGCTGGGAAGTGCAGGAGTTGGCGAACGTCATGACGCAGTTCGATACGCAGCGCGTCTGGCGCTCGACGGTCGGATCGAGCGGGCCGTGGACTGAGATCACCGGGCCGGGCAGCCGCGTGGCGCTCGCGGCGGGCGTCACCAGCTACCTGTACGACGACATGGCGGGCGCGACGACCTACTACTACGCGGTCAGCTACTACAATTCGCTGACGACCGAGGACTCGGGGCTGTCCGATCCCATCACGCCGGGGCTCGCGGGCTACGCCAGCCTGGAGGACCTGCGCAACGAGGGCCTGCCGACGAGCGTGCCCGATGCGCGCGCCATCCTCGGGCTCGCGCGCGCGACCGCGATGATCGACCAGGTCACGCGGCAGTGGTTCGAGCCGCGCACGCGCGCGTTCAAGCTCGACGCCAACCCCGGGCGGGACCTCTGGTTCGAGGTGCCAGTCATCGCGCCCACGGGCATCGCCCTGTTCGACGAGACCATCGACCTCGCGGACCTGGTCGTCTACAACCGGCACCTGACCCAGGGCCTCACCGCCCCGGATGACCGCGCCAATCCGCGCATCGCGTGGCGGCAGGCGAACTACGCCGGCACCGAGCTGACGCGGCGCATCTCCGCCTATGACGACGGCTCGCGGCGGTGGTACGAGGACCGGCAGATCGTCACCGTGTCCGGGGTGTTCGGCTACACTGACCTGGGCGTCGGCGTGCCGCCCGGGGAGACGGTGGCCGGCTCGCAAATCCCGACCACCTACGGGGAGACGCCCGAGCTGATCCGCTACGCTGCGCTGCGCCTGGCCATGCGGTTCGCGTACACCATCGGCAGCGGCCTCGGCACGGACCTGCGCAATCAAGCGCGGCTCATGAGCGAGACCACCCGCGACCAGTCCTACTCGCTGGGCGGCGCGGGCGTCGGGGATAACTCCTACGGCATCACGGGCGACCTCGAAGTCGACAACATCCTGATGGGCTTTATGGCGCCCATCGGCGTGGGCGTCGTCTGATGCGCGGCCGCCTCATCAACCGCGCGGTCGTGCGGCTCTATCGCCTCGATGCGACGGCCTCGGCGGCCGTGGTGGGCGGCGGCTACGATGAGGACCTGCGCTGCCTCCTGCCCGTCGATGACGACACCCAGACGGGCGCTAGCTCCCGCGTGGAGCAGGCGCCGGTAGACCTGCCCTGCCAGGTCGGGCGGCGGTCCTGGGGCGCGGCCACGCCGCGCGGGACGGGCTACGAGATCGACTACGACCTGGAGTTCGTGTTGCACATTCCGGACCTGGAGGCGGCGGGCCTCATGGACGCGAACGGCCGGCCGATGATCACCAACGGCGACCGCGTGGGCGCGCTGCTGCGGAGCGACGGCACGGTGGAGGAGGCCTTCGACAATCCGCCGGGCCTGTTCGTGGTCAAGGTCGAGCGCTGCGAGCCCGCCATTGCGGCCTTCGGCACGCCGCGCAGCAACCTCGTGATCCTGTTCTGCAAGTACGCGGCGCAGACCGCGGGCGGGCGCGCATGATCACCTTCGAGTTCGACTACTCGCTGTCGCGCCTGATGCTCAAGGAGGTCGGCGCGCTCAAGGACAAGATGCCCAAGGCCGTGGACTGGGCCACCCTGCGCCTCACGACCGAGCTCCAGCGCGCCATTATCCAGCGCATGCGCACGAGCAAGTCCTTCTATCCGCTAGCGAAATCGACCATCAAGATGAAGCGTAGCTCCAAGCCGCTCATCAACCATGGCGACCTGCTGGCGTCGATCAAGTACCAGCAGATCGCGACCGGTAGTGGCAAGGCGGGGTACTTCGTGGGCGTGCACCGCTCCGCGCGCTCGCGCACGGGCGGGTCGTTGGCCAACATCGCGGAGATCCACGAGTTCGGGACATCGCCCTACGTGATCAACGTGACGCCCAAGATGCGCCGGTTCTGGTACGCCATGTTCAAGAAGAAGATCTTCAAGCGCCCGCTCAAGAAGACGACCACGGTGATCAACCATCCGGGCCTGCCCGTGCGGTCGTTCCTGCGGGCGCCCTATGAGAAGTGGTTCACCGGGCGCGGCTGGGACCTGCGCGGCTCGCTGCCGGGCAAGCCCGCGACGGAGCGCTGGACCACCTACATGCAGGATAAGCTCAAGCTGGCGGAGCGCGCGCGCGGCAGTCGCTCGGGCGGGCCGCAGGGCGGGGGAGGCGCGGCGCCCGCTGGCGGCGGCCGCATGGCCGGCGTGGCGGCCTACCTCAAGGGCGTGGCGCGCCAGAGCGGAGGCAAGTAATGGCCCCGAAGATTCCGACCATCACCACGATTGTACCCAACGCTGGGTACACGCGCGGCACCAACGTCGTGGCCATCACCGGGACGAACTTCGCGCTGCCGGCTGCGCCCGACCCGGACGGGTACCTGGGCGGCCCGGCGCCGCGCTCGGTGTCGGTGAAGTTCGACGGGGTCGAATCGCCCTCGGCGCAGGCGGCCTCCGCGACGCTGATTTACGCGGTCGTCCCGACCCTGACCGGCACCCCGCCGACCACCTGGCCCCTGCTGCAGGACGTGCGCGTCGCCAACCTGGACGACGACGAGGACGAGGTGGCGCTCGAGAACGTGACCAAGCCGGACGCCTACGCGATGACCCGGCCCGAGCTCAGCGCGCGCAGTATGCTCGTGCGGCTCAACATCGCCGTAATCCAATTGCTCAAACGGCACGTCATTGCGAACGTGGCGCTCACGCAGGGACGCGACTACGACGACGACCCGGCCACCTGGGAGCGCCTGCGCGCATCGACCCCGGCGCTCCTGCTCAGCGGGCCGATCCTGGAGCGCAATCGGGACTACGGCTTCAACCGCGAGGACGACGAGGCGGTGGGCGCGACCCAGTGGCTGCGGCGCCGCGAGCCGGTGACCGTGGACCTGGCCTATGACGTGCGCGGGCTTGCGAGTTCGCCCGTGCACCTTGGCGCGCTGGGCGAGGCGTTCATGCTCGCGCTGCGCGACGTCCAGCTGCTCGCGCTCCCGGCCGTGCCCGGCGTGACGCTCTCGGTCGATAACGAGTATGAAATTGAGATCGTCGATACGGAGTTCCCGCGCTTCGACGCGGCGCCCAATACCGACGACCTGTATATGTTCGACGCGCGCATACTGGTCAGGGGCGTGCATCTGGATGATGACTCTGCTACCGTGATTGAGCGCGGCTGGCGAATCGCTTCGAACGACGGGGCGCCGGTCCTCGATGTTCAAGAGCAATAGGAGGTCCGATGCCGACTGTTGACCTACGCTATGGTGGTGCGACGCCCAAGACGATCAACCTGACCCATGCGGAGGTCTGCTGCGGCGGGGGCACCTGCCTGTGCCGAAACGGCCGCTGGGCTTCCATCCATCTCATGCCGGGCCTGTGGCAGCGCGGCCTACCGCTGGGCGTGCTGCGCTCGTCGGAGATCGCCGCCATGATAGCGGCCGGCACGCTGCGCGTGCGCCAGGCGCCCGCTCAAGCTAGCAGTGCAGACGCAGAAACCCCGCACGATCCGCAGGCGCCGCGACGCCGCCGCGCGAGCAAGGACAAGGAGTAACCATGGCGAGCACTGCACTGTTATCCTCAAAGGTCGTGGTCCTCGAAGAGCAGCCGGCCATCCCGGCCATTACGGCGCTGCCAAGCGCGGTGCTGCTCTGCGTCGGCATCACGGAGCGCGGCCCGATTGGCGATCCCGTCCTGGTGACCTCGTTCGATGAGTACGTCGCCACGTTCGGCGGATACACCGCGAGCGGCCAGGTGGCGCCCGCCATGCAGCAGTTCTTCGCGGCCGGCGGCTCGTTCGCGTGGGTCGTGCGCACCTGCCACTATACCGACATCACCGACCCCACGAGCTTCACGGCCGTGGTGTCGACCCGCAACCTGAGCAACGCGGGCGCGGCGGCAACGCCCGCCTCCGTAGGGCCGAGCGACGCGGGGCCATTCGTGGCCGACCCGAATGACGAGTTCCATATCAAGGTGGGCGGCGTGCACGACGTCGCGACCTTCACCGCCACGGCCGCCTCGATCACCGAAGCCGCGACCTGGCCGATCGCCGCAACCGCGGGCACCGAGTCCATGGGCGTGACGGTCGCTGGCGTCAATGGCGGGCTCGAGCAGACCGTAGTCATCGCCGCCGGGCTCACGCTCGCCGCCGAGGTCGCGGCCGACTTGAACGGCAAGCTCGTCGGCGTGAACGCCGTGGTCGATACCGGGCACGTCAAGCTCACGACCGACCAGTTCGGCTCGGGCGCCAGCCTCCAGATCACGACTGGCGGCACTTTGAATGCCATACTTTCATTCCCGACGGCCGACACCAACGGCACCGGCAACGTCGCCAACATCAAGGCGATCACCCCGGCCGAGGTCGAGGCCGTGCTCGAGGCCGCGCTCGCGGGCACCGCGGTCACCGTCAACGGCGGCAGCACCATCACCATCACGACAACGGCCACCGGCCCCGCCGCGAGCTTGCAGGTCGAGGGCACGGGCGACATCGACTTCGGCTTCGACACCGATCTGCACGAGGGCGCGACGACCGCGCCGCAACCCACGCTCACCATCGACGGCAAGACCCCTGGCATCTACGGGGACGCCATCACGATCCGCATCTCTGCCGCCAGCAACGGCGCGGCGGCTTCCTTCAACATGGCGGTCCTCAAGTCCGGCCTGGTGCAGGAAACCTTCCCGAACCTCACCATGGACGACACCTCGGTGGACTACGTCGAGACGCGCGTCAACCACCTCGATTTCGGCAGCCAGCTCATCACGGTGACCGACCTCGGGCTCGTGCTGACGCCGACCCAGAAGCGGCCGGTCAACGGCACCAGCTCGGCGCTGTCGGGCGGCAACGACGGCCTCGCGGCCCTGGCCGATAGCGACTACCTCGGCAGCTCCGCCGGGCCGACCGGCCTGTCCTGCTTCGACCGCGTGACCAACGGCACGCTGCTCATCGCCCCCGGCGTGACCAGCCAGGCCGTGCACCTGGGCCTGTGCGACTACGCCGAGGTCACCCGCAACGGCAGCATGTTTGTCATCCTCGACCCGGCCGCCGCGCAGACCGCGCAGCAGATGGTGACCTACGTCACCGGCTCGGGCCTGTCAGAATACAGCGAGTACGGCGCGATCTACTGGCCGCGCATCAAGATCGCGAACCCGTCCACGACCATCTACGGCACCGACAACGCCATCACCGTGCCGCCCAGCGGCGCCATCGCCGGCCGCATGGCCGCGAACGACCAGAAGCTCGGCGGCGTGTACGAGAGCCCGGCCGGCTACATGGACAACTACGGCGTGCTGCGCGGCATCCTGGGCGTCGAGGACGACCCGGCCGGCGGCAGCATCCATCCGGTCATGGACGCCAACGTGCGCGACCTGGTGTACCCGTACCGCATCAACCCGATCCGCAAGGGCGACAGCACCCCGTGGTACATCGACGGTGGGCGCACGCTCAAGAGCACCGGCAACTTCCCGAACGTGGGCGAGCGCCGGGGCGTGATCTTCATCGAGAACGCGCTGCGCGTGGGCCTCGACATCCTGCGCCACCGCTTCAACAATCGCACCACGCGCCGCACCGCGCACCTCATCATCCTGTCATTTCTCAAGCGGGAGATGGCGAAGGGCGCCTTCCGCTCGACAGTGCCCTCGGATGCGTTCTTTATCGACACGTCGGACCAGCTGAACCCGCTGGTCAATGAGATGGCCGGCATCATGACGATCCGCGTGGGCCTAGCGACGAACAAGCCGACCGAGTTCGTCGTGTTGCTCGTCACGCAAGACACGCGCGCCCTGCAAGAGCAGCTCGCCGCCTGATAGGAGGACTCTATGGCGAAGGCCCGCAAGTTCCATAAGAAGTATGCGTTCTTGATTCGCATCGAGGGCGTGGGCTCCGCGGCGTTCAAGAGCGGCACGGCCCCGCGCGCCACCATCAACCAAGGCGAGCACTACGAGGGCGGTCGCGCGCATCCCCACAAGGCGCCCACGACCGTCACCTTCAACGATGTGACGCTAGTCCGCGGCTTGACCACGGACCTCGACCTCTACAACTGGTTTAAGGCGACCTATGATGCCGCCTCCGAGACCGGTGGCACCGAGCCCGACGTGCTGCGCACCATCGAGTACGTGCAGCTCGACCGGGACGGCTCGGAGCTGGAGCGCTGGATTCTGTATGACGCCTTCGTCAAGGAGTACGGCCCCGAGGACTGGGACAATAGCTCGGCGGACTTCCAGGTGGAGTCCGTGGTGGTCGGCTACGATCACTTCGAGCGCGTGCCGGCCTAGCCGCTAGACGCGCAACCATGACGCGCCCGCGCGCGTCCGCAGAAGGAGAAGCAGCCGCATGATGTCCGCGACCGATGCCTGCGATGTTCGATTGCCCTCTGGTCTGGTGGTGAAGCTCACGCCCCTGCGCATGGCCGACGAGAACCGCCTCGCGCAGGCGGCGAAAGCCAACGACAACTTTGACAACGTCGTGGAGACCGTGCTCGGCGCGCGCATCGGCGCCGTCGTGGACCCCGGTCCGTATCCGCACCTGGTCGAGGGCGGCAGCGTCGTGTGGGATGACCTGCTATCCGGGGACACGTTTGCGGCCATGCTCGAGCTGCGCAAGATAAGCTATGACGACGGCAAGACCTTCACCGTGTTGGATCTGCAATGTCCGAGCGGGCAGTGCCCTAAGTTCGACTACGACATCGATCTCGAGGTGGACATCATACGGCGGGACCTCGACGCGGTGGGCGCTGAGCACGTCCGCAACGATGTGCCGCTGTCTTGCACGGTCGATGGACGCAATGTCGGCTTCGTGCTTGCCACCGGGGCCACCGTCAAGCGCGTGCGCAAGCTCGATGGGCAGTTCCCAAAGCGCATGATGGCAACGCGCCTGCGCTCGCGGATTATCGCGGTCGAGGGCATCGAGCCCATTGAGATCATCAACTGGCTCGACGGTAACAACGGCCTGAGCAAGACGCATGCGGGCCTCCGCGCGGCCGACGCCGAGCGGCTCCGCGATGCGATGGACGAGCACGAGTGCGGGATTGATACCGATGTGGAGATTACCTGCGAGCACTGCGGCCGCAAGTATATGATCGCCCTCCCTTTCGATGCGGGATTCCTGGCGCCGGGCATTGGGATTGCGCAGCGGAAGCGGCGGCGCCGCCTTGGGAGCACGTCCTTGGGCTCCTAACCGAGGAGGACATCTTCGATGCGCGAACCGCGCTTGCGTGGCAACCTGTCCTTGGCGGCGGCTGGCGCGGTATCGGCTGGGCCGAGACGCTGGCGCTCACGCCCTGGGAGGCGCAGGCCTTGCTCGAGCGCGCGGAGGCGCAGCGCCACACGGACTTCAAGCTGGTGGCCCGGTTGGCCGGGCTCACCGTCAACGACTGAGGGGCGCGCATGGCGATGAACAACTTCGGCGCGGGCTTTGTCCTGCGCGCCTACGACCAGACCTCGAGCGTCCTCAAGGGCATCACGAGCGCCATGACCGGCATGTTCAAGGCCGGCAAGACGGGCGTGGACCTGCTGAACCAGGCCGCCGCGCGCCGGGACATCGGCGCGGCCATGAGGCGCATGGGTAGTGGCATCACGGGCGCGCTCGGGGCGATGGGTGAGTCCGCGCTCGGAGTCGAGCGGGTCGTGCGCGAGGTGCGCGCCATGCGCGGGGAGACGGAACAGACCGCCGCCGCGATGAACGCAGTCATCCGGTCTGAGCAGGTGGCCGCGCTGGGCTTCACCGGAGAGCAGGCGGCGAGCGCGCTCAAGGCGCTGACGATGAGCGGGAACTCCGTGCAGGAGTCGATTGGATCGATGAATGACGCGCTTCGCCTCGCGCGCATCGGTCTCATGGATACCTCGCAATCCGGTGCCATGCTGGACTCTATGCTGGACATCTTCGGCGGCACGCTGGGCGACAGCACGCTGCGGGTCGACAAGATGGCGTGGGCCATGCGGCAGTTCGGCCTTAGCGGCCAGCAGGTCAGCACGCTGATGCAGAACACCGCGTCCGCGTCGCAGCTCGTTGGGGCCTCGTTCGACGACATGCTCATGGCGACCTCGATGGTCGGCACCGTCTTCCCGCAGACCGAGAAGGCGGCGGCGGCGGTCAACATGGCGTTCCAGCAGCTCGCCGCCGAGGACGTGCAGAAGAAGCTCAAAAAGTTCAACGTCGAGGTCGTAGACGAGCAGAAGAACTTCAAGGGCCTGTCGTCGGTGCTCATCGGCTTGATGAAGCAGATGGAGGGTATGGATCAGGCGGCTAAGGCTACCGCGCTGCGCGACATCTTTGGTCCGCGCTCGGCGGGCGGCATGATGACCATCATCAAGCAGCTCGAGGGCGGTGTGCAGGACCTCTCCGGGAAGATGCTCTACGGCGCGGACGCAGCCGAGTACCTATCCAAACAGATGGGCGGCGCGGGCGGCATGGGCGACAAGATGGCCAAGGAGATGGTGGTTGCGGGCGACAAGGCTAAGGGCGCGATGGACCGCATCAAGGGCGCCATCGGCGACGTCATGGTCGCGCTCATGAACCCGTTTAAGAGCAAGGCCGCCGAGGCGTTCAACAAGATCGCGGACGCCATCAACGCGCTGCCGGAGCCGCTCAAGAAGGCGTTCGTCGCGGGCGCGGCGGTAATCGGCGGATTCCTGTCGATCACGGGCGCGCTCATCGTAGCGTCGACAATCTTCGACCAGCTCGGCCTGTCCGTGAAGAGTCTGGCGATCAAGATTGTAAAGTCGGCGCTCATCATCGCGCCGTTTGCCATCCTCGTCGCCGGCCTGGGCGTGGCGTTTTATGCCGCGTACAAGGCCATGGCGCGGGCGGGCGGGCCGATGGAGGGCGTGCTCCAAAAGTTCGGGCTGGCCTGGAAGGCGGCGCTCGAGCTCATCAAGACGGGCAGCCTGAGCGAGGCGACCAAGAAGGCCATCGGCTCGCCGGAGAACAGCGGGGTCGCGCGGTTCGTTAAGTGGTTCGAGGGCATGCTGGTCAAGTGGGACGCCTTTTGGAAAGGCTTCAGCGCGGGGTGGGAGAACGGCGTCGCGGGGCTCGGCCCGCAGATCGACGCGTTCGTGGCCAAGCTGGGCACCATCATGAATATGTTCGACGCGGGCGACCCGGCGGCGCAGCTCGACGAGATGGGCAAGATGGGGCGCGGGGCTGGCGGCGCGCTGGCGCGGCTGGGCGAGATCGGTATCCAGGTGATGTCGGCCCTGCTCGACCTGCTGCCGCCGGTCATTGCCTACTTCAAGGGCATTACGGGCGAGGACATCGCGAACGGCATTGGCAACCTCGTGACCGGCTTCCGCGCCATCGTTGGGGTCGTCACCGTCGTGGCGCGCGCCATCGGCGGCTTTTGGAACCTGCTCCAGTTCGTCGGCACGCGCATCGGCGAGTTGGTCGGCATGTGGATCGACAGCTTCATGACCCTGTTCTCCGTGATCGATAAGGTACTGAGCTTCGACTTCGCGGGCGCCGCGACCACCGTGAAAAACTGGGCTGTGCGCTCGTTCGAAACGGTGACCGGCACGAGCGACGCGCAGTCCGGTCAGATCAAGGACATGGTGTCGTCGCTGAGCGGGGGCGAGTACGGCGGCTCGGAGGGCGACAAGAAATACTACGCCATCGACAACAAGAACCGCGCTATCAACGAGAAGGTCGCCGAGTACAAGGCGGTGGCCGCGGCGGGTGGCGGCGAGGAGGAGATCCGCAAGCGCCTGCTCACGCAGAAGGGCGACCGAGACGCGCTGCGCCACGACGCCGCGCTCATAAAGGAGTTGGCGGAATTGCGCATGGCCATCAAGCAGCTGGCCGGTAAGGACCTCATCGCACAGATCGAGACCGTCACCGTGGCGAAGGCCGCACAGGCTGGCGCGGCCCACGAGGCGGGCCGGTCGCTGGCCCCGATGCCCGTAGGCTTCTAGGAGGCGCATGGCCAATACGCAAACGACCTCGACGAGCGCCGGCCCGGCCGCGACCCTGGCGCGGGGCGTCAAGGGCTACGTCGAGAACCTGCTGCTCGGCGGCGCCGACAACGCCATCATGCCGTTCATGTTTCGCCCGAACGCCATCAACGAGGAGGTCACGCCGCAGTACGCGCGCACGCGCTCGCTGGGGATGAGCTTCGAGTACATGCCATACGAGGGCACGAGCAACCCCGGCTGGAGCTTCGACGTGTACCAGCACCGGGTCATGGTCCTGCGCGAGGTCGGCCCGTCCGGGGACGTGGCGGGCTACTTCCGCGCGAGCCAGGGCGCGGCCGTGCACACCGCGGCCGGGGCCAGCCAGCAGCTCGGGCGCGCGACCGCGTCGCAGCTCGGACAAATCAGCGCCGGCATGGAGCAATCGCGCCGCTTTCTGCAGGCGTTGCTGTACCCGCCGCGTCTGGGCGAGGGCCAGGCCGAGGCGCCCCCGGCGTGCCTGCTGGTGATTCCCGGCATCGTGTCCGCGCGCTGTCGCCTGACCGAGTGGCGCGCGCAGTACACCCAATGCGACACGAGCGGCGCGCTCATCGAGTGGACCGCCTCGGTGCGGTTCGAGGGCGCCCCGCTCGAGCAGATCACGATGGACGACGTGCTCGGGCGCGGCCTGCTCATCGCCCGCGAGAGGACGTGACATGATCTATGAACTGAGCCGCTACCGGTACTGCATCGGCTATCGCGACGGCGTGACCGACCTGGTCACCCTGGACGAGCGCGAGCCGGTGCGCTACAGCGACCAGACCGACAACCGCTATCACACGGTCATCGACGGCGACACCTGGTGGGGCCTGGCGCACCGCTACCTGGGCAGCTTCGCGCGCCCGGCCGGGCTCTGGTGGGTGCTCGCGGAGTACCAGCCCGCGCCGGACATCGTGGTCGATCCGACGCTCCGCCTGCAAGCGGGCAGCACGGTGGTCATCCCGAGTGAGCGGTTCGTGCGCGAGCGCGTGTTTTCCTCGGACCAGCGGAGGTTTCACTAATGCCGGACGGCGTGCCCCAAGTCCACCTGACCCTGCTCATCAATGACGGGGACGACATGCTGGACGAGAGCGACGCCGCCTCGGTGAACCGCTGGGTGCGCGAGCGCCTGCTCGAGTTCCAGTTCTCCGACAACACCGACAAGCTCGACGAGTGCCGCGTGTCCTTCGAGAACTTCGACCGCGCGCTCACGGACGCGGGCGCGTTCATGCAGGGCATGAAGTTCGCGGTGTCGTGGGGCTGGCGCGGGGCGCTCGCGCCCTACCGCCAGATGGTGGTGGTCAAGCGCGAGCAGAACAACCCCTACGTCGTGTGGATGCGGGACATGGCCTCGGTGCTGAACCAGCGGACCAAGGGCCGCAACATGCCCAACGTCACCGACTCGGAGTTCGTGCGGCGCGTGGCCCAGGAGTGGGGCTATCGCGGGCCGACCGCGCGCATCACGCCGACCACCGTGCGCCACGCCGTCACGCAGCCGGCGAACCGCACGGACGCGGGCCAGCTCTGGACGATGGCGAAGAAGAACGGCTTCGAGTTCTACATCGACGCCGAGGGCCTGTACTGGGGACCGCGCCAGCTCAGCGAGGAGCCCGTGCGCACCTTTGTGTTCCGGTCGGGCCTGGGGCAAGGCAGCATCCTGGGCGAGCCACAGATTGCGCAAATCACCGACCGAGCGTTCGCGGCCGTGGTCGTGCACGCGCGCGACCCGCAAACCAAGCGGTCGTTTTCAATCGAGATTTCCAACAAGGACTACGACTGGCAGAGCCTCGGCGCTGAGATCGAGACGGCCGACCCGCTGGAGGGCACGTCGAGCAAGCGCCAATCGCGCACCCAGAAGTACGAGGCGCGCCCGGCCGGGTACATGACCGAGGAGGAGGCCCGCGCGTTCGCGCGCGCGATTTACCGCGACAATGCGCAGGGCGTCTACAAGCTGACGATGAGCATCGTGGGCGACGCGGTGGTCAGCGCGAAGCGCCTGATCCAATTGGTCGGGCATTCGATTCCATACGACGGCTTGTATTACATCACCGAGGCCACGCACTCGATCAAGGCCGGCAGCTACGAGGTCGCGCTCAGCGCCGACCGCGACGCGCTGTCCATGGTCAACGCGGGCTCGAAGGTCCGCCGTCGCCGCGCGGCGCCGATCCTGCGGCTCGAGGACTCGCTCATCGAGGGCGACGACGGGCGCCTGCAGAACATGGCGCCGTATGTGCGCTACACCGGCAACGGGGACGGGCGTGCGGCCTGGATGTGGGTGAACGACGCGGGCGAGGCCAACGGCATCACGCGCGACATGACCGAGGACGAAATCAACGCGCTGGACGACCGCACCTTGCGGGCGCTGGCGAGGGACGGGGCGATGACCCCGCTGCCGGACTAGCATGGACAACACCGGACAGTTTGAGGGCGACCGCCTCTGGGGCCTGTATGCGGGCACCGTGGTCAACCGCGACGACCCCGAGCGGCTCGGCCGCATCAAGGTGCTCGTGCCGGGGCTCATCGAGCCGGAGAGTAGCTGGGCGCTCCCGCGCGGCGGCGGCAGCCGCTACCGGGGCGCGCTGTCTGTCCCGCCCATGGGCTGCGACGTGTTCGTCCAGTTCGTGAACGGCGACCCCAACATGCCGACCTGGGAGCCGGGGCCGTATGGCGCGGGGGAGGCCTTCCCCGAGCACCTCGACCCCGACATCTCGGTGTTCGGCGTTGGCCCGTTCCGGCTGGTCATCGACGAGCGGCCGGACGTGCAGACCGCGGCGGTGCGCATCATGAAGACCGTCGGGACGGCCGAGGAGATGGTCGTGGAGCTGCTGTTCGACGCGCTGGGCAACGGCGTGCGCCTGTTCGCGACGAGCGCCATCCAGCTCTCGGCGCTGGGCTTGATCGACCTGGACTGCGCCGGCGACGTGCAGGTCAAGGGCCGCAAGGTCCTGCCCGTGCGGAGGCCGCTCAATGGGTGACGCATGACCTTTCCCTCGACGACCATCTGCCTGCCGATGCCGGCCATCCCGACGCTCGATCGGATCTGCCTGCCGGGCGGCGTGTGTCTGGACTACATCTGGGATTCTATCGGGAAGATTCCCAGCGCGGCCGACATGGCCATGGATTTCTATTCGCAAATCGGACCGGCCATGGCGCCGCTCGCGCCGATCTTCAACATCCTCGACACGGTGCTGGCGATCTTCCGGTGCGTGCAGGCCATCCCCGACGCCATCACCCAGCTCAACCCGAGCGAGTTGATCAAGTGTGTGCCGGGGCTCGCGCAGGCGGTGGACAAGCTGCTCGACCTCATCCCGCAGCTCTCGCTGCCCAAGATGATCATCGCGCTACTGAACAACACGGCGCTCCTGCTGCGCGAGATCGCGGGCGACCTGTCGTTCCTGGAAAATCAGGCGCAGCGCGTGCTCGACGCCATCGACCGCGCGGCCGCGCTCAACGACCGCACGTTGAACGGCCTGCTGGTCTGCGCGCAGGGCACGCTCGAGGACACGGCGATGAGCACGGGCGAGGCGCTCAAAGGTATCGGATCGATTGTCCTCATCATGAACCTACTGATGGGCATGTTCGGCGGGCCGGAGATTCCGTGCCTCGGCGCCACCATCGGCGACAACATCGCGGGCGGACTGGCGGCGGTCATCGAGATCCTGACCGCGCTGGCGGCCGTGCTCAGCGAGATCGCCCTGGCCATCCCCGACCCCGACCTCGCCCTGACCTTGGCCCTGGGAGAACAGCAATGTTAGGATGGAGGCGCCATGACTAGCTCCAACGTCAACCAGTTCGGTCGCGGCCTGCTCTGCCCGTTTCAGCGGGATCAAAAGGGCGACTTTGCCAACGGCGGTGGCGGCGGGCTCTTGGCCTCGGATGTCGGCGAGCTGCTCGGCATCGCCGGGCCATACGGCGACCTGCCGGGCGAGGTGCCCTGGCGCACCGATCTGGGCAGCCGCCTGGACGCGCTGCGGCACCGCCAGATGCACGCCGAGATCGTGCGCGCGCGCGCGGAGCACATGACCGCGGGCGTGCTGCGCAAGTTTGAAAAGCGCGTCCGCACGAGCGCGGTGCAGGTGGTGCCCGGCACGATGGAGGGCAGCCTCACGGTGCGGTTTGCGTTCACGACGTTCGACGGCACGCAAGGCCCGGTCTTCTTTGACCGCGCCATAGGAGCCTAGATGGCGATCTTGCCGATCAGTGACAGCTACATCAACAAGGACTTCGCGTCCCTGCGGGCGCGCCTGTTCGATGCGATCCGGTCGGTGTTCCCCGAGTGGACCGACGACGCCACGGCCAACTTCGGGAATCTGCTCGTGGAATCCTTCGCCTTCGTGGGCGACGTGCTGACCTACTACCAGGACCAGCAGGCGCGGGAGGCGCGCTGGGGTACGGTCGAGCTGCGGCGCAACGCCATCGCGCTGGCCAAGCTCATCGGGTACGAGCTGCCGCTCGCGACCGCGGCGATGGGCGACGTCGTGATGACGCTCACCAACGCGAGCGCGCTCGTCGGCACCGTGTCACCCGTGGGCGGCGTGCCCGTCGTGGTGGCGACCAACGAGGTGACCACGCCCGTGCGCGGCCAGCTCGACGCGCCGGTGAGCTTCGCGCCCGGTGAGACGATCAAGACCTTTACCTGGCGCCACCAGCTCACGCAGGCGCCCTACGTCATCGTGTCCACGAGCCGCCCCGACCAGATCGTCCGGCTGCCCTTCGGCCCGTTCCTCTGGGACAGCGAGGCCGTGTCGACCTCAATCGACGGCGCCTACACGCGCGTGGATTCGTTCCTGGATTCCGGGCCGACCGACAAGCACTACCGCGTGGACGTGGACCAGAACGACCTCGCCACCGTGCAGTTTGGCGACGGCCGCAACGGCAAGATTCCAGCGGGCAACATCACGGCGGTCTGGGACATCGGCGGCGGCAGCGAGGGCAACGTGGAGCCGGGCGGCCTGAGCGTGCTCGAGACCGAGATGCGCGACGTGGCCGGCAATCGCGCCTACTTCACGGTGACCAACCCCCTGCGCGCGACGGGCGGCGGCCCGCGCGAGGAGGTGGCGGCCGCGCGCGTCAACGCGCCGACCAGCCTGCGCGTGCTCACGCGGACGGTCGCGCGCGAGGACTTCGAGATCAACGCGCGGCGCGTGGCGGGCGTGGGGCGCGCGCTCATGCTGACCCGCAACGAGTACGTCGGCATCGACGAGAACGCGGGCGAGCTCTACATCATCCCGGTGGGCGGCGGCACGCCGTCGCAGGGCCTCCTCGACGACGTCCTCACCATGTGCACCGTGACCTATCCGAGCACCGTGACGTTCCGCCTGGAGGTCCTTGCGGCGGTCTACCGGACCATCGACATCGACGTCACCGTCTGGCTGCGCGAGCACCAGGTGGCCAGCACGGTGCGCGCGGCGATCCTCGCGGCGCTCGAGGACTACTTCGAGCCGATGCTGGTGACCGGCGCGCCGAACCCGTCGGTGGGCTTTGGCTACGAGTACAAGGACGAGGACGGCAACCCGGCGGGGCAGGTGCCGTGGTCGGACGTCTTTAACGCCATCCGCGACGTGAGCGGCGTGCGCAAGGTGGACCCCGGCATGACGCTGAACGGCGGCGTCACCTCGGTGGACCTGGCGAACTTTCAATTCCCGGCGCTCGGCACGGTGACGATCCGCGATGGGCGGACCGGGAACGCACTGTAAACGATGGCATTTATCAACCCGAGCTTCGAGCTGCCCGATGCGACCGAGACGCCCGGCGAGGCGCTGGGCTGGACGTGGACCACCGTCTCGACCGGCGAGGACTGGGCGGCGTTCAACGCGGCCGACCCCGCGTGGCTCGACACCATCGAGGACTTCGCCGCATGCTTCAACCTCATGTGGCATGTGACCTATGCGGACGAGGCCGCGCGCCTGGCCGCTGGGCCGTTTGGCCCGGGGCAGACGGGGCTCGTCGCGCGCCAGGCGGACACCAAGGCGATCTGGATTCTGTCCGCGCCAGATCCTGCCGTCTGGGCCGAGCTGGCCGACGGCGTCGAGGACTGGGTCAGCGACCTGGTGAGCCCGCCGCGCACCGCCGCGTTCTTCAACGGCAGCAGCAGCTACGAATCATCCATCGAATTGTTCCGCCTGTGGGACGGGCCGCCCTGGCAGCTCGACCGGCCGCCCCCGCTCGGCCAGGACGAGTGGGGCGTGGGCTGGCGCGGGACCGCGGACACCGCCCTGCTTGGCGGGGAGGTCATCCCCTCGACGCCACAGTGGCCCGAGGCGGTCGAGACGTTTGCAAGCGGCTGGGGCCTCGACCCGCTGGCCCCGGTGGGCAGCGTGCCGTGCGCGGGCAACGGCGAGCTGCGCGGCCAGGCGCTCACCTTCCCGCTCACCCTGCCGCCAAACCAGCGCACCGTCTGGGTCTGGCTGCACGGCGTCGAGGGCCTGCTCGAAATCCTGCTGACACCGGGCACCTACGCCAGCGCGACGGCGCTCGCGGCCGCGGTGCAGGCGGCATGGGCGACGGCCTGCGGCCCCGTGCCGACGACCTTGGCCTGGAGCGCCTGGAGCGCGGACGGCGCGACCGGGCTCGCGTTCGGCTGGAATGGATCCCGGGGCATCGACCGGGCGACCCTGGTCGTCCCGCTGCATCGGCAATCGCGCGACGCGCGTGCGCGCCTCGGCCTCGTAGGCTTCGGCCCGACGGACCGGGACGGCTTCGTGGTCGTGCCCTATGCGGCCATCGGCGGCGCCGGGGCCTACTTTGCGATCTTCAATCCGGCCGCCACCGTGGACGTGCGCGCCGTGGATTACCTCGCGGGCGACGACTACTACCTCATCGCGGGCGGCGGCGTGCCGGCGACGTTCAACGCGTTCGACCCAGGGGCGACGCCCTTGCGCATGGAGCGCTTCGACCTGGTGCCCTGGCGCGGGGTCGACGCGGTCTGGGTGTCCGACCTGCTCGCGGTGTCGCGCGTCGAGGCCGTCTTCGTGCTCGGGCTCGGGTCGACTACCACCATCGAGCTATTTGCCCAGGCCGCGGACGGCTGGCCGGACTATTACGAGGAGTAACCCTATGGGACAGGCAGACTGGACGGAACTCGGCTCGTCGCTCAGCATCGCCACGGTCAAGCGCGGCGTCGGCCCGCTCATCGCGCCCCCGAACGGCGGCGGCGATAACACCTTCGTGTTTAACAGCATCGCGACGGCCGTGGGCGCGGTGGGCTATTACTGCAACCTCGCCGGATTCTCCCCGTCGAATCCCGGTGCCACGCCCATCGGTGGCGGGGCGATCTCCGGCGCGATGCGGCGGGTGTCGTCGCCCAGCAATACCGGCTTCTCGCCGTTCATGTTCATCTGTGCGGCAGGCGGACCGCCGTCGGTCAACGATGTCGCCTACATGGTCGGGCTCAGCGACGCGGACCCGTACCGCATCATGCTGGCCAAGGCTCCGCTCGTGAGCGGCCTCAACCCGGACGCCACGTCGTTCATCAAGCTTGCCGAGTCGAGCGCGCAGTACGCCATGGCCGACCAGCTCTGGCATCACCTCATGCTCGCCGCGCGCGTGGAGAACAACGGTGACGTGCTGCTCAAGGTCTACAGCAACGACGTCACGCTGCACGGGCTCGATATCCCCTCGAGCTTCAGCTGGCAGCCGGTCACCGGCATCGCGACCGATGGCGTCAACGACGACAACACCGGGATCACGACCGGCACCGACCCCCTCTGGGGCGGCTATGCGGGCTTCGGCTACGCGCTCAACAACGGGCTCGCGCGGCGGGCCGCGTTCTGCGGCCTGCAAATCAAGAGGGACGCCTGATGGCCACCGCGTTCGACCGCCTGCGCGGCCGCGCGTCCGGCCGCATCGAGCCGCAGACGATCACGGCCGACGGCGCGTTCGTGTTCGTGCTCGGCGCGGAGGCGTGCACCGTGGCGGCGGAGCTGGCGGCGGGCGACTACGCGGCGGCCTCACAGGACGTGGACCTGACGAGCATCGACCTCGTCGGCGCGAACCTGCGCAGCCTGGGCGTGCCCATCGCGAGCTTTGTCTATCCGGTCGGCTTCGAGGTCGCCGCGGATACGCTGGCGCTCTGGAGCCTGCGGGAAGACTACGTGAACGCCTCGAACCTGGTGCAACCCGGCCCCGCGCTGCTGGCGCAGGCGGCCTTGTCCGTTGGTGCTGAGATCTATTCCTTTGACGGGAGTGCCTGTCGCATCGTGCCGCCGACCGTGCTTGGTGGTTTCCTCCTCGGAACAAATGACCCGGTGCTCTACGGTCCCGGTGCGCTGACGGCATACACGCTCGACGCCTGGCTGCGTTTCGATGCCGATGACCACGCCGACTCTGATGGCATCTCACCTTCGATTGTCGCCCTCACCGAGGCCGGGGCCGGGCTTGCATTCTCCCTGGCCGGCGAGGGCGGGCCGGGGCCGCAGCACCGCTGGTGGCCGCAGATAACGCACGTCAACGGCGGCACGACGAGCGCCGTGATCTTTGGCGGCTACCCGATCACGACGACGACCGGCTGGCACCTGCTCACCGTGGTCTATGACGCGACGCTGGTCGGGGTCGCGCGGTGCAAGCTCTACGTCGATGGCATCTACGCCTGCGATGGCGCCAGCATCATGACCGTGAGCCCCGCGGCGGCCACGGCGGCGGGCGCCATCACCGTCGCATCCCCGAGCCTCTGGGGTGGTATCAGCCAGGTGCGCCTATGCGACACGGCGCACAATGCCGGCGCGGTGCTGGCGGATTACGACGCTTGCGTGGACGAGGCGGTGCAGCACGAGGCGGCCTGGTACATGGAGGTCCGCGTGGACGGCGACGTGTACTGCCGCCGCAAGGTCGAGGCGAACGAGGACCGCGCCTGGACGGATTTCATGGCGCCGGTCCGCCACCTGTCCGGCGTGCATACCGTCGAGGTGCGGCTGGCATTGGAGGAGGAGATCTAGATGGGCACACGCCTCACCCCGATCCTGGAGCTGCCGTTCCCGGCCGAGAACGACAATCCGTTTCACACGAACTTCAATACGGCCATCGACGCGACGGACGGCTACCTCGCCGCGGCGCTCGAGGATGCCTCCTGCATGCTGGCCGAGGGCGGCACGTTCGCGCTCGTGGGCAGCACGCTCAGCTGGTCGAGCGACATCAAGATTTTCGCCGGGCGCAGCAATGCGGTCATCACGATTGCGGCGGGCAGCATCACGCTCGCCGACGGGCACGTCGCTTGGCTCAATGGCCTGTCGCGGCCGATAGCGACGGCGACCCTGGGCTCGATCAGCTCGGGCGCCACCGGGCCGGGCTGGGACGTGACCAAGATGCCGCTGTTCCGGCGCGTGGGCACGAACGTCTACATGCTGCGCAGCGGCTACGGGCTCGACCGCGTGATCGTGGAGTTATGACATGGCAGTGACCGTCCAGCAGCTCCTCGCCGCGCTCGCGCTCGACGCCGCGCAGGCGGTCCAGGTTTCGGATCGCTTCGTGATGATCCTGCGCGACCCGCAAGAGGGCGACGTGGGCACGCCAAGCGCGGGCACGATCTACCTGCGCGTGGTGGACCTGGACGGGGCGCCGGCCGACCCGAGCGCCATCGACTTTCGCGTGTACGTGGACCTCGGCGCGGGCGAGGTGCTGGCCTATGACGGCACGACGCCGGTGGCCCCGTGGGCGGGCGCGCTGGCCGCAGCCGACGCCTCGGACGGGGCGGACTTCTACTGTTGGAAGGACGTGCGGCTCGACCAGGGGCCGGCCGTGTTCGCCAGCGACCTGCTCGTCACGGTGCGCGTGGAGATCACGGTCAGCGTCGGCGGCTGGGGCCATGCGGACTGGGGCCATTTTGCTTGGGGCTACACCCCGGTGCTGCCGATCACCGACAGCGTCACCTATACCTTCACGGCGGAGGATACGGCGCGCCCGAGCCTGCTCGCTGCGCTCGCAGTCGGGCCGCGCACCGTGCGCGTGACCTTCGACGACGCCATGGCCTCGGGCGCGGGCAACGTCAGCGACCCGGCCGCGTGGACCTTCACGCGCAACAATGTGGACCCCTATCCGGCGGTCACCATGACCTGCACCGCGGTCGAGGCCGTGGACGCCACGGCGACCGTCTGGGACCTGACGACGAACTGGGCCATGACCATCGACGGGCCGTATACCGTGGACGTGGCCGCCACGGCGACCGACGACGCGGGCAACCTCGTGGACGTGCGCGCGGCCGCCTTCGTGGGGTTCGCGCCCGACGCCCCGCCGACCCGCGCCTTCGATTACTGGCGGCTCTGCGTCCCGGCGAAGAACAAGGCCGAGGACGCGACGCGCGACCTCGAGCGCTTCGCGCGCGTGGTGAACGAGACGCTCAGCTACCTGTTTGCGCAAGTGGACCACTGGGTCGATGAGTACGACCCGGACCGCTGCTCGGACGCGAGCATCGACGCGATGCTGGAGGACGCGGGCAACCCGTTCACCTGGTCGGAGCTGGACCTCACGGCGAACCAGCGGCGCAAGCTGCTGCGCGTGCTGGTCGACATCTACAAGCTCAAGGGCACGGCGCCCGGCATCGAGAACGTGATTTACTTCCTGCTCGGCAAGACCGTGACGGTGGTGCCCTACACCATCGAGGGGTGGACGCTCGGCGTGGACCTGCTCGGCGAGGAGGAGACCGCGTGGGTGGCCGGCGACACCGTCGAGCCGTTCGACCTGTCCGCGGTGCCGCTGGCGTTCGCAGTGACGACCGAGGCCGGACCGAGCGCGATGACCCTACTCACCACCGACTTTGCCGACCCGTCGATCGCCACGGCGCAAGAGGTCGCGGACGCGATTACCGCGCGCCTGAGCGGCTGCCAGGCCGAGGTGGTCACGCGCGGCGTGCCCGCCGTGGCGCTGGCGCTGGCCGCCGAGCCCTACGCGGTCAACGCGGGCGACGGCCTTGAGCTCACCGTCAACGGCGCGCCGTGCTCCGTGGTCATGCACGCGGCCGACATGGCGGCCCCGGGCGCGGCGACGGCGGCGGAGGTCGCGGCGCGCATCACGCTCGACGTGCCCGACGTGGTCGCCGTGGACGACGGCGGCGTGGTCCGCGTGACGACCGGGCTGCGCGGCATGACCGCCAGCATCGCCGTCGTGAGCGGGGACATGATGCTGCCCCTGGGCTGGGCACCGGGCGACGATTGGCTGGGCGCGGACGGGCCGTGCGTCGCGGTGTACTCGATTTCGCCATCCACCGATGCGGAGATCACGGTGACGGCGGGCGCGGCGGCCCTGGTGCTCGGGCTCGTCGGCGCGACCGCGGGCGTGGGCTCGGCCATCCTCGCGCCCAGCACGCAGGCGACGCTCTACACGTTCGACCTCGAGACGGCGACGACGCTCACCGCGGACGAGGTCACCGTGGCGCGGCGCGTGGCAGAGTACATGAAGCCGGCGCACACGCACCTGGCCAACGTGCGGCTCGCGCCGACGCTGCCCGCGCCGAACGAATGGATTCTTGGCTTCGGCACGCTCGACTATGACTCGATGCTTGGGCAGGTGCTCGGATAAAAAACAACGGGCTCGACGGGCTCGCAACCCAGGAGAAGTGCAGTGCATCTACGGAACTTTTACTACCGCCAGCGCGTGACCGAGGCCGAACTTGACCAAGTGATGTCGTGGGCGCAGGACGCGGACCGCGCCATCGTGCTCGACCGGGACGAGGCGGGCGTAGCCGAGGGGCTGACGCTAGCCGAGACCGGGCCGGCCTCGATGGCGCTCGCCTACGCGGACGGCGTGGCCTACGCCAAGGCGGGCGAGCGGTGCAGCGTGGCGGTGGCGGGGACCATCGATTGTTCGAACGACGAGTACGGCGTGCCGACGGCAGTGACCGTACCGGGCAATACCAAGTGGGTCGCGGTCTTCGTGCGGCCGACGCGCGTGCTCTCGGAGCCGCGCACGGACGGCAACGGCAACGAGGTCTACACCATCCAGTCCGAGGCGGCGGAGGTCTTCGTGCGCCAAGGGTCGGAGGGCGTGGGGCCGGCGCAGGTCGCGCTTTCGGCCTCGGCGCTCCTGCTGGGCGAGGTGGAGCTGGCGTTCGGGCAGACGGCGATCACGACCGGGGACATCGACGTCACGCGGCGCGAGGACTGGTTCCGCGCGGTGACGATCTCGTTTGGCGACAAGGCGCACGGCACGGCGCACGATGCGGTGGGCGAGCTCTGGGCGGAGATGGACATCCTCGGCGCGGCGGGCGGCGTGATGGCCTTCACCTCGAAGTGGTTCTCGGCCGTGGACGTGGCCGGCGTGGCCCCGCCCATCACGACCGTGCTTGAGGCGCTGGACGGCATCGTGTACGACCTGTCGCGCTCGACGGGCTCGGGCCTCATCGGCACGGCCAACGTCGCGGGCACGTACCTCAACTGGACGACCGCGTCGGTGGCGGGCGCGCTGAGCGCCACGGCGACGGCGGTGAACCAGCACATCGGCGGAGCCGCGCCGCAGCACGCGGCGACCTCGATCACGTACACGCCCTACTCGTGGATCGCGGGCGCGACCGTGGCCGCCGCCATTAACGAGATCATTGACGACCTGGCGCTCCAGACCGGCACCCCGGGCGCGGCGCGCATCGGCAACGTCGCGGCGGTCACGACCGCGTGGGATTGGTTCACGCAGGCCGCTGGCACGATCCAGACGCAGCTCGCCGGGATCTTCACGGCGCTCAATAACGCGCTGCCGGTGAACGTGACCAACGTCAACCCGAAGGTCTCGGTCGATGGGGCCGACGTGATGTACTACGGCGCGCTGCGCGGGCTCGTCGCGCCCGCGCCCTCGGTCTCGTGGAAAGACCTCATCGGGCAAAACTACGGCGATGCGGGTTCGAACTATGGCGTGCAGCCGGGCGTCCCGTGGGCGGCTCCGAACTACCGGGACGTCAGCACGCGGACCTGGGTCGACGTGTGCCCGGGGTGGTACTGGAGCAATCGCAAGCCGTGCTTCTATGCGGTGTCAAATGAAGCGGCGTCCGTCTATCGGGTAGACCACGTCGCCACGTTGAGCAACGGCATAGGCAACTTGGATGTCGTCGTGACATGGGCTGGCACCTACCCGACCGCGATGCCGCTCGCGGTGGCGAGCAACGGCAAGTACATCTACGTGCTGACCGCGGACTCCGTGACGCATCGCGCGCGCATGCTCCAGTACGACTGCTACACGAACCCGCTCGCCACGCCGACGCTTTTCAAGGACGAGTACTTCGACGCCGTCGAGGTCTGGGACGGCGCCGCCCACCGCCTGACCTCGCTCGCCGTCGGCACGAACACGCTCGCGTTCACGGCGAAGGCTTCGACCGGCCCGCTCGACGCCGACACGAACCTGGTGATCGTATCGCAGGCGGATGTCAGCTCGTGGAGCCACGGACGGGGCAACGTCCCGCTTGGCGGAGGTGGGGTTTTGGGTATTGCGTCCGGGGCGCTATGCCATATCGGGGATGACACCTACATCTATTGCATGTACGGCGGCGGCGGTGGGACTGACGCGAACGCGTGCGCGGCGCAGGCGACGGTCATCGGCGGGCTCGTCACTGCCGTCGTGGCGCCGGCATCCCCGGCCGCCGTGTTCTATTTCGGCATGACGGTTGTCCAGGGGTGCACCTTCGATGGTGCCTCGGCCTGGTTCGCCGATCACCTGGGCACCGTGTGGCAGCATTATCACAAGGGGTGCGGCGCCTTGGAGGCGAACCGGTGGGTCGAGATCTTCGAAGGCGCGACGAACAACCTTTGGGCGCATGGTGGCGCTGAGACGAGCCCGGTGCTCGCCTGCGATGGCGCGCGCGTGTACCTGTTCGCCAAGGCCTACGGTGCGAACCGCATCGTGATGTACTCGTTCGATCCGGCGAGCGCCTTGGACCCGGTCGTTTTT